GCGCGAGCTTCGTCATACGGTACGCTGGGATGCGTATCACGATCCAACAGTTCGTTACTCCAGTGACCTCGTTTGGACTGCACGGGCGGCTGAACTTCTTTCACCTTGGGCGTTGGTTTGCTGTCACCCAGGCCGGTCTTGCCCCGCAGGGCCGCAGCCAGTTTATCGGCCTCCAGAGCGGCGTCCTCGTGCAGGCCGGCGGCAGTACCGTGGGCGTTGGCCTCATCATACTTGCCGTCCTTGCGGAACGCGTCCTCCTTAGTATGATGTCCTTCGGCCAGGGAATCATGAATGACACTGATGTTGTCCAGAGACTCGGGCAGGTTGACTCGCTCGCGACCTCCCGTGCGACCACGGGCCTGCTCGCGGAAGTAGTCCATATCATCAACGTCGATCTTGTCGTCATTGTTGAGGTGACCGGACAGGGCACGTGTCGCGTCCATCGCCTTTTCGCTCTTGCCGTCACTAGCCGTCATGATATCAGCACTGGAACCAGCACCGCTATCACGAGGTGCAGATCCGCCGCGATGACCGGGCCGTCCCGAGTGTCCATGATTTCCGCTGCCAGGACCACCCAACGTGATATCCACGTTGAGCGATACGGTTAGCGGCTTCACCAGGGCGGAATCATCCTTGAGCTTGCCCGGCTTGGTCGGCCACTCGTGATCTCCTGCGGACTCTGCATGATCTTTTGCAAGACCAATAAGATCATCAGCGAGGGCATGATGTTTGTCATAGTTCACACGATATGTGGCAGCATCGGCAGCCTTGCGATGAGCATCGGCGGCCTCGATTAGGGCATCACCGATGCGATGATGGTCACTTTCTGATGGATCGCTGTGGAGTTGAAACGCCTCGTGCAGACGGCGGGCTTCCCTCTCCATGCGTTTTGCATTCACCATTGATCCCGCAAATTTGGGGTTCTCACCCACGTCGAACACGTCGCCGTGCGGATCGGGAGCGTGCTGGTTACCACGGAACGGGTGACCTGCGACGTCTCCGAGAATGATGGGTACTTCCAGAACGGGCATTATGATTGCTCCTTGGGGCTGCTGACCATTATGACAGGTTTCTGCCTGTAGGCCAAGGGAAGCTGCCCACGAAGGTATATCGGTGCTGAGGAATGATTTGTGCGGCGACTGATACCTAACATGATTTTCAGGCTGACTGAAGAACTGATCAATGCTGCTCATCACATCATCCGGGTTGCTCCTGAACTGCTTCACCACGCCACCGTCTGGTCGTCGGTACGTTGTCGTCACTGGATCATCTTTAAAAGGCTTACCCAGACCGCTGTGCAAATCGAGGTCTATGGTCTTCCCGCTGACCATCGTATCCAGTATGAATTCCCGCAATGATGCCCGCTGTTCTGATGTGGGTTTGCTACCAACCTCGACGATGCCGAAGTCCGCGTCCACCCGCAACATACCATTAGCAATGATCTCCTGTAAACGGCCTGGGTTTCTGGGAAACAGATCAGCATGGTTCATGCAACCAGGTCGGCCCTTGTTCATGTTCACGTATTTGCCGTCTGGCCGCACAAACCCAGCCTTGCTGGAATCATCGGTCGTCGGCATGTCCATGATCTTCTGCCAGGCGGCATTCGTATCACGAACGTCAGATTGTTTAGACCGACCTGTGTACTGGTTCCCGCGGAACTCATGACCGGCTGTATCACCAAGAATGATCGGTACGTCTATAATCATTGTTCCTCCGAGGCTTTCGCCATACCCACCGACGTCAGCCCGACGTCGGATTCACGTGCTGGGGCCTTTCTCAGAAACCAGAATGATTCCTTGTTTGCCTCCAGCATCTGGATCAGCACGGGGCATGATATGTGCGTCCTGTGGGAGATCGTACCCAGGGTCGTGTCTCCGGTCTTCACGAGTAAAACCCGCACCTCAATTGCCATCTCATCATGAGCGTTCATATCACACCTCCAATGCGTTTATCATAGCAACTACTCGCCAGCCAATGGATTGATTCTCAGACTGCGGCTGGCCCGCGGATCCATGTATCCGGGCACTTGCGACGTCAGGCCGGGGTTAGGCAACGTTGCCTGCGTTGGCAGGGAAATGCTGACGTCGGGAAGCTCCATGACGTTCAAACGCAGCGGGAACACACGCCAGATGATATAGTCACATGAATCTGCATGATGCCCTACCATACCTTCTTCGGTCGGCAGTTCGCGGGTGTGCTCACGCCACGCACGGTGCATGTAGTCGTCGATCAGGTGCGTGCATCGTGGGTCGATGAGTAATCGACGTTCATTTTCACCATTCTTGATTAGGGCGTTCGTGCAGGCAAACCTGTCGGTGCGGGGCGGGTTGCTCTTCTGCCAATGAATAGTTCGACCCACCTCGCGGAATCTGGCGTCGTTGAAGATCTGGGTGTAGTCAGATGATGCTGCCGACGTCTTGCGTGCTCGGCCCGTGGCGTCACCGTAGAACCAGAAGCCACTGCGATGATTCCGCCCTGGCGTGCCGTAGCGGTTCCACAGGGAGTCGAGCATCCTCTGGGTGTTCGTATTGAGCAGATGGAACTCGTCGAACACCTCAAAGTGATTGTCGACCTTGTGTCCCAGGGTGATCGCACCTGGGTTCACGTTGAAGTCCATGCCTACGCGGATGGGCAGATCAGGTCGGTACGGACATGGCCGCACGTTGCCCGTGCCGTCCTCCGCCGCTGAGAAACTGTGGTAAATGCCGCCGCCCACCTCCAGCCACTGGGCACCGAACTGCTCCTCAAAGTCCTGCGGATCCCACGTGCGACGGTAGAAGTCCAGGCGGGCCTGGGGCACGATGCCGTCTGCGGGCCAAATGAACGCAGCTTCTTCTGGAACTGTACCGTTGGCCTCGGACTCGCGGCGTTTCCGCATCGCACGCAGGAACTGCTTCTTGAACTCATACGCCCCGATGCCGAACCGCTTAGGCACACCGATCTTCCACAGCCAGCCGTCGCGGTGCGTCAGGGCGGGGAGAATAGCTCGGTCAACCATGCCGTGGTCGACGTCGGAGGCTTCGTCTACAACGCCACCATCGTACTGCACGCCTTCCATGCGCTGTGCGCTGTCCAGACCGAATAGCTTAAGTTCACTGCCGAAGATCGTCCTGATCGTGAGTTCGCTGTGTGATATGCCATGTGGTGCGATCCACGACGGCGGCACGAAGTGCAGCATATCCTGCCACACCACTGATTTAACCTGCCGGTACGTTGGGGCAGCGTAGAAATAGCGTGGGTCATACCACGGCTTGCGGATACCCAGACTCATAGCCAGCTTACGCTTGGCCATCTCACTGTTATGAACAACTGCCCCCTCCACAATGAAGTTATGCTCGCCTTCCACCTCCAGATCATACGTCTGTCGCACGCCACCATCCTCGATGGCCACGACGCGTTCCCAAACCACATCACCATCAGCGAGGTTGTCGAATGATCCGTCCGAGTGCTTCCTGATCTTCTCGAACATGGCCCGCGACACCCGCCGAGAATTCCTGTTTCGCCACAGGCTCATATTCTGAAGCAGATCGGGTGCAGCCCCGCGAATTCTGGCATTGTGCGGTGTGATGTGGTATCGCCGAATTACAACGTGGTCGCTAAATTCCTGTTCGGTGATGGGCAAAAGATCATTACAGTTCGGTCGGGTCAGTGCCTTGGCCGCGATGAGTGCCCGCTGCACAGCAGTCTCTTTCCCCAGCATGCCGATCTCCTCAGCAAACCGCACAATGCCGTCCGAGCATACCGTCTCCAGCCGCCATGAATGAAACCGCTGTCCAGTGCGACGGCTGCGTGCCGCGTGATGTCTATGAGTGAAACTACCACGGATGCCGAATTTGAGGAGCAGGGCCGACATCTGCCGTACCATAAGACGATTCGCCAAGCCCGTACCGATAGTGTAAGCGACCCGCCCGCCCCTTTCTGTTTTCGGGCAGCAGTAACCGTCACAGCCGTAGAACACGCTCAGGAATCGGGCAAGCTGATCGCGGGGCAGCTTAAATACGCAGTCGGGGATGAACTTCGTTTTACTGTCCCGCCCCCATAAACCGAGGCGTTCCAGCAGCAACCTCGCCTGATGCCGCACGCCAAGATTCGCATCGTGCCGTGGAGCATTCATCTTCAAGTACCATGCACACCCATCATCACTGGTGGGCGTCAAATCCCAACCCGCCGCAACCTCGTGCAGACGGTTCACGATAGCGGGCGTCTGGTTGCTGATGGTGTACGCCGCACCTTCAGCCAGCCACATAGCGAGGAAATCGAGGTCATCATCAGCCATGCGTTCTGTGCCGAACTGCGGATCCGATCTGAGCACCGCCACAAGATCATTTACCCGCACATCGCCCGCGTTCACCCAATGATTGCCGTTGACCAGCAGAGGGTGATTATCTGTGCATGGCAACACACGTCCCGACAGGCGGATGTTCAGAGTGGGCCGCATGCCGTTGTTCATGAGACCCACCACCTTCGTCGTTTGCCGCCGCAGGTGACGGCTGACGTTCACAACATGATCGTCAGCTTTCACATCCTCAATGGCTCGCACGGTGCCGTCGGCCATCGTCACGAGACCGCCCTCGACGATGCACTTGCCTGCACCACGGGAAGCACAGGCGTAGATCATTTTGCAGTAGCGGGCGGTGTTCCACATCGCCTCCTGCTCGGCGTGGCGATCAAGAATCTTCCATTGAGCCCCACCGACATCGACGAACTGCGGTACAGCTAACGGCATGGTGAACCTCCTGCGGTTCTAGCCGCGGCTGCGTGACTTCGGAGCATCGATGTACGGGCTGATCGACGCGTTCTCCAGCCAGGCGAACGACGCCTTGGCGTACAGCGGTGCGTTAATCCACCGTCCCTGAGCCGGCGGAAGATCGTCACCGCGGTCGAATGCGTCCCAGAACTCCGGAGTGTCGCACGCAAAGACTCGGTTCCAGCCATCCTTGCGGTAGGCCATCAGTATGCTGATACTAAATGACGGCTCCTGCTCAGGCGTCAGGATTCTGTCCACCTTATAAGCCTTGGCCCACAGGGTTCCCGCTGACCAGTCCTTGAACTGGACGGCATTCACGCTGCCGTAGGTATACAACAGACTCGAAGGAACATAGTCGAGGTCCAGGTAGACCTCAAACTCTGCGTCCTTGGTTAGTTCCAGCTTCGGTTTGGTAGCTGACGAAAACAGGGCCTTCGGCCCTGCTACGACCGCCGCAAAGAATGCGGAGGCTCGCTGTAGAAAACTTCGGCGATTCATGATGACCTTCAAATAGGATTATCGGCTGCACCACATATTCGGATTGCCTGACGGGCAGGTGCTGCGGGGTGATTTCGGACCCGCTTTTTCCTCAAGTTTGCGTAGCTGCGTCTCGTGGTAGTCGGCGTCGTCCGACATACGATTCCACCGCACGCCACCTGAGTAAGGCTTTAGCAGTGTAGTCACTTCTTTGATGCCCGCCAAGGCATCCGCGTGCATGTTCATGAGGTTTTCAATGTCGGTCGTTTTGCCGGCGTCGAAATCCTTCTGCAACGCACGAGCATTGTCCGACTTGCTACCCAACTTGTCCAGGGCTTCTTTCACCTCGTCGCCTCGGAATGGCATGGATCCCTGATAGCCCTTACCGTACTTATCCAGATCAGTTAGAGGCAAATCCATCATCTGGTCTTCGGACATCACACCATAGTCCGGTCGTTTCTCGTATTCGATATCGGGCTGCGGCTCAGGTGGAGCAGCGGGAGCAGCCTCCGCCAGTGGCTGATTATCGATGCGACGACGCACGGGGCTGTTGGTCATCAACGCACCGTGGGGGCTGCTTTCCCCACCGGCCACGGCTGTGGCTGCGTGATGCCGAGCCAAGTCTTTGTAGGCTTTCACTGCCGCTAGGGATGCTTGGGCCTCGACCTTGTTGCCAGCACGAGCGTGATCCCCAGCCAGCACTTCGACCTTATTGGCCGCCGACTTGGCGGCTTTGGCTGCCGCCTTATGATCCTTAACCGATCCAGAAGCTGACGCAACCGCTGATGCATGACGCACCGTATCGTGAATCTTCTCAGGTTCCTTGAGGAAACTGCCCTTGGGCTTGCCGTTGGCTAGAGCTGCGGTCATTCCTTCGCGGGCCGTGGATATGGCCGCCTCGATGCGAGCCCAACGGCCATGATCGTCGCGAGCCTGGTCGGGATCACCAGCCAAACACAACGCCCGCATGTGGCGTTCGGTGCGACGGATATCGAGGCTCAGGAATAGATCGACAATAATGGACATATTAAATAGGCGGCACGAAGCCGAGCATGATAATACTCACAGTCGCAGATGCGTTACCGTAAAACTTCATCAAGATGAGATCGCCGTAATTGATCGGAATCATTATGCCGTTTGTCGGCACAGGCACTGAAGATGCACTTGCGGTAGCATTGTAGGCCATGAACACGCCCGAACCTGATGCTGCAATCAAGACTGCTTGTAGCGTGGCCTGTAACGACGCCGCTGGCGCAGACCATCCAGTGCATGCCGTAATAAGCGTGCTTGCCGCAGGCGGCACAACGGCGGCCATGCCACGAACCGACATGGCGTTCACCGTGGCGGAAAGTGGCACGCCTGTCGCGGCATTCCGCATGGTGTGATTCTCGTGCTCACGCGTGAAGATATAGCCGGGAGGCGGAACGAACCGACCGTCAGCGTTCGGCTGAAACACACCCGATTGTAGATTCTGAGCTACCTGAGTAGCTGGTTGCGTAATTCCGGGCATCGTATGATCTCCTTACTCGTGAAGTTTGGCTCGGGCTGTATCGAGCTTCTTGCCCGCTGCCGCGTAGTGGGCCATCGCTGCAGATTTCGATGCCGAAGCACCCTGAGCGAGGTCTCGCAGCTTGCTCTTGACCTTGTCTGGAAACTTTTCGCTGACCACACCGCTGATCGGCGGGCCGAACTTGTCCTGCTGGAGGGCCGTGGGAAGCTTCGGGTCACCACCCATCTTCTTGACCGTTTTGTCGACCAGGGCCGTATGCTTGGCTTCCATCGCCTTGGCGTTGGAGAAGTGAACGTCGCCGTGGGCCACGTGGTCTGCCTTCGACGCTCCAGGCATCCGCTGTCGCAGAATCTTGCCGGCATCGTTATAGCCTGCGGTCAGAGGGCTCACCGTGCCGTTGTACTTCGGCATCTTCTGCTGGTCGCGATAAATCGGATCCGTATGCTTCGGAGTACGACCCGCGATTCCACCAGGATCGATGGCACTCGTCAGGGGACCGGGCCGCTGCGGGGCAATGCCCGTATCGATGGCACTCGTCAGCGGCCCAGGCTTCGGGCCGGCAATGCCGGTGTCGATGGCCGCGTTACGACGCCTCAGAACGCGGGCCAGATCGCCCGAACTGCTGCCGGTCGTCTGGCGACCGGATCCACTTGTGCTCACGTCCCATTTGTTGTTGCGGGCGTCAACACCAACGTGCAGGTCAGGGTTCTTGTCGCTGGTGTAAGTATGATGAACGTATGGATCGTTTCCAGCATTGCCGGTTCCGATGCCGGTCGAGTGGCTGTAATGGAACCCGTTGTCCACGATGGTGTTGTAATGCGGGTTGTTGACGTGCCCCAGGTGAACGCCCTGACCGGCGAAGTTTGGCTTCTGGATGCCGAGTGACTCTGCCTGCTTCTGGGCATGATTCTTATCGCCCGCGAGCGACGGATGCAGCTTGCCGACCTTATCGGCGTGCTCCTCACCGCCCGGCGAGAACTGGTTGCCGCGGAATGGATGGCCTGGGGTATCGCCCAGAACCAAAGCACCCACTTCGCCCAGCACCAACACTCGCCCCGACAGCATCACCTCGAAGTTCCGCCCGCTGCTCAGGGTCAAAGCACGCTGACGAGCCAAAGCCGCGAGGGCATGATAGTTCTCATCCTCAAGGGCGTCGCCGAACATCTTCAGCTTGTCCTTGTGGCCGATCTTGTTGACGCGGCGGATGAGGGCTTTCTCGTCCATCGAGCGAATTCGCATCTTTTCATGATCCCATGCTTTCTGATCCTTGGCGTCACGTCGCCGACCCTGAAGCTCACGGTCGCGGCGGTTCTCACGTTCGATACGCTGCTGCCGTTCACGAATACGGGGATTGGGTACACCACCAAAGTCACGGGCGATCTTGGCGGGCATTTTGCCTGCGGGTGTGGGGCGATCAGCAGCCTGCCGCACACCAATGCGAGCACGGTTCGCGTCGGCGGCTGCCTTATCGGCGGCCTGCACCCGCCGCGACATCGCCTCGTCGGTCGTGCTCAGTTGCGGTTTGGCAGCCGGTGGCGGAGCAACCGGGGCAGGCGGTGCCACTGGTGCTGGGTTGGCAGCCTGCCACATGGCCTTGTGAGCGTCGTAAGCCTTCGCCGCCATGCGGTGGTGATTCTCGTTTTCCAGGGCCAGGGCGAACATGGCCATCTTGTCGGGATCTTTGATCTTGCCGATGCGACGTTCCAGGGCGGCGTCGTCCATCGTCCTGAGACGCTTGTACTCATGGTCCATCGCCTTCTCATAGGCACGCTCGCCCATGCGGTTGCGTAGATCGTCATGATCCGGCATTCGGTACTTGGCTCGTGGGGCGGCACCGCCGGATCCACCGCCGTTATCCGGAGCCAACTTTGCTCCGCCCGCACCGCCCGACCACTGGTTACCGTGGAAAGGATGACCCGCAAGATCACCAAGCTCAAGGTCAAGGCCGCGGGAAAGCTTGCCCGTGGACGACTTGTCGTCGTGATCAACGGCGGCGTCTTCGTGGGCACGGGCTAACGCACTGTAGGCCGCAGAAAGCTTCTCGTGCATGTCCTGGTGGTTCGCGCCGTGCTCGGATGCCTCGCGACTATCGGCACGGTTATACTCCCTGCCGCGTAGCGGGCCGTCCGTGGGGCCGTCCTCGGCTGACTGACTGTATTTGGCCGCCATCTTCTCAGCGTAGTCCTGGGCCGCACCGTGTGCGTTGGAGGCGGTGTCGTGATCGCTGCTGTTGCACTTCGGGCCGCACTTGCTGCTGGCCTTCTGGGCATCATCTGAGGACGCCGTTACCTCGTCATCGTCATGGGTATCGACGCCCCGTTTGTCCGCTACACGCTTCAGGCGTTCGACGGTGTCGCGAGCCTTACCTACAGCGGCCCAGCGACCGTTCTCGTCGCGGGCCTGGTCGCCGCCCAGAGAAATAGCCTTGCCGCTAACCGGAAGGCTGAGAAACATATCGACGATGAAGTTCTGCATGATACCACCTTATTCGTAATATACGCCGCCCAGGTCTCCCCGCACCTTCTTCAGGCCGGCATCCAAGTTGGCTTGCTCCCGAGCACTAACGCGTCGCGGCTTGGACTTGGCTTCAGGATGATCGGCCTCGATGGATTTGGCGGCAGCCTCGTTGGCTGCCTTGGCCTTCATCTGGGCACTGGCGGCTTCACCGTCACGAGTTACGTCGCGGTAGTCGACGTGATTGTAAGTATCCTCGTGCTCCAGCCACGCCTTCTTATGATATTTTGCTGCGGAACGGTAAGCCACAACGGCCTTGCCGAACTTGCCTTTGGCGAGATGACCCTTAGCCTCGTCTGCCTTGGCCTGGGCCATGTCCGCATGATTCTTGGCACCCATAGCACCGTTCAGTGCTCTGGTCTTAGCGTTGGCCTCGGACGACGCGGTCTCGGCTGATGCAGTATACTGATTGCCGTGAAACGCGTGACCCGCCACGTCGCCCAGAACGAGCGACGGCTGGCTCAAGAATAGATCGACGATGTAATTCTGCACGGCGGTCTCCTTTGATATTTACTTCGCCAGAGCAGCCATACGCTCGGCCATCACCACTGTCGCGGGACGTTCCAGAACCCATGCACCCTGGCTGAACACCAGAGGCAGGTTCTCGCCACGGCTCAGGGACACCAAACGTTCACCCGCGGCCTTGGCGAGGTCGTGTTTTCCCGCCCGCTTAAGGGCACCGACGAAGCGTTCCAGTTTGTCCTTGTTCTTGATCTTGTTGATGCGAGTGGCCAAGTCGCGGTCGTTCATGGTCAGAATTCGCATCTGCTCATGCTCTTCATTCGATGTGGCGGCCACCACCTTCTTCTCGGCCCGCCCGTAACTCTTGGTCTGACGGGCAGCCGGCTTGACGTCGCTGCGGAGAACGGGCTTGCCTTCACCTGGGGCACGCTCGACAATCCGCTTGGCCGCCGCACGGGCTCCCACCGCAGCACCAGCCTCGCCACCGGCGTACTGGTTGCCGTGGAACGCGTGCCCGGCCTGTTCGAGAACGAGGTCGCCGTGGCTCAGGGAGGTGTCCTGACCACCGCCCTTCGCGTCCCACTTGTCGCAGTCGGCATCGTGCTTGGCCATCAGGGCGTTCATGGACGCACGGCTCGGGGCACCCTTCTTGCCGAAGGCCAGTTTCAGATCACCGCGACTCAGGGCTGCCGGTGCGGCTGCGGCTTCATCGTGGGACGCCTGGTTGATTTTCTTCCATCCCTTGTCGCGGCTGGCCCGCAGGGAATAGATATCCTCTAGCGGGATGGCCCGCACGGGAATCTTCTTCTCGATGCCGCCCTGCTCCGCTGCCTTGGGCTTGCTGTTGCCGCCTTGCAGGAGATTCTTCTTGAGTTCCTTCACCTCTTCCGCCGGCAGGACGCGGCCCGTGGCATTGTCACGCCACTGCTCGTGCTCGCGTCGCACGTTGCCCTTGGCGTCGGTGTGCGGACGAAGCTGGAGGTATTCACGTCCGGTATCGACGTGCTTGATGATCTGGGGGTTGTCGGCATCGTGCTGGCCGGCACCTTCGGGATGGGCCTTCGAGACCCACATGGGCTGCTTCTCGAAGTCCTGATCGAGACCCTCACGGCCCTGCTGGGCCTGCACGTTCTTCTCGTAATTGAACCCGACGTGGAAACGACCGACCGCTTCGCGGGTGACGCCCTGCGGGTACAGCTCCTCGGTCTTCTTGCCCTTGTTCGGATGCTCGCCGCCGTCCGCTGCGATGCCACGGTGCTTCTTGACCAGTTCACCGTTGGCTGCGGAGAAGACCTTACGGTGGGCGACGCTGATGATGTTGTTGCCCTTCTTGAGGTCGTTGTTCAGGAACTCGCGGGTCTTCGCACCGTGGATGCTGCCCGGCCCGTACTGGTTCCCGTGGAACTCGTGTCCCGTCACATCGCCCAATCGAAGAACTTCAAACTCGCCGCAGCCAAGGGACAGAAGGAGAACATCCGTCGTCGGCTTGCTGCTCGTGCCCAGCTTGATTTCCTTCGTACCGAAAAGCTGGTTACTCAGGCTCATGGCCCAGTCACCCACCGGACGGTTATCGAACATCCTCGTCATGACGATTCTCCTTTGTAAGATCATTTGATTAGACAATACCCTGCAGCACGGCTGCTGTGCGTCCAACCATAGACGCGATGGTGACTCCAATCGGGTTCAGTAGCTGGCCCGCGTTCTTGGTTCCGCCGTTGGGCAGGATGACCCAATACGGATCGGTGCCCGCTGCTGGTGCGGCTATGCCAAGAATCTTACAGAAGTTGTAGGGACCGATGAGACCCGTAAGACCCAGACCGTTCGGGATGCCGGCGGCGGTCGGTGCTGTGCCGGTAATCGCCCGGTAGCACATGTAGGTGCTGCCGTTTGTCGCAAGCATCCCAGGAACGTAGGACGTACCGCCCGCGTAGGCTCCGGGCGAACCGATACTGGTCGTGGCCGTGATGCTGGTCAACCACCGCATCGTGGTGTTGGGGTTGCCCCAGTCCTTGATGTTGTAAGCCTCGCTGTACTGAGCCAGACTTCCGCCCGTCGTCAGCAAGGTTCCAGGCTGGCGAGCGTTACCGGACACTCCGTAGCCGTCGCTGACACCCTGCGAAACGTTGGGTCCGAAAAGCTGGGAGGTCTGACCTGCGGCGATGTTCTGCACGTCAACCCGCACCTGATCGAGGACGTCCACCACCGTACCGTAGACCGCCCGCAGTCCGATGACCGCACCCGTGCCGCTGCTGGCCGCACCGGAGGAGTTGACAGCCGTGGTCGTGGCGAAGCCCGCCTTGTATCCCGTACCGGGAACCAAGGGCAAGACGGCGGTCACACCGCCCGTCGCGCTGATTCTGGCCACCACCACCTTGCCGCCCGACGCCCCGGTCTGCACCAGGGTCAGGATGTCGCCGATGCGGTAGTTCTGCCCCGCACCGCCCGGCTGTGTGGCAGCCTTGGCCCAGGGTAGAAGGTCCGAGCCTGACGTCAGCACCGCCCGTCGAAACGGCTTCTTGTAGAAGGCGTCGATGGCCGCGTACTGCGTGGCCGAGATGTAGCCCGCTGTCGTGCCCGGCCCAGTGTACATGAGGCGGGCCATTCGCAGCAGGGCGAACTGGAAGTAGCGAATCTTCCGCCGCGGCGGCATTTCGCTGGACTGGTAGGTCTTCAATGTGGCCATTGTAATGGTGCTCCGTATGGTTTACTGAACTTCGGCGTCCGCCGTGCCGGTGACACGCGCTTGCAGGCCCGCTTCCCGCATGGCACGCACCACGCGTGCCCCGCAGTCGATGATCACGATCATAGCGTCCGTCTCAATGCGGGCCTGTGCGCCATTTCGCGAGACGGTTTGTTGAATTGCGTAGGTGTCCGTTGACCGGCGACGCAGAGTGGCCAGGGTGCGTTCCAACGCGTGCAGCCTGTTCACAATGGTCGGATCCGGTTCGGGCACGCTGCCCACCACCGTGGGATCGCCGAAGCGGCGTCGCAGGAGGATGCCCTGCATTTCCCAGATGGCTCGGGCCAATTCCGCCGTGCGGCTTGCCAGGCCATCACCTGTGGCGATGTCCTCGATATCGGCGAGGAGGACGTCAAGGACAGCCTCGTCGGGATATGGCGTGCGGGGCGGCGGAGTGTATTGCGGCTGCTCGCGGATGATGCGACGGCGGCTGCTGGTGTTCGTTGTTGATTCGGCTACTTCTGGCATTTCGGAAATCTCCTAATTCGGCTTCGGATGATCGCGGGCTTATTTGCCCGCCTTGTGCTGCTCCCATGCAGCTTTGTTGACGTAGTACTGGCTGTGCTCATGCACGCTTGGCGACTGCCCCTTGGGCGTGACCAGCACCTGATTGTTTTGGGATCGCGTCGCGCTGCCACCGGCGGGATTGTGCTCGACGTAATCGCCTGCGGGAAGATGACCCGCGTAGGGCACACCGGCCTGATATCCGTGCGACGGGATTTTGCCGGCGGGAACGGTGACGGCTGACGCGAGCTTTGTTGCTTCGGCGTCGTGATTGGCCGCCTCTTCGAGATGACCCTTGACCTTGTTCTGATACTCCCGCTTGTTCTCCTGCCACTTTTCTAATGGCTCGTAACCTTCATCCTCGTACCGTGACGCGGGGTATGGAACCTTGGGGGCGGCTGGGAAATCGTCGAGGGCCTCGTTGATGACACTGGCCGCACGCCGGTTCAAGTCGGCTGCGGTCTTATGGGCCTCGGGCGTGTTCTTATCGTAAGCATCGTTCGTGGCGTCGATGGCCTTATCGGAAGCCTTATCGGGATCGCCGCCGTCCGTGTACTGATTGCCGCGAAACTTGTGGCCGGCAACATCACCCAGAACCAGGTCACCGCCACGAAGGTTATCATGACTCAAGGTCATGTCGGAAGCGTGGCCCGGCTTGATTCCCAAAAAGGTGTCAATGGTCTTGTTCAGGCTCGACATGATGTTACCTATGATACGATATGACGCAGCAGCACTGCAAGGGCTTAACTGCATTGACTTCCATAATACACGGTTGGGGCAATCTTAGCGATACCATTACTTTTCTCATTTTACAATGATCTAAGTATGATCAACCCTTGGCATGCTGCTCAGCTTGGCGACGATAGAATCGTGCCCGACCGAAGTGATTACTCGCTCGGTTCGTGCTGCCGGCAGCTCGGTGCTTCACGGCAGAATCGGCAAACGCCTCAGATGCCCTGACTGCCAACGAGGCTTTCTCGCCCGGTGATGCCGTGGATGCTCGGTACGCCTTGCCCGCCTGCTGGGCCGTCTTCATGGCCGCGTCAGCACGCTCCTGCATGGCCGCGTAAGCTGGATGATCCTTGAGCTTGCCCTTGCGGTCTTCAAACTCGTGGTCGCTGGCCCCGTGCTCGTGCAGGTGCATGAAGGCCATCAGGGCTCGGGCCTGCTCGTCATGGTCTTCGGTTCCGGGCTGGTCTCCGACCGCCTCGGCCAGCTTGGCGGCCTTCATGTGCTTCACCGCGGCATCGCCCAGGCGGTTGCCGATCCAGTGGTGCATGGAATCCTCGATGTCGGGCGTCAGGGCCTGCGGCGGTCCACCGTGGTGGTGGGCGTTCATGGCCTCGCCCGCAGCTATGCGGGCGGCGTAGTCGGCCTGCTCGTACTGGATAGCCTTCTTCGCGTCGGGCTCCTTGGGCTGGCCAGCACTGTACTGATTGCCGCGGAATTCATGCCCCGCAACGTCACCAAGCTCCAGCGGCACATCCAGACTCAACCGAGCGTCGCGGGGGCGGCGGGGAGGATGGGCTTCAGCCTGGGCCTTGGCCGCGTTATCTCGCAGGGCCTGCATCCTGCCGGCGGATGGCAGTCTGACCACGTGCTCGCCTGCTCCGCGTATGCGTCGCGATTCCTCCTCGTGTTCGCGAGCCGCAGAGATTGCTGCCTTCTGGGCGGCGTGGTGCATGCTGGCGAACTCCAGGCTGACGTCACTGCCGTCTTCTTCATGATGCTGGGCGGCGAGAACATGACCTTTAGCAGCCTTCTGGAACTGCTCGGCGGCCTTATCATGATCTGCCGCCGCACCGGAGGCAATGGCTTTCTTCGCCGTCACCAGGGCCACGTTGTTATCGCTGGTCGACGCGATGCTCTTGGCTAGTGCGCCCTTCTGCACCGTACCGGCTAGGGGGAACAACTTATAGTTCCGGATGGCGGCGTTAGCCTTGGCAGATGATTCTGTTGCCGTGAACTGGTTGCCATGAAACGCGTGCCCTGCGACGTCACCAAGCTCGATAGGTAGATCATGACTCAGGCCCTTGATCTGGAAATCATTCTGACGGCCCTGCACGTTGGCATTGTGAGCATCCCCGTACTTGCGACCATGCTCGTCATCATCTTCCGGGTTCCAGCCGGCGGCAATGGCCTGCCTACGCATCTCATCTGCCTGGAGACTCATGCGTTTTCCCTGAGCCATCGAAGTATGACGTGTTGCCAGGTCTTCCAGCTTCTCAGGATCATTGGCAGCACTCTTCGCCACGGGCAAACCACGGTTCTCATACACGCCCCGCACGGTTCTGCCGACAGCCGCAGCCTCCCTCAGATGACCCGCAGCATCGAGATGATGCTGTATGGCCTCGGGTGTATCCCCGGCAGCCAGAGCCCGTGATGCTGCTTGTCCAGCCTGCGTTGTATGGTACTTGTGCTCAACGTAGGCTGACATACTTACATCATTTGCCGCCGCGTGCGTATCATCATGAAGTTGCTGAGCTGCCGTGACTGCATTGCTTTGCGCTACCGCCGGCAATGCAGTCAAATCTGTCTGGGGACGGTCATGATACGGCTCGATCATATTCTTACCCACGCTTTGCTGCGGGTTTATGGGCAGTCCCGCATCGTGCGTGATCACAACAGCATTGCCGCGGTCTTCGACGACCCGGAAGTCACGAGCATCATCTCCGGGATCCTGCCACTCCGGTTTGATGGCTACCCGCTGGCCTGCCAGGTACTGGCCGTGCTGCTCGGCGGCTCCCTCCAGATACTTAGCCGTCTCAATATGCTCTCGTGCCGCCATTCTGTGCTGGCCGCGTTCAAGCTGGGTCAGCCTTGGTGCCTCAGAGGCATTCGCATGACCTTCGGCGGCGTCGCGACAACGTGATGCTGCGGCAGAATACAGGCCGTCCTTGACGAGACGCTTCGCATCATCTGAAGCGTCCACATGACGTTTGCCAGCCCGTGCGCCCTTCGTACTGTTGGTGGCGTCACTAGCCTTCTTCACAGCATCAACGGCTCCCTGGTGCGTGTACTGATTCCCGTGGAACTCGTGACCTGCAACGTCACCAAGCTCAAGATCAATATTTAGGCCATGACCTAAATTTAGGTCATCGGCTAACGCGGTGTCAGTTTGGCTCATGGCCATATCCTCTGGTTTGGTACTTCCAGTCCAAGACTGGAGATGATGGTTCGCCAGTTCCTGTAGGGCCTCGCCGGCAGAGCGACAGGCGTCGGCGGCGTCTTCATGATATGAATCGTGACCATCGGAACTGTTCAGGTCAGCATCGTTGTGCAGGTCGGCTGTGTGATGATACTCGTTCGCAGCCCTCGCACAGGCTTTGAAAGCAGCGTCGTTCGACCGGCCCGAGGCTGACTCCTTCAGGGCGACCACGGCTGCCGTGTTGGCCGCACCGTGTGCGTCGCGTGCGGCTGCTCCGCGGCGACCGGGCGGTGAGCCAATGGCTTCCTTGCTGGCCTTGGCGGCGTAGTCTACGGCCTCCTGTGCGGTCGCGGCGAACCTCCCACGGGCGTCCCGTTCCTGGCCCTCGCCGTGGCTGGCCCGCAGATCTCCCCGCAGGGCGGTAGCTCCGTCGCCAACAGCGTCGTCCTTGGGCTGGCACGTCTGGCCGCAGGTCGGGCACTTACCATCCTGACACGCACCCTTGCAGGCCGGGCAGGTGGCATCCTGGCTCAATGCGGCGTCCTTACCGCCACCGATGAGAACCGGGTGTCCGTTGATCGTGACCCAATGAGCATCGTCCGGAAGTTTGGATCCGGCGTTGTGCGTGCGGGCCTTCACGCGGTGCTGGGATGCTGCATCGGACAGGCCCGCCTTCTCGGCCTTGCGGGCTGCGTCATTCCGGTCTAGATAAGCGTTCCTGTGCGCCCGCCGCAGGTTGACCAGATTGCCGTGGGACGGATCCGCACGGTGGGCGTCCTCGGCGGATTTGACCTGGGACGCACGACGGTCGGCCCGTGCAGATGCCGTGGCGTGCTTCTTCAGGTTGCCAGCCTTTTCCTTTTCGGCCTTCTTGGCAGCTTCGGCCTTCGCCTTATCATCTGCAACCTTTTTATCGGCGGCGGCCTTCTCCCTGGCCAGTCGTTGGCTGCGGGCCACGAAGCCCTCCTGTGGAGTCTGGGCGAGATTTCTGCGGCCCACGTTAAGAACGCGTCCAATAGCACGGTCGCCAAACACGTTCGTGTTCCAGGCCCCGCCCCGTCCGCGGTTGCGGCCCGCGTCGGTTCGGTCCTTGACGAACTTCTGCCAGTGCTTCTTGTCGGCTGCGGACATCATATCATGGGAGATCTCGTGATGCCCGCCGGGGTTGGCCTCCTGGTCATGCATCATATCGTATGCATGGTCGGCAGACTTGGCCGGGCCGTACAGGTTACCTTCTGATATTCCGGGCTGCTCGATGTAGTCGCTGTGGAAGTCGCTGCCCATCTCCGACCGCATGCGGTCGGCTTTATCTTCATCGGGATAAGGTGCGACGGCGCAGTACCATTTGCCCTTCTCGGGTTCAAAGACCACGCAGTCCCGCTGCACGGACAGAATCAGGGCGGGCATCTCAACGGGGATATCTAGGGCTGACATGATACATCCTTGGTTAGCGGCGGGCATGCTTCATGCGGTTCATGGCATGCCAAACATCGCAGGCATAATGATGCTGCGATGAAATTTGTGGCTTCAGTGATGAACTTCTCACGACGAGACGCTTCGTCCTTCTCATAGCGGCGGAACTTCTCATACAGGTTCTCAGCCAGGCGGCGAGCAAACTCGTCGTGATTACGCATCGCATCTCGGGCCTCCGTATCACATAGCATAACGGATGAAGGCCGTTCAGGCGACGTTATGGCTTGGGGCACGGCCCGCCCGCGGGGCAGCACGCTTTCTCTAGCGGCACCTTGATGGCGTAAGTGCAGACCGACTGATCGAACTTGCCCAACTGCTTAGCCTTATCATTGGAGTAGCTGGCTTCACATGTTCCCGGATACTCGCCGTTGGGCACGCAGGCACATAGCTCGTGTTTGACCACGCAGCCGCAGGGACTGACGCTCTTGATCATGTGCAACGTCTTGGGCTGCTCGGGATTGGGCTTGCCGTCTTTGAACGCCGGCGGCTTGGTCATGTAGTCGTAGACCGTGGCTTTGCACGGCCCATTCTTATGCGGGCACTCGGCAGGCACGGGAGCCGAGATGATGACCAGGCCGGGGTGCGTGACGTCGGGACATTCAATCTCGAAGTCGGCCCCAATGAAAGATGCTGCCAGTAGTAACGCTGCGGTTAACATGATCTGTCTCCTAGAGGTTAGTTACTCAGACCAATCTGAGATTTGAGCGTAACGCTTTGCGATATCCAGTTCGATCTGGAGCCGCTTGTTTTGTGCCCCGCTGCTGCACGCCTCGCCGCACCAATGATTCGCGGCGGCCAGCAAGATGATATTCAGGCAGACAGAAATAATTAGGGCTGTGAGTAATACGGCGATCATATTTCCTCCGTGTTGGTTCGACAGGTCGCTTCCTCCATACGAATGATCATGTCGTAGATACGACGTGTTGACTCGTTGCAGGTTGCATCTGGCCCGGCCCGGCTGCCTACTTCATCGGTCTGCAACCACGATTCGTCTACGGCGGAGACCTTCGTATCGACGTGCGTGCGAGTGTTGGTCTCACGTATCCGCCCCAGGGTATTTTCCATGCGAAGCAAACGCTGCTTCAGGCTGTGTATCATATTGAGCCCCCTGGAAATGCAGCCCGCCCAGTCATTGGGCTTAAACGTTGCTCGCCTCGGGTGCTTCTAGATTTAAATGTGGGGCGGGGGCCTGAATCTGTTGCCGGGTCGGAAAAGCGAGTGGCGGCTGTGTTTGGCGCGTCCGACCCGATTTTCAAAGCTGTAGTCCCCGTGACCCCCCGTCCATGAGAAGCATCACGTCTCCTGTCTACATAGATACTGTCTACATAGATACTGTCTACATAGATACTGTCTACATAGATACTGTCTACATCCGCCCCCATGACTTCCGTTTGCTTCGGTATGATATCCTTATCATATTGTTGTTGAATCAACGTGTGACGCGACGCACAACCACGCAACATGTCTATACAGATCTTGTTACGTCGCTGTGCGTTCATTACGCTACTCCTGTACACCGTCTTCGATCACGCGACGCAACCGTGATCTCCTGCGATCACTGGATGTCTTGCGTTGCACACGTCCATTAGATTACAGTTACTGTTCGCGTGTGTATGATCTTCATTCATCGTTCGTTTCATGAAGACGCGTCCTGTCACGCGTCTCACGCTCGTCCTTGGGTTTAAATCTTCCCTTAGAGTTGCCCAGCCATCTGTATGACGTACACATCGTGCAACGCACGCTGCGTCTACGCTTACCGTTGGTCTTACGTCGTGTGCCCATGTGCGTGTGTGATCTCGTGGCTAACAGATGATCTTGGGTTGTTGGTCAGGCAGCGGGTCTCCAGTCGTTACCCTATTGGGCACACGTGGGTCCTGGATAGGCGGGCCAACAGGAAACGTCCCTAGCCCAGGCTGCACTGTAGGCCCGCATGCACACGACCGCACCCACGGGGCGTTGGCCCTTCCACACTTCGGGCACGTCCATCCTTCGTTCATGGCTTGGCTACCTCATGTGCCGTAATAGTGATACTGCCGCCCGCGTCAACGACCGGCTTATCGTTGGCGACCAATTGGCGTAACAGGCCGATGGCACTTAGGCCGTGAAATTGGGCCTCTGTGTAACTGGCCTGTGTGATGATCATGTTGTCCTTGTCCTTGGCGACAACGTTGTAGGTCATGGTCATGATTTCGGCTCCTGTGATGTTGAAAAGTAAATACAATCGCTCTCGTGAAAATGCCTTGTTGTTCCGCCCTTGTAAATCTTGATTTCGGCCTGTGGGAATTCCTCGTGGAACATGGCCTCAGTTAATACGTGCAAATGCAACTTGTCTGTGGGCCAGTTAATCGGCTCGAAGACTCGCAGCACTTTTGCACATGACTTCGCCTTCCTTAGTATCATTCTGGGATCGACTACATGCTGCAGCACGTTGAAGATCCACGCTTCATCGAAAATCGAGGGTGCCTCGTACTGCTCGAACGGCAGGGGGATGATCTCGACGTCGTCTCGTTGCAGCTTGTCATGATACGCGACCCACAGCGGATCAACGTTCACGGCTCTGCGAAACATCGGCAAGTTGCCGCATACCGGAAAGTTTCCACCGCCGATCTCCAGGATCGTTCTGTCTGCTACGTCCTCGGCTGTGATGGCGAGATACTGGAAAACCTCATAGTTTCGGCGACTAACATCAGCGTTCTGGCCGTGATGCTTCTCATGGCTCTGGGCCTCGATCCATTGTTTGTTCATTTTGGCCCCTTCAAGCTCGTCATACTATCGTACAACAGGAAAGCGGTTCGTTGAAATTCTCGCACTGCCTTTCTCAACTTGGTCTGGGCCTCGCTGGATGCGGCTTTAATATCCATCATTTTTAAGGCCCTTGTGTCGGCCTCGATATTCGCGGCCAGATGAGCGGCCCTCAAATTGGCTTGTGGATCCGGCTCGGGTTTTACGGGATTTTCGGGCAAGCTGGCTATGGTCAGTTTACGATCCATGATATTACGCCAGCCTGTACTTCGTGAACGTCCAGAAGGTCTCGAACAATGGGCAGTAGCGGCAGAACCTGTGAAACTCCGCCGTAGCCTCGTCCTGGAGAAGCCTGATGATTCTGGTTTCAGACTTCGACTTGTGCTCGCCGGTTTGTGATATGACCCACTTGCCGCGGAAGGCCCGCGCTAGATTGAGCCTGTAATCCTCGGATGCATGAGTCGGCTCGACAGTCATATCATCAAAAACAACGTCGTACTTGTCGGCGTTCTCGTACAAGTATCGGAACGCGTCACCTACGTTCACGTGCAGCTTGTGGGCCTCGCCGTTAAGGCTTATGGGAAAGTGCCGCCGGCAAACGTCGAGAACCTCGCTATCAATCTCACAGCATGTGACTCGTGCCACGTTGGGCAGGTCGCATAGCTCGGCTGCCAGGCTGCCGTCGCCTCCGCCCATGATCAAGACCCGCATGTGATCCATGTCGGGCAGCAGGTCGAGCATAGCCCGATCATACTCAGTATCACTGTTGGCCGACATAACATCGTCGCCCACGATGAGGGTCTTGCCATGAGCCTCATGATCCATGACCCTAATGATCTGAAAAGGCGACTTGCGCTCTTCGAGAATTCCAGAGAACTTGTACCTGACCGGCCCGACGCGGTCTTCACTGTAGATAGTCAGGGATAATCCGTCATCGTCCCACTGTGAGTTCATTTGTCTTTCCTGTCAGGTCATCGTGAGGTGCATCCCGATACAGGAAGTTAACTTTCCTGAACTTGGGCTTGAATCGTTCGTCGATCATCTTCAGGACGACCGACTGGTCATACGGCTTGCACGAGAAGATATCGAAGTACATGCTGCCGATGCGGTTGTCGCCGTGCATGGAGATGTTACTGGTTGTGATAAGCTGTAACGCACTCCAGCCACCATCGGAATCCGTGCCGAAGTTATACAGGAACGGCTCGCCCACGGCGGTCATCTTGATGGCCGCGACCAGATCCTTGATGAACTTCTTGATCTGCTTGCCGTCGTCGATGTTCTTGTTGCAGCCGGAGCAGTCCACCATCATGTGAAAGCCCCAATGCTCCTTGCCGTCTTCGCCCGTGAACAGATCATTTCGGGGATCGCGTTTGAGGTCGACTACGGGCGACTCGGGAATCGCGGCGGCATCTACGGGAGCGTCGCCCTGGGCCAGTTTGAGGTCGGCCTCGCGACCAGGCCGCAGGGACAGGAAAGAATTCAGTTCGTGGTTCATACTATTGCGCCTCTCGTGATATGAAAATGAGCGTGGCCCGCACTCGATGCGTCGATGCTCGGCTCGATGGTTATCGTGTCAAAGTCCTCGTCGCCAATCAACGTCCACGTATGATCCTGTCGTGCCGGATGGCACAAGATGTACTGGTCGTCGATGGCTTCGCGTCCCTTATGATGAAACTGTACCGCCAACCTGATATTCCTGCAACAGGGACAGTCGAACGTCAGGCCCACAAGTACGGTCTCGCCGGCGAAGGTCCACCACCGCGGGTTCAGTTCTCTCAGCCTCATGATTTCCCTTCATGAAACTCGATGCCCACAATCCTGGGCACGCTGCCTTCGTACATCGTGGCTTGTTCGTTGGCTCGCCGGATGTCAACTTCGGTCTGCTTGAAGGGCAGGGTCAGGCATCGGAACCAGGCCGACACGACCTTGCCGTTGTGGGTCTCGATATCGAGGTAGTTACCCTCGCTATGCACGCTGCCGCCGTAGTATCGCGTGCCCTTGGCCCGGCAGGCGGCCTGTTGGTGCTTATGCCCACCGAAGGCCAGCAGGCCCGCTAGAAAGCCGTGTATGCGAGCCAGGGCCGTGGGCTTGGGCTGTTGTTCGCTTACAAAAGGCGGCTCGACGAGATGCTCGATGATATTGCGGGCGTCGCGTAGCAGGTCGCACGACATCCAGCGGCCCGCGTCTTTGTGCTGGCGGGACGCCTCGTCGAGTTGCTCCAGAACCGGCACTTCTTCGAGATTCTCCCGAATGAACACGGCCTTCTTCTCTGGGAACCAGGCGGGCCACGAGCATACCATACAGTCGACTCCGCGATAGCCTTCGACTCGCAGCATAGTACCGTCGCCGGCACGATCACGAACGATACTGTTCTCGCGGATCATAATATGATCTCCGTTAGGGCTTGTTGGCCTTCGGAATTTCCGGAGCCAGCGGGATATCAACCAGAGGAACCGTAGGATGCGGGCTATGCGTTCCCTGCCGCGACATCACGATCTTGACGGTCGATAGCACCTCGTCGATCTTCTTCTCGTTGTTCGCGGCGATACTGGCCGCAGCGTCGATCTTCTTGTTGCCGTCCTCGACTTTGGCGAGGGCTTTGTCGACATCGGTCTTGATGGCCGTAACAGTGGACTCGATGCCAGCCACCTTGGCCGATGTTTCGACTTGCCGAGTGCTCACCGTAGTAAGCCAAGTCTTCATGCTGTCCACCGTGACCTCGTCCTTGGTCTGCTGCACGAGCTTCGCGTCATGATCGGCCTGGCAATGGTTGCGATACTCGATATAGCCGATGACCACACCGATGCATCCGAACAGTCCTAACCACAATTCCCAACGGGTGTTGGTCTTTGGGCCGTGTTTGCTGGTCATCTTGATTTCAACGTCGTTGGCGTCGGTCGACATCATTTGCCTCCAGTGGACTTGCCCTTCAGTTCTTCGATTTCTTTCTGCATATTCGAGATGACCACGCCTCGATCAGAAAGTACCTTCTTCATGTCGTTGATATCTTCCTGCATGGTTTTCATATACTCGCCATTCTTGGCGATAGCTGCCGCATTACTCTTCATCTGGCTGGGCACGTATCCCGAGTCGCTGGCCAGATTGATCAACAGGATCGCGAGGAGCAAACCCATGAAGCCCAGCACCGCATATAGAATCTTGCGTAACGTCCTGATTTCCGGATCCGTGTATCGGCTCGCCTCCTGATGATTTGTGGGCTTAGTGCGAAGCCTCAGACAGCATCTTACCGTTTTCAGGAAATAACCGCCACATCGCAAATTACGGGCTGATAACTCGACGAAAAGATTCGCAGTGCATCAACACATAAACCGTAAGGCACGAGGTCATGATAGAAACTATCGCAGCCACGATCATAACATAAGCCAACTTCATGATATGCCTCACGCGAACAGTATGAACACCGAAAGCAGGGCTTCCAGTGCCGATAGGATCTGTGGCAAGTGACCCTCGATCCAAGTGATGATACTGCCCCAGTTGAACGTGGCCATCATCAGTTCGCCGATGCCGTAGCCGAGGTTATCAGCGGCGGCCATCGATGCGACCTTACCATGCATGACGTCGATCAGGTTGCACGTCTCGCCTTTGTCGTTCTTCCGCATGGGCCGGGCTAGGGCTTCATGCACCGTGTCGGCCTGCTGCTGCGTGATCTTGCCCGCCCGCAACTGCGTGTGGGTCGCCCGATACATTGCCAAGCTGAACAGCGGATGGTGGAATAGGGCTTCGCTCATGTTAAAAATCCCTTGGGTTTCAGGTGCGTTCCAGCCTAAGTAGCCAGTCGCGTGCGTGGTTTCGATACCGCCCATTATAGCCTGCTATCAGAAACCGTCCTGAGCCTCGTTGCGGGCCGCAACCAGGCGTTCCAGTTCGGCCTCCAGATCGCGGACTCGCTCCTCGGTAGCAAAGTCGGCAACCCTGCCGCACATGCGTTCCATGAGGCTGAGCAGGTACATGCTCTTGCCACTGCGGGCATGACGGATCCAGTCGGCCACGAAGCCCTCCAGAACTTCATCCGTCATCTGGGCTCGGATAGCCGCCTGGATGCGGTTCTGCTCGCGCACATACGGATTGCCGCCACTGCACCGATTACCTCTGAGAAACTTGCCCGACACCGGATCCCTGCCCGATGATGTCGACGTTGCTGCTTCGGTGGGCAACGCCGGCGGATCCTGCTTCGTATTCGGGTCGGAAGTGATACGCCTTCGATTGATACTCATTATCGTCCTACCAGTTGAATTACCGGCTGCGTTCCGGTCGCCGTAGATCGCTACCGCGTGCGGCAGCCAGGCAACCCACAGATAAAAACGCAGCATCCATAACCATCGATCTTACATCGGGACCGGACTGCGTCAATACAAGTTAGCGGTTATTTCAGATCTTTCATCCAAAGATCATACTCTAACGCCACGTCGCGGTACTGCCTATGAAAGTGTTCCACGCTTTCGGCATCCCGCAGTTCGCTTGCGATCTGCATAGCACAAATGTTCCTGATCATTCGCAGATGGTAACCGATTACGCGTCGCAGTTGTTTGCACGCTTTGATCAACTGCCACGCACATGCCAGGTTGATGAACGCGGCGGCGATAAAAACGAACCACATAACGGTCACAGTTCACCACCGTTGGGCAGATTCTGGATGCGTCGTCGCTTCGGGCGTAACTGCGGAGCAGTCGCACCAGGCGGGTCACGCAGATTGGGAATGCACGGCTCTTGGTCGATTTGCCGAATGCTGGCAAAAACGGCGGGCGGTATCTGCATCGCACGCATCACTCGCTGTTCTAACTCACGCATCTCCTCGGTGATATCTCGGGCTCGCGGCGTATTGGGGTTGCGCGGCTCACACGTCGGCCCAGTTGGTACGACGTAGCGAAGATCGAGGGCGTCTTCAATACTACCGCCGTTGTGGACGCTTGGAATGACCGCGACCACCGAATCATGCATTGGGGCCGCTGTATAGCGGTGCCGATCCATCGCGTCGCGGAACGGCTCCATCGCTTCAAACGCACCATTCAGTGCCGTATCCAGGCCCGTACCAGCGAACACGTCCATCAGGGTGCGGCCCTGCGGCGGGTCTCGCAGTTCGGGCGGCTCAGGCCGCGGCGTTGCGCTCTGCACAGCCCACCGTAGACAATGCAAAGAGTTGATCATACAACTGCTCCATCCCGATGGTGACGACGGATCAGGACTTGAATGTCTGATCACAGCTTCGCCCGCTTCCTTCAGAGCATCGCGATGCTGGGTGATGCGGGCGACGAAGTTGACCAGTTCATGATACTCCTCAGACGACGCATGGTTGCGTCGGGCTTGGTTGTAATTCCCCAGCAGTCTGTCCAGCGTTCGTCGTTCGTCTTGCGTCATGATTTTACTCCATCCATGCCAGACACCCCGGCGTGCTACATCGTCCCCAGCAATGCCCGTTGATAGCCGCTATCGATAGCGTCAGCCGCCCGCCGCAGCCAGTCGGGCAATCTACGGTCTCCTGAGCGTTCTGGCGTTTGTGGCGGCTCCTGAAGGCATCCACGGTATCGGCGGCCATAGCATGACGTTCGAGAATACGGATTAGTTCGATGTTCCTGGCTCGGCCCTCGGCCCGCGTGAACATAGCGAAATGATCACACGGCACGCGGTTTGAGTCCGATGCGTCGCTCAGTTTCCGGCACGGTGCACGCAGTGCCCAGCCGATGTCAACCCCGCCTATCAGTCGCCTGATATCGATGTCCATAGCACACGGACGATCCTCTAACATGCCGCGAAAATGTCGGCATATCTGATCAGGCCCGGCCATCTTCGGGGCGGTTCTCATCCTGCGTCGTTCAGGCATGGTCATCTTTCAGTGGCGACGGCTTCATCATACGATGACGCAATCACGATCATAGTTCACCACCTTCACCCACGGGATTGTCGATGAAGTCCAGAAACTGTCGGCGTTGGTGGCCAGTCATGCTGCGAACTTGGTCTACTGTCCAGCCATAGTATTCAGCCAGGCGTAGCTCGATGCAATCCTCGGGCGGTCGCAGGCCGATCATTACGATGTCCCACACGTTAGTGTTGTTGTTTCCGTTGCGGCCAACCAGCATGACCGTGCCCAGGGATAAGCTGCGTCGGACCGTGCTGGGCGACTCGCGGCCCGCACGAATGTTCTCCACGATGACTCCAGTATCACGCACCTTGATCCGCACGCCAGACGGCTCCATACGGTCGGACATCAGCATCATGGCGTGTGCTTCGCCCAGTGGCCGCAGTTCCTCCAGCAGCACGCACGACAGTATCTGGCTATATGAATCCGACCGCCGTCTGGTGAAGCATGACGTCATTTTGCGTCGTTCGACTGTTCTCGTGATTCGGAGTCGCTCCGGACGCTGCCGAACGTCATTGATCTCGATAACGATGAGGTTTTCTACAGTGCCACGATCACACCGCGGGTTAAATCGTGGGTCAGCAAACGTATTGCGATAACGTGGGTTTGGGTAGTTCTCATTCACGAGAGCATCACGACCATCGGAGAAACAGATCTCAGTCTCGGTTATGATCACCAAGTTTCGCGGCCCGCCAAAGTTGGACCAGGCACATCGTAGCTCGACATCGTAGACTGACGGCACGCGTCCACCGACCAGAAGCGGCCTGATGTACATAACCAGGGCATTGACGTTGTGGCCCAGGCTGTCGGCGATGACCTTCATCATCACCTTGCCCGCCTTCGTGATCACGAGCATACCCGTCATAAACTACACCGTAATCTTTCTAGAGTTGGATCGTAGCGATAGTTGTGCTTGACGCAGATATCCTGACACTGCTCCCAGGTGATGTTGCCCGCCTTGTACTGAGCAATCGCGTCGTTGGCCGCCGCCCGGTCGGCGTTCAGTTCGGCCCGCAGCTTCACCACCATATCGTGTAGCGGGCCGCGGTGCGGCTGGCACTTGTGCAGGGGCAGGCCCAGTGCCTGGAAGAACCGGCCCAGCCAGCCGATCTGGTCACCACACTTCTGACAACAGCTACTCGGGTACATGATCTTCTCCTGGGCCTATCGCGGCCATCACTCGATGGTAGAGATCTTCAGGGAACTCGGGAAGCTGTAGTTCGCTTCTCACAATCTTCCCGATATCGGCACGCTCCAGTTCCAAACACGTGCGGATAATATCGTTTTGGGCGACGACGAACTCATCGTAGGGCTTCGTCGAGTCAAACTCGTTCTGGAACCGAATCAGCGTCTGCTGCGATACGCCCGATAGGTTCTTCCACACCTCACGCATCAACACAACTCGATCATTTTCTGTCATGATTTCGCCTTACAAATTAATCGTGGATCTCTTGTTTAGTAACGCCACCCATTTAATTTGCCACCCATCCCAGGTTGTTGTGCCATACCACGTCGCCGCGCTCCCGCGGCGTCAGTTCACGATAGTAGTCTCGATGCGACCAGTGATAGTTACGATCCTCACCATCGTGGTGAACCCGCGGCTTCACATGCAGGAGGTTGCCGTCCACGTCACCGACAATGAACTCGCATCCCGCACGCGGGCCTTGTATCTGGATCACTATGTCACCCGCTTCGATCATTATTTCGTACCTTCACGCAACGGTCCCACGACTCACCAAACACCCTCTCCCAGTCATTGCTGCTCACATCGAGGTAGCGGGCAACCCAGGATCGCACGTCAAGCCGGGTTTGCAGGCCCTCGCGGTGCTTGATCAGGGACAGGCCGGCGTCTGGCGTACCGGGCCGCAGGTCGTCGATGCTCAGGCGGGGCACGTCGGGCAGCAGTGGCCGCACCACGTCGCTGAAGGCCCGATAGTAGTCCGGAATGCCTGTGTCGCTAGGCAGGGCCAAACTGAACGCCAGGGGCGGGTATAGCTGGCCGTGCATTTCATCCTCCAGCCAGCAATGTACCTCCCGCACCTTGCCGCGAGCAAGCCTTCGCAGGGGCACGACATGCTCCTTCCACGTGAACTCGCCCGTGCCTTGCCAGATATCGAAGAATCCGCTGTCGTATGATCCCGGCTGGCAGTCCTTCAGGAACTGGAACAGGTCGGCTCGCACCACGCGTCGGTATTCCTTCCGCAGGGCCATGCGGCACAGATTCGGCCACACCAAGTCGATGATACGCTGGTCGTTCTCCACGACGGTGATGCCCTTGACCCGGCGATTGTAAGTCGCGTATGTGGGAGCAACTCCCAAGCCCAGACCGCCGATCAGGGTATTGCCGTGCAGATACTGGACGGCGTCGTCCATCTGCCATAGCTCGCAGGGCACTGTGGACATCCACGTGCCGCCCTCGTACTTCAGGGCGTTCGTGATGACGTCACTGGAGAACCGCAGCGAGACTGGTCGCTTTCCCATCAGAATCGCGTTACGCATCGACACCAGATCGATGGGTACGCCGGCCTTGATGGTACTGATCACCACCTCGACGTCCTCGATCTTGCCGGGAGGTATCATCGGCATGCGTCGCAGCAGGCGGCACATGCGAGTGTTCGTATCCTCGGGCGTCTTGTTGCGTACCAGGGTTCGGCTCATTGTCCATCACTCCTTTTCGTAAAATCACCGGGAAACACAGCACGTTCCAAACGATCAATACGTGCAAGTATGTCCGCACTAGCGGTCTCCGTAATAACTGAAATATTCGCTAGTGCGGAATCCAGCAGTTCATCGATGGCTTGTGATCTGTACATCCGCCTGCCGATCTGACCCTGACGCATAACACGATATGCCTCGATCTTTTGATACCGAGTTTTGCGAATTCGAGCGTCTTTCGATAGTTTTGGAACGTTCTCCATTAGTCTCCAAGCTCCTCTTCGATCTGCTGGTCGATACCCGCCAGAAGCGTCGCTACCTGTATCTCGACCGAATGACGCAGGGCACGCAGGGCCAGCAGCCGTGTCGAGTACAGAAACTTCGGATCCTGCGTCGTCGTATGATCATCTTGCCCAAAGGCATGGCTGACGCAGCCTGAACAGGCGGGCTCAACATGCGGCCCGCTGTGGCCACCGATGTAGTTGTTGTAGAGAAAGCCCTTGGTCAGGCCGCTGCCGCTGGGCGGGGCAACGTCGGGCCTCACGTCCTCGGTAAACCGCATGGCCTTCGCCAGCCTGAGTTCCTGCTGCAGGTCTGCCATTGCCTGCTGTTCCTTCTTCGTCATAGCCATCATACGTCCTTTACTCGGAAAGTGATCTTCAGTACGCCCGCCATCAACCGCTTTGCCACGGGTTCCCAAAGCTGGCCGTCGTAAAAGCGTGTACGGGGCCGCTGGTTACAAGAATATTGGTCACGATAGTGATTCTCCTATGCCTTATCCAGACACGGGAGGTTCAATATCATTTGTGAATCAAATAGATCGTCGGCTGCGGCTGAGGTGATTCAGGCGTGCCACGGTAGTACTTAGCCGTAACCAGAGTGTTCTCGTCCAGGCGACCAAGCTCCAGGATTACCTGAGTCTGATCCAGTTCCTGCCGCGGTATCGCCTCAAGCCATTGCAGAAGTTGCAGGCCAGTCATGATTTGTCACCTTATCAGATCATCTCCACGATATCGTGGGCCAACTCATCGGGCCAACGGTCACCACGACGTTGATCTTCAGCCAATTCAGTACCAAGCCATCGAATCTTCAGATCGGCGGCTGTCGGCCACACACGCTTGTACTTTACGGCGTTATGCATAACGTCGTCGGTGACACTCGTGTCGTATTCATCGACAACCGCGTTTGGAACGAAAACAACGGCGTCACGACCACGATGGCCGTACCACGGCTGATCTAGTCCGACGCTAAGGCGTCCTTTGGCGTTAGCTATCGCGTCCGATTTGCTCGTATGAATCGAACACATATAGCCATCTTTCAAGTTCTTAACAGCGTAAAGCAACATGATTCATACCTCCTATCACACTGGACACGGCCCGCCAATATGATATTAGTTCATTTCGGGGCCGAAATGCGGAGAATTCGGATCGCCGACCGCCTGGTTCAGGCTTTCCGCCGGCGGATCCGCGATCACCTCGATGCCGGGCGGCGGTTCGGTCCACTGATCGCCCAGTTGCGATTTCCAGAACTCGATCATGCCGGGCAGGCAGTGTGCCGCGGCGTCAGCCCAGGTCGGCCAACGGCCACGCAGTTCGCGGAACCGCATTTGATAGTAGATGCTGCTCGCGTTATGAGGGAAATGCGGCTCATGTTTGTGGCCGCAGACCGGGCACATATCCTTGGACGGAGGGAGTAGAAGCATTACGGTGCGAACTCCAGAGTTTCCATGTGCCTTCGACTCCTAAGTATATCTTCGTGCGACACGCGAGGTGGTCTGAACTCGTTGCGCACCACGCGACCGTTCATGAGTTCGTTGTAATCAAAACGAACTTCAGTGGCCTGTCTAAATGAGACGTCCTCACAGGCGAAGTCACACAGAGCGTTCTTAAATATGATAGCTATTCGTGGAATAAGAAGTTCGCCGCGAATGAACCTGCGTCCTCGATCACGCAGACGATACCAGCCCTTCTTCAATACGCGTTCCTCGCGCCCGGCCACAATGATCAACTCAAATCGCTGCTCGACTACACCCCAGTGTCGCATATACGATGAATCGCCCCATGATCCACTCGTGGTGTTATCGTGACCCTCAACTAGCCTGACAATCTCAATCCACTCCTCGCCGGTATTGTCGGTATATTCCTGCATCCACTTCAGTATGCAGCAGTATTCACTAACGAATGGCCGTGGATAGAGACAGCACAGCCCTCCGCACACCTCACAGTGAAACTTCTCGCAGTCCCATAGACGTCTCTCGTAATCTTCCTGCGTCTGGCGTATAACCGTCTCACGAGTAATAGTTTGCATCCGGCGTCGTTCGGGCATCGCGTTTCTCCTTCTCGTAAGCTAAGGCCAACGTCAGATTTACCGTTAGCACCGAGGATAAATGCTGCTGTTCAGGCGGCGTATTGATGTACCGCTGCACGGCTTCGCGGGCCGCTGGCGATAGACTTTCAAGATAGCGGTCGATGTCGAACATCATCCTATCCAGACATGCGGGTAGTCGCTCATGTGGCCCTCGTAAATCAACCAGAACACTTCGTCTCCGCCGATGGTCTCACCGCTTTCGGATGCATAATCATCGATCATGTTTCTGATCTCGGTTGGGCCGACGTTCTGGCCTGCGGTCAGGCGTTGCTGTAAGTAGTCTAGTAGGCTCATGATCAAAGCTCCCAGCCAGGCCGCGATGATGGCGGCGGTGCAGGTGGTTCGGGCGGCGGTGTCTGCATGCGGCGGCGTACTATGACTGGCCTCGTCAGTTCCCGTACCAGGGCGATCATAGCGTTTGTGGCAGTCTCAACGTCGGGCATGCGGCGACTCATGAAGGCCGCCTGCCTGTCTTCCAGTATCTGCTTAATGCGGTTCTTGACGTCTTCGTCGGACATAACCTCGCGGCCACGCACGAAGTCCTCGGAGAACCGCATGATCTGGCCACGATACTCTGACTTACGATAGGCATCGTTGGCCGCGACGAGGCGGGTTAGTAGATTATGCAGAAAGTCGGTGTCGCCTTGGTTCATGCCTAACCAGACACGGCTCACCGAGATGATTCAGGCACTGTCCCGCCCTGGGGTTTGGCTCGCTCTAGATTAGCCTCGCGTGCGCTCAGGTTGATGGGCTTCGACCGGCAGCCATGACACAGCGTGTGGTACTTTTCCTTCGGCTGGAACGTCTGATAACACCGCATACACGGTCGCTTCGGGGGCAGGTCTTCTGCGTCATCTTCTTCGATTAGAACGTCCGTGCTCATGCTGCTTCCTTATTTCTACAAGTCGGCGGGCCGTCACCTCGATGGCCCCGGCTCGCACAGCTACTGCCCGCCGTGCTCGGGTTAGGTCGTAATGATCGCCGTGCCGCCATCCCCTTCGCAAGCCGATACTGCGGGCGAACGCTTCGAGTTCCGCGTCGCTGTCGGCCATAAGATGACAGGCTTCAGCATAGGGCCAGTTGCGGATAAACGCCATAGACGTATCACGTAGATCATCCACGTAGACCGACATCACTACTCTGCTGCCTCTCCATCCTGGCCATCATTTCGTTGTAGCTCGTCACGTCACGCGGCAGGATGGGTCGAGGCTGCCTCCCAGTGTAGTGCGTAAATAACTTGGCGTGTTCCTCGCAGTAGAACGTCGTCCAGCCCATCACATAGTCCATAACCGACTTGCCGCCCAGGCCACTGAAGAACACCGGCGTCTGAATTTCCTCAAAGGCCAGGGTGGGTTTGGTCCTGCACTCCTCGCCTGGCTTACCGAGAAACTTACCATAGAAGTTATGGTTGTGCTGACAAACGTGAATATCTGTGCTCATGACTTCGGCTTTTGCTTCAGTTCGTCGATGTATCGGCCCAGACGTTCAGACACGTGCAGCAAGTCCTCGTTCTCATATACGGCGTTGCAATCCTCCTCGGTTTCGCACGGCAGCACGGCGCAGCACAACAGTTCGTACCGCAGCCGGCGGTTGATGATGTGCATCTCCGATAGCTGGCACTCCAAGGAGTGTTGGTCCCGTCCATCGGAATCGATGCGGCTGCCACACACCCATGCGTATGGCATGCCGCTGATTCTCCTGGTCGGCTGGGCACCACACTTCTGACAGTGATCCTTTGGAAACTTACTGTCGGGGCAGTAGTTCTGTAGATCGGTGTTCATGATCGCGGACTCATTAGAACGAGGCAAACCAGAGCGGCTACAGTCAGCACCACCATCACGATAAACGTCCAGCAGCCCATCGCGTTGCAGCGGCACGGCCAGTAGCCGCACTCCTGGCACTTCATAGTTCGGTCGTTCATTGTCGCGGGGCTGGCTTGTCGGCGGGGCCATGATGACCCTCGGCAACGGGGCCTTCGACGTAGTCGGGCTGCGTCATGACCGGCTTCTCGCTGATCACGTTCAGGCGGCACACATCCATCCAGTACTGGTCGAGGCGTTTGCCGTCTTTGTCGAAGCCGAGGTCCAGGGTCGCCTGGATGCAACCGTACAGGTCGAACGAGATCGACGAGCAGACGCCCTCCAGTCCGGTGACCTTGTCTTTGACCTTGTGGCCCAGCAGGGCCAGATGCTGTTGTACGTTCGTCACTTATGATTCTCCTTGGGTTTGTATTTTGCGTCGTTCGATCACCTTCTCCTCGGCGGCGATGCGGCGTGCCAGGCTGGCAACAAATCTCCACGTCGGGGCCGAGGAATCGAACCAGGGCGCACTTACGGTTACCTTACCAAACACCGTAGCACCAGGGGCTCCCCACCATCTCTGGCCACGAGTTGTGATCGGCATGATCTCGATGAGCCCAGCCCACTGTGGGATATCATCGTGCGTCAGCAGGCCACCAGGCGTTGCGTAGTAAAACTCGTTGCACAGCATCCTGGCCCGGCGTTGCTTCATGCGATTCTTAACGTCGCTGCGAAAATCGGGGCGTGATACTTTGATCTCGATGGATACCCGCCGGCAGCGACGGTCGGATTCTATTCCCCATAAGTCCATCGTGCGCTCGCCGTCGTCGCCGAAGCCTGACCCGACACGCATCTGCCGCATCCAGATCATTTTTCCCCAGGCCCGCATGTTCCGCACGGCGTGTTCGACTTCATCGGCAGTCACGCAGTATCTCCAGCATGGTGTCGGTGATCTCGACGTTGGTGGCCAGCAGCCTGCCGTTATGCAGTACGCGACCGTCCGCTTTGAACCGCAATTGGTTATCAGGGCCGGCAGCCAAGACGATCTCGTTAGATTCGGTGGCCTTAGCGTGGCGACCGATCACTATCGTATCGTGTACGTCGATCATCTCGACCTCACGGGCTTCAGCACGGGGCGACCGTTCTCGATCACAGACTGCACCATATCATCGGAGAAGTCCGGGGCGTCGATGGCCTCGGTTAGAATGACTCCCGTGACGGTGGCTCCATCACGAACGGATCCGTCTGGAACCACCATCGTCAGCGGCGGGCCATTATTGAACTCAAGCGTCAGCATGCGTACCTTCATTTGCAATGAATCCTTACCTTACGTGATGCGTCCTCAAACTTCCGCAGGCCGCTCAGGAACTTCGCGGTATCCCGCTGACTGCGGGCCGCCTTGACTGTAATGGCGTTGATTTCAGCACGCACGACGCCCTCCGCCCGCCTCTCGATCTTCAGCAGAGCCTTGGCCATCATCCAGCAGTGCCAATGCGCTTCTTCAAGCGTGAACTCGAACCCGCGACCGAAGTCGAAGTACTGATTGCCAACCACAAGCCATGTGCGGCACTCCTTGCGGCCCGTGACGCGAATCCAGCGATCAGCACAGTCCCGTTCTTGCACGGTAGCCTTTGGCGGAAGTACCGGCTTGTAATGTCGCGTCGTGATCATAGTTGATGCCTCCAGTGCGTCGGTTGATAGTAAACGTACATGCCACCATCCATGAACCACAGTCGCCCGTTCGAGCCACCACGCCGCATCCGCTGGATGTTCCGTTCGCCCTCGTGGTCGCTGATTTTGGTCTCGACGGCTACATCCATCGGCGGCGAAGTGTCCGTGATCGGCTGCCAGGTTTGTATGTAGCGTCGGGTCATCGCTTCATCACCTTCGTTAGTGTTCGGATCGCGTAGCAAACATGGCTGCCGCAGGCACAGTTCTCACCATGCAGCAGCACCGGAGCAGGCAGGTCGCGTCTCAAGGCGGCAATAGATTCATCGATAGCCGCAGCAAGCTCACCCTGACGGTTGCTGACGGCCAGGGCGGGCCGCAGTAGGGCATCGAGTTTTGGCAAAGGAAAGAACTTGTGTGCCTTACCTCCCTTGCCTACGTTCATCATGGCCATCACTGCCTCGCCGGGATTATTCTTGTCCGGCGGCATCCGAGACCACAGGCCCTGCTTGCCGTCGATCATGAACACCTGTCGCCCGCAATGAATGATGCGTGCCGAGACTGTGTTGGGGTAGTTTTCGATATGGGCCATTTCTCGCACGTCGATTTCTTTTTGACAGTGAGGACACTTCATTTACACGTTCCCATGTTCTGGCCGCACCGCGGGCATACGCCTTCGATGGTCTTGCCGCACACGCATACGAGGTCGGGCTGATCCTTCATGACGTTAGTCCCTCGTGCCATATTTGCAACCGCTAGGTCTACGGGCGGCTTCGACATCTCCTCCACCCAGGCAATCCATCTATCCCATCGAGCCACCGTCGCCATCTGCTTCTCGTACCGGCGGGCACGTTCGCCGTCGCTCAGGCAGCTATGCGGCTTCGCAAACTTGTCGGCCCACTGCTGGCTCTTCGCCCGCTGGGCCTTCAGGTAGATCAGCAGGCCGATAGCCGGGGCCTTCTCCGCATCAGTCTGCTTGAATCCGCAGGCCGGGCAATAGGGCGTCGTGACTTCGGTTCCGCAGCGGCAAGTGCTCATGTGGGCTCCTCCATCGCCTTGCGGTTGCTGTGCTGGTACTGAGCGAATGTATCGGCCAGCCAGTATGAGCGACTCGCCAAGCAGTCCACGCACACCAGGGTGATGCTGGCGTTCCCCGGCATGTTGGCCCGCGGATGCGGGATCTCGCCGTAGGTCGCCAGTCGCCACGTGCGATGGCCGCAGAACAGCCTCTTCAAGAAGTGGATGATTCTCATGGCTTCTCCGCCTTCATGCTGATCACGCAGAACGACTCGCTGCGGGAAATCTGGCCACCGTTCTGATAGTTGAACTTGTGGTACAAAATATGATGCCCCTGCCAGTCGAAGGTAGACCAGCCGTTGCCCACCTCGCGGACGTTCGTCGCTCCCGTGGGAAGGGTGTCACTGGTCGGGGCCACCGTGGTTTCGCCGCAGCCGATACATAAAACCAGCAGGGCTAGAGCTAGAAGTCGTTTCATGTTTGGATCCTCCTTCGCGTTGGGGTGGCAGGGGCCGCTGTTTGGCCCCACAGGCGGTCAAAGTCACTGGCCAGCCGTTCTATCGACCTGCGGGCGACGGGCTCACGTGCGGCCACAGGCGGCGTCACAGCGGGTCGTGACGGGGCCTGGGCTGGCGTTCGGGTAGTTAAGGCCGATACATCGGCCAGGGGCTTGTCCCAGGCGGGCAAACCGGCGTCTTCCTCGCCCCACGGCAAATGGCCGGGAGCCTCGCCGGTCTCGGACCTCGTGTACTGGCCGAACTTGTCCCGAACCATGACCACCGGCGGCCCAGACTTATTTATGAGCCCGTGGAAGATGATCTCGGCAGTAGCTTGGTCGATGTCGTGCATGGTGCTTTCAATACTGGACACCGCTGCGGCGTATGATTATCCCAGGGCAGCCTCTCGTATTCACGATCTGGATGATGACAGGAGAACCCGCCGTGGCTGTCCAGGTTATGAACGCAGCCCCAGCAATACGGCCCATCGTCGCACTGCTTCGGTCCAACTTGCATCACCCGTCCTCCATCAGTCGCACGTTGTTTTCTTCCCACGGGCTTGGATCGTCGCTCCCGCCATGTTCCATCGGACAGCCTGGGCCGGCTGAGAATAGCTGGGCCGGTCGGCTGCTGATCGTGTCGCGGAACAGTTCGTCGGCACACTCACGGCAGTACATCATCTCGTGGCAGTGCGGCGTGATGCCGGCTCGCGATAGCTTATCCATACGATTTGATGGATCGAATCTACACCGGCACGCTTTGCAGGTAGGCCGCAGGTCACTCATCATAGCCCCTTCTGATCACGCTCCAGTTTGATGCGGGGACTGTTCAAGTACCTGTGCATCTCACGCCACAGGCGGCGGGACTCATCGGTCAGCCATATTAGGTAGTCCAGTGGAACAGCATCGATACGCTTACCCTCGTACTTCCCAAACCTCATGGTCGCCGTCTGGCCATAGGCTTTGGCCTCGACATCGTTCATGGGTACGGTCGCCGCAGTTCCCTGTTCCGGACGAACAGGTGCTGGTAGCCAGGGACTTATCAGTTCGCCTAAACGATTAGCAACAATACGACGACCGAGATCATTCATATCACTAACTTCGCTAATGACCAAGGCTGCCAACTCGGATGCAACTTCACCTGGACTCATTTAGGTTGATTCCTTACTAAATTCCGTTCCACAATCGCCTCTGCAACTCGAAGTAAAGGCCCCTCACCCCAGACACCCATAGCGTTATTCACTAGTAACCAAACAATTCTAATGTTACCCTGAACGTAACCACACGATGGATCAATACGATCTAACGACATCTTTCCGTAGTCAGTAGTTTGCTCAAACGGCATAGCCGTTATAGCACAAACACCGCCCTGTAAATCATAAACCTGACGCAGGTATTCTAGCGATATGTTGCAATCCAGGTTACGTCTGGCACTACGAGCACGTGCGTTTCGCATCATACACTCTAACGCTATGGAAACATCTACGTGACGACGATCTCGATGCTTGCGTTGACTCTTGCCAATTATCGCCCTTGCCTTGTCTGGATCATTCTTCCAAAGTTCTGCCCATCTTTTTGCACTACGCATATTTATAGATTCACGATTCCGTAGGTAACACTGGCGATTTGTGTACCTCTTTCTAGCCTTCCTAATTTCTTCAGGACTTGTTTGAATTCGTCGTCGTTCTAGCATGGCGATGCTCCTTATGCAGTCCGCCAGAGGCCCTGGAGCATCGCCAAACGCAGACAGGGCGTGGCGGACATGATTTGGGCATTGGCGATGCTCGACTAGACTCATGGTACATTAAACCACAGCCGATAGCAACTCACGGCTTCACCTTCGCTTTCGCCGCCTTCTCCCGCATCGCCGCGGTCGCCCGCAGGAACGCCTCGGCGTAGTCAAGCTGGCCCTGAACGTAGCCGTCGTGCCAGTCCTGCGAAGAGTTTACATCAGGAAGGGCTGGATGACCTCGGCGAGCCTATTGGCCACAATACGCCGACCAAGGTCGTCCATACCCTTCACCTCATCGTTGAGGATGGCTACAAGCTCGGCTGCGACTTCTGCTGGGCTGTTCATGGCATGTGTCCGAAATAGCGGCTAACCGCGGTATATGATGCTTCGCCGTAGCACACGTGCATCCAAATGGCAGCAGCGATCCACCGAGGCAATTGTGCCCAAGATTTATCCCATTGATAGAGTGCCCAACTAATCGTTGACCACCCAAAGTAAAACGCCAAAGCATCGTATCCCACGGACAGAACGACCGCCGTGCAACAGATGCTCGCTAGTATGATCGATAGCGTGCTCATGTTTGTTAACCTCCTACGTTCAGGTTAACAGTCATCCGCAAGCCGTGCAAGGCTTACGGCATCGTTGTCATTCTCCGTTTGCTCATGAGCTTGGTGTAGACATGCTGGAGGCCACCCTGCACCTCGGCGAAGAACTCATCGTCGGCATCGCAGCGGTCCAGAAGCTCCTCCAGCCAGGCGTTGGCCCACTTCGTGATCTTCTTGCGGCTACCCTCGGCCACCTCTTCCAGTTCAGCCACCTTCTTCTTCAGGTCGGTGATGGTTTTCTCGTGCAGGCCGATGAGCTTCACCAGTTGCAAGGCTTCGGGCTTGTCTGTGTCGCAGCCCCACACCAGGGCATGGATGATATCCCGCAAATCCGGGTAACCTTCGCCCTTAACGCCGGTAGCCTTGACGACGATGTTGCAGCACGCGATGTTCTTCGCCACCAGCATCTCGGCCAGTTCCTTCACGCCCGTGCCGGGCGGGACGTCCTTCGGGTTGAGGTGATGCTCCATGATCGCCTTCGCCCGGTACATGGCCTCGACGCTACAGTGCTTGGCCGCGGCCAACTGCTCGTTCGCCTTGTCGAGTTCCATGCCACGCAGGTTGGACTCGAAGCTGTGATGATCTTTCAGGCGTTCGGCGTTCTTCAAACGAGACATCACCGCTTTGGCGGCGTCCACGATGTCGACGATGCTGTCGTCAGGCTCGGGTATCAGAACGTCCCGCACCTCCTTCAGTATCTTGGAAAGGTCGTGGGCCGGTCCTACGCTACTATCGCTCATGGTTTGTTCTCCTTATGCTGTACCAGACACATGCTAAATGAGGGCAGGGAGTAGAACGTGAGATACTACTCCCCTGACAATGCTGCGAATACAATTCGCGGCTTGTTTACTTCACGGCCTCGGCGGTCTTGACCGCAGCCTTGGCCTTCGCGGGCGGCACGTCCGCTGTGGGCATCGACAATAGCATGGTTGGCCCTGCACCGCTGCTGCCGTTCATTAGGTACACCGGCATGCGGCCATCCCAGGTCTCCAGCATGCGGCTCTGGATTTCAAGCTGCTTCAGCATCAGGTACGCCTGCGGGTTCTCCTGAAGTTTCTGTAGCTCATACGCCTTGGCGTCGGCGACAGCCTGGATGCCCTTGGCTTCGCCCTGCTTGATGGCCAGCACCTTGGCTGCCTCGCCCTCGCCCACGGCCTGCAAAGCCTTCTTACGCTCCGTGGCGGCTTCCTGTTCGGCCTTGGCGACGTTCTTGTCCTGCTGCTGCTGGAAGACCTTGTCAATGGATGTCTGGATGTTAGGATTTGCGTAGGTCAAACCACCCTTCATACCAATGCTTGTGATGGTAATTCCTCGCTCGACGAAGTACTTCTGAGCCTCGTCTCGCATCGCCTTCAGGAACTCGGTCTTCCTATTGCGACCTTCATCCATCGTGTACTTGGCCGCCTCGTCGGAGAAAACCCGCTGGAGAACGGCTCGCACCTCGGTATCCATGACGTCTTCAAGCCCTACGGTCTTAACGACGTAGTCATCCTTGTATCCGCCGCCCGCCTTGATGACCCTATCCTTGTTCGCCGGATAGTTGAAGAAGAACTTAACCGCGTCTTCCTCAGTCAGAATACGGGCAACGATGGAGATGCCGCAGGAGAAGTTCACCGAATCACTGGACTCGACGTCAATGGCCTGGTCCCTGAACGACGTTCCTGTGTGCGGGGCTGCGGTCCACTCTCGCGTACATGGAACGCGATCTACAATGAAAACCTGAGCGTCGGGGATAAACTTGCCGTTGTTCCAACCATGACCCATGTCCTGCCAGCGGTACGGAATAAGGATGCGCTTCGACTGCACCCAGGGTTTGCCCTCGGCAGTCTGCTGAATGAACATCTGCGTGGTCTTCGTCGCCGTTTGCTTGCTGTTGTCCTCCTTCTTCACCATGAATGCCGTCTCGGAATTACCGACATCGACGAAGACCGGAGTATCGTAGGGCGACTGACACCCACCGACAAGCAATAGCAGCAACAACGCTGGTGACATACTGGTCGCAAAGGTTTTGCCCGCCTTCGTGGCGCGCTTCAGTTCGGGCATGAAGGTCAGCAAGGTCAGCAGGGAGAACGAAGTCCAGATGATCGTGCCTGGGTACTGCTTGGCGACTTGCCAGAATCGCATGTTCTGCTGCTCATGCCGGGAGCGACTGTGATCAAGCTGGTTGTAAGCCATTTGGTCGTTCACCTCCGGAACGACAGCGTAGTGCCAGTAGCTGTGAGCCACCAATGCAGCCACGAACATGAATCCTATCAGAAACACTTTTGCAAACATAAATCACCTCCGGGTCTAGAAATAGGGTAAAACGTCATTGAGCATCCAGACACGTCGGGTTCGTATGACGCCTGGATGATTTAGCGAGCCACCTCAACTGCGACGGTGGTCGCTACGATATCGGGGTGGCCGTCCTGATGAGTGTCGGTGATCGCGTACCGCGTCACCACCTTCGATCCTGCACAACCCGCACATACTAACAGAACCAGAATAGCTACGATCCGCATGATATCATCCTTGACTCTAGGGTTTGTAATCTACTCGCACACTGGTTTGATTCGGCTGCCCGGCACGTTGTTCTTGAGGCACGCGGGACACAGCACCGGGTCTTCGGTCTGCCAGCCCTTGGCCTCGTGGTCGTCCTTGCGTTGCAGGCGGGTGCAGTAATGGCACTGGAGGCGTTGCGGCTTCCCACGTCGCACACGCAGGCCCGACAGTGGCATACCTGCGGCGGCCATAGCCAGTAGCGGCGAGAAGGACATCGGGCGTCGTTTTACGGGCATGCCGGTCTTGGGCGGGCCTGCTATCTGTACCATAACGGCGTCTTTGCCAGTCTCGTCCTTCACCACCTGCATGGCATCTTCCAGGTTGGCGGGCGGTATGCTGCTGTCGGAAGTATTCACAATAATCGTTCCTCCATTATTGATGATGTCGCGTAAGCGTTCTTTGTCCATTGGTCACCGTACTAAGTTGAAGCAGTGGTCGTTCAGCCGTACCTTATCTCCTGGTTTCACGTTTGTCCCGCACTAGACGCCGGCGGTCGGTCGAAACTGGATCGGCCTTGCGTCGTTCTTTGGCCCTGGTGGCTCGACGGGCGTCCCGCCACCATACCATACGATGATACGTTACGTCTATAAACACCACCAGCAGTAGACCCAGGCCACCACCTATCATCACGCACATGATCTCACGCATTACAGTTCTCCCGTGGACTGAATCCTTCGTCGCACGACGGTTCGCTTGCCGCGTGTAATCTTTCTTCGTTTGACTGGTTCCGGACCAAGACGGTTCAACGTCCAGCCGACCGGCAGGACGATGCCATGCTCGGTTTCTCTGTCCATCAGGCCGGCAAGTATCGTGATAGCCAGTTGGCTGTTGCTGACAACTCGGCTGCCCTGGCGAGACTCACCGGGCGGGTATGTCAGCACCCATATCACGCGGTCGGTATTTGCCTCGACGTGGGCAATAATACGTTGTTCAGCATTAACGAACGTTCGCGGCAGCGTGTAGCCCACGGGAAGCCGCTGGACGTTCGGCTCGGCGGGCGTCACCTGGCTGTGGGATCGCAGTCGTCGCAGATCGGCTTCTGTAATATAGGGCTGATGTTGCTGCTCAACTGCTGCTTCCAGTCGGCGTATAAACTCCGCTCGCGGTACGTCACCACGACCGAAAAGGTTGCTGAATGACATCGCGTCAGCGTGTGCGCTCGAATAGTTACTGTCCTGCGTCAGCAAGCTGCCCGGTATTCCCAGCGACTCATTAGCCCGCCGTGCGGCGTCGGTGGTAACAGCGGCTATGGCCTCGGGCGTCGGTGGTGGCGGTGTTGGCCCCAAGCGATGCTGTCGCCGCTCGGGTGGCCGGGCTCCATACATAGGCGGAATATCCAGTCGGGATCCACGTCGACGGGCTTCGATGATGTTGGCCGCATGACCGTAGTCCTCACGGTTCCGCTGCGGGTAGAGATGAATAATACTGTCAGTATCACTAATCTGCTGACCAAACGGCAGCCCTTCCTGAATAACGATGTATTCTCCGGTTCGCAGGCCGTAGAGGGACACAAGGTGCATGGCGTCGATGAAATGGCGGTCGCCGTCAGACATGCTGGTGACGTAGCCGGGATGCACTGCGTACCGCGGCCCGTTCATCGGTTCAGGATTGTTTGGGTTCTGCTGTGGCATGACGCTAAGCTCCTACCTTCGACGCGAAAGATCACTGCCCCGCACCCAGGTTAGTCCGCCACCTCGATGATTTCCGTTGTGTCCTTGCCAGTACGAGCATCGACAGCCGCGACACTCTTCTGGACACGGGCCGAACAGCCATCGTAAGAGTCTCTTCACGGCTTCACCGCAATCTGTCGTTCCAATTCGTGGATACGGGCCTGGGCCTGCCGGTACAGCTCAACCGGCACGGTCGTGGGGTCGACCTTCACCGCCCGGTTCTGGAGACGCTGAATGGCTCGCAGATCTTCCAGGCTTTTGTCGCGGCGACGATTGAGAATGGCACGAAGCTGAAAGTTCTCATCCTTGATCTCCTCCAGAGCCTCGACCAAGGGTATGCCGCCGTACTGCAAGGTCACGCCCGCCAGGAGCCCTTCCAGTTCCTCGATGCGGTTACGGGCGGCCTGAGCCATCTCGGAGCAGTGTGCCCCGTACAACGGCCCCTTGCGGGCGATCTCGGCCAGGGCTTGCAAGAGAAGTTCGTTAGCTTCATCTACCGGATCGGCATTGTCGATGGGCGGTTCCACGGCGTTTCTCCTTTTGGGCCAGCACACGGCGGCCACGTTCGGTAATCGTGATGCTGCAGTATCGTCGCCGCACCCACCGTTTAACCAGACACTGCACTTCTATCACGGTAATGTACTTTGCGATGACAGTTTGAACAAAGCACTATGCACTTCCGAACCTCGGCTATGATTAGATCAATGGGAACACTAGTATTTATCATGTGCCTAACGCTATCAACTTTCTCGCCAGTAACATGATGAAAATCTAAACACGCAATATGCGTTTCCCCACACGAGCATCTATCAACACCGAGCACAGCAAGTAGACGTAACTTCATGTTCTCGCTACGCTTCCGATAACGTATACGACATGATTCCCGTGCATAGCTCGTTCTTACATAAATCCTCGCAGCCTCTCTTCGGCATGATAGACACGTGGATACGGGCCGACCGCGTGACATACAGAAGTTGCCCGTAATCGGTTTAGTGTACCCACATTTAGCACATCGCTTCGTTGCTATTTTCTGTCGTTCAACCACGACTGTTCTCCAAACGCCGCCCGCCCCACCAGCAGAAGTAGCCGCGAAGTTAGATCGCTGGTGGGGCGTTTGGCGTGTACGGGAGTTCGCGGCTACCGTCGAGTTAACAACTCAGTATAGCTTATCATATCAAACAGTACAACACATATCCACGGTTCGGCGTTGCAGCAACTCATCCAGACACCGCGACTCAAATCGAGACACCCGTATCATCTGCCTGAATCGCAGTCCGTAGACACTGTCCCAGATATAGGCCATGTCCCAGCCGTACTTGGCCGTATCCCGCAGGATTTGTAGCTGCCGGCGGGTCATATCGTGTCATGCACCGTGCGTTTGCCGGCCTTGCGGTCGTGATACTGAGCTTCTATCCAAGCAAATGTTCGTGCCAGGCCGACGCGGAACGATGTCCGTGGCTGCCAGCCCAGGTAGTGCTGAATCATCGTGTTGTCGCTGTTGCGACCAGCCACACCCTTGGGGGCACTGAGATCGTACAGTCGCTTCAGCTTCACGCCTCCGATTTCCTCGGCGATATCCACCAAGTCATTGACAGAGATCGACTCATTGGATCCGAGGTTGATGGGCGTCGCGATAAGATCACTGCATTGCGTAATACGGTCGATGCCGTCCAGACAGTCCTCGATCCACATGTAGCTGCGATTCTGCGTGCCGTCGCCCCATATCGTGATCTCGTGCTTGCCGGTTTCCCTGGCCTCGATCACCTTGCGGCAGATAGCTGCTGGTGCCTTCTCACGGCCACCGTCCCACGTGCCGTGCGGGCCGTAGACGTTGTGGAAGCGGGCGATGAAGGTCTTCATGCCGCGTTCGGCCCAATACTCCTGACAGAACATCTCCGAGAGGAGCTTCTCCCAGCCGTAACCACGCTCCGCCATCGCGGGGTAGGCATCAGTCTCCTTCAGTGCCAGGCACTCGGCAGTCTTCTGCAAGTTGATGTTGTAGGCACAGGCTGACGATGAGTAGAAATACTTCTGGCAACCAGCACGCCAGGCGGCTTCGATCATGTGAGTATTAATCAACACGCTTCGCAGGCACTGGATACGGAACCTCTCGATGAAGCCCATGCCACCCATATCGGCTGCCAGGTTGTAGACTGCGGTCGCGCCCTCACATACGCGATGGCAGTTCTCCTCGATGCTCACATCAAGACTCAGGTTCTCGACGCCGTCGCTGACCTGATACCAGTCGGGCAGTGGCTTCTTATCCACAGCCCTGATGTGAACATGACCTTTCTCGTTAAGTCGTCGCACTAATGATCCGCCGATGAACCCACCGGACCCTGTAACCACAATCACGTCGCTCACGCTTAATTTCTCCTTAGATTTCACCACTATCGGGTAATGTTTGAATACGTCGCCGCACCGGCCTGGGTGCGTCTTCCATCGCTGGCGTCCATAACTGGCCACCGTTGGTTTCGATCCACTGCGGAATCACAGGCGGACCTACGCTCTCCAGCCGCCATCCTATTTCACCAGGCTCGGAGGCAGGAAGGGCTACACCCACCGGCCAGCGGTCGCAGCTTTCCAGGGCCTGTAGTATTTGAACCGATAATTCACAGTTTTCGACTTCCCTGCCACCCTGATAAGATCTGCCGGGCGGATAGTACAGCACCCAGGCACGCTGGTTCGACGGGCAGGCTGCGGCGATTGCCGACTCTGGCCTGTTCGTGTGCCGCCGGCGGTCGATCCACTCCCGCATCTTCTGGTAGGCTTCACTCGATGGCAACACGCTCAGATACACGCAGTCACCTACATAATTGGCTGTTGGCATGAATACGTCGTATTCACCAACCACCAAACCGTAGTTCTGCACTAGCATACGGGCTTCGGTTATGTCACCGTTCCGTTGCGGGCATATTATATAGTGACTCGGCATTTACTTCACGCCAGAAAATACCCACGCCGACAGCCTCTGGTACGTTCCGCCGAACATATTAACGACGTGTCGAATGCCCTTCATCACCACCTCGCTGGCAAACGTCCACACGAAGCTCCAGGGCCACAGGGTCACCCAGGCCACGAGCCTCTTGCGGTTCGGAGCGAACGACGGCGGCTGAATGTGCGGTGGCTTGTCCTCCGACCACTTCATGCCGTAGTTATTAATGAACCGATAGGATCCGTTCTTGACCCAACCGTCCTCGGTGTTGGGGTTATCAACGTAGTGATCGTTGACGTAGTTACGTGACACGCCGTTCAGATACGCAGCGTGTGCAGCGTTATATTCCTTCAGCACCCGCTTCAGGAATATGATCCATCGGGGAAAGCTCCAGAGCATTCCAAGAACCACCCAGGCAATCGGATAAAGCACAAAGTGCCAGGGATGCTCCAGCATCAGCGGCCACAGATTGCCGAATAACAGCCAGGCCAACAGGAATGCGACCACACCGAATACGGTCCAGCCGGGAGCATCATCGTTCTCGGCACAGAAAAAGAACATGGCGGTTGCCACCACCAGCAGCAAGTAGAATGCTAGGCTGCCGAGGACAAAGATCGAGGTAAACATGACGTGTCTCCTTGTGTTAAGATTCTTCCTCGCCTTCGGTTTTGTCCGATAGGCTTTCCATCCAGCGTGCGATACCGTCTCGCTCACCAGCATCATCAGTGTAACGCATCGCCAGCCGCAGGGTCACCAGGGCGTCGGCGTAATGCCCACCCTCCTGCTGCTGCGATGCTTGTCTCAGAAGGTCATCGTATCGCGGGCTCATGCTTCGTACTTCGCCTCGGCGACGCGGGCCTTGGCCTCCATCTCCCTCGCGGCAGAGGTGTACTTCGTCATCTCTACGCTGTCACCGTCTGCATCCAGGTGCGACGGGGGCCATCCGTGCTTGCGAACGGAAAGCATCATGCGGTTCCAGCACTTGAGTAACGTATTACAAACGGCGGTGATAACACCAGCAAACAGGGCCAATATCATGAACGTCCCGCAAAACGACCAGAAGCCAGCGGTGCCATGTTCCAAGATGTTCTCGATCATATTTATTGTCCTGCCAAGTACAGCCCCAGGCGTATCGACGTCAGAATTACGGCGGATAGCACGCAGAGCACTACTGCACCTAACACGCACGCATGACGACAGTCACAATCAGGATGACGTTTGATCTGCACCAGGGCATAGATACTCAGTATCAAGGCTAAGGTCACAGACGAGAGAACGGCGACGCATACGATTATCATATTATACCTCACCAGCTTCTCTGGCGACATTCGGTCACCAGCCTCTGCCAACATGCATCACAGTGTACACCAGCAACCAGTCCGTTGTCGATACGCCACTGACCGGGCCTACCACAAGAACATAACCGTTCCTTCTTCAATTTGGCCTTTCGCTTCTTCATCATACGACGGTAGTCTCTCCACGTCCGCCGGCGTTCGCTGCCGTTCATGTATCGTCGAGGGTTCATGGGGGATATGAGGCAGTTGTGTTGTCGCCTTACGTGGCATCTGGACCCCGCCGTGCATAAGCATCCCAGCCAAGGGCCGTAACGTCCTCATGCGAGGCTTCCGATATCATCACCAGAGCGTCGATCAGCTTCAAGTCTCGCAAAGCGGCCAGATGCTGCTTGATGCCGTCCAGTAGGGTAACGCAGCCCTCGCTTTGCAGATGCTCTAGAAACAGACTGCGAATCTCCTGCCGTTCACGATGATACACTTCATTCATGCGTTCCACCTCGGTGATACTGAGGTGAACCTCCTGCATGAGATCGTCCACCATAATCTCGATGTTCGGATCCTTGTCCTGGAGCTTGCGGCAGTTCCGCCACCAGAACACGGCGTTCTCCCGCAGCTTCTTCGCCTCGCCATCCAGCTTCTGACGTTCCTGCATAAACACCATGAGGTTGTGGAACTCGATAGACCAACCGTGCTGACCTTCCTGGAGATCGATCTCGTCACCTCGCAGGCCGTGGGCGATAGCCTGGAATTTAGCCCGCACTGCTTCGTATTCTACTCGTGTAGCGTTGTAATCTGTCTCCAGTGCCGCCATCTTCCGCGTAATCTCGTGGCACTTCTTTTCCCAAGTGTCACGACTGAGTTTCAGGCCGTGAACCATCGTCAGCACGCGACCCAGCGTCGGGTTGCCTGGTTTGCTGGCAACGTACTGGTCGCAAATCTTGTCGATGCTGTTCAGCACACCCAGGGCTGCATGCAGCTTCTTGAACAGGACGTCGGAGCAGGAATGCCCACCGTGCGTGCCTGTGGGCCACGCGTAGCCGCACGTGCAGCATACGCTAGTCTTCGGGTCGCGTACCGGCTGCATGAACGCAGGCTGCTGCTTCTCCTCCAGGCCGATAGCTCGACGAATGATACGGTTCAAAGCCTCCAGAGGTTTCACGCGGGCTTCCGGTTCCAGGTTGAGCAGGGAGGCACAGATCACCTTCTCGTCCATGCACTCGTGGCACTCGCAGGGCCTGCCCGTAGGCTCGCCACGCACCGTAGCCTGCATGCCGTGGCAGCGATGCTCCCAGCCGTCCCGCACGTTACAGCCGTCGCAGATGTTCGGCGGCAGGTCGATGTGGGCTACCGTGCAGCCCTCGGCCTGTAACTCAGCGGTCGTCTTCTCTGGTTCATCGATCAGGTCGGCCACGGTCCTGCCGCAGTGCGAGCATCCGCCGGTGCAGACAGCCGTGCGGGGTCATCGGCCCGTGACAGGTTGGGCATGTATTCATAGCAGTCTCCTTTACAAGATTCGGGTAGGGCATACGGGCCAGCAGCTTGTCGGCCTCCTCGGGCGTGACGCTGACCGGAAGATCGTAATCTTCGGTGTTGGCCAGGATGCCGTCCGCACAGAAGTCAAGGGTGATGTCGCTGTGCCGCACCGCCTCTTCGACCACGCGGATGGCGTCGGCCCGCGTGAAGCACAGGGCGAACTCCTGCGAGTCATAAGCCTTGATGATCGTATCGACGGCGAGGCAGTGATCCGAAGCGCACTGGAGAACGCCAGTGCGGTTGCGTGCCCGCAGGAACTCGATGGCCTGCTGCAACGATGACTTGACGGTATCGCTCATGATTTATCCTTGGGAAGTAGTTTGAACTCTTCGGGCTTGTAACCACCGCGGGTGCCATCGTCGAAACGGATGGTGTACAACAAACCGATCATCTCGTTGAACCCCACGATCTCGCCAGGTACGCCCCACTTACGTTCGCCGAGAAGATCGGCAAACAACTGATTCTCGGTCTCGGTGCGAACGGTACGCGACCTCGTCGTCACGACTCGCGTGCCCAGCGGTATCGGGGGCCACATCACCTCAACATCGCTGGCGTCCTCCAGCGTCTCCAGTTCGGCCCGTTCGTATTCATAGCTGGAACGATCTCGCAGGATGTGCCAGGCCAGCCAGCCGTTGTTGGTGTCGATGGCCCGCTTGATGCGGTTGTAATCATCGGTCTCCTGCTGCCAGGCGTTCAGCGACCGCCGGTACTGCTTGAACGTCTCCTTCGCCGCAGCCTGCATGGACGCTGGCATCTTCTCGATGTCGGCCTCCGCGAAGTCGGGCTTCGTGGGAGCGACGCCAGGGGCGTAGTACCAGCCGCCCTCATCGAAACGGGCCTTCAGGACTGACAGTGCAGCCTGGGCCAGCAGTTTGTCGGTCGATGCGTCGAAGTGGCGGGTGCCGTGCTTTTCTTCCAGAACGAGAATGCGTTTCATGATCATCCACGGGGTTCGTCGCCGGGAACGACAGCTTCGCCCAGCGGCATGGGTCGGTTCTCAGGGTATTCGGGATACGTCTTGGGATGGGCGGCGTGCCATGCAACAGCAGCCTCCTGATTCTTGCGATCCTCGTCGTCGCGGGCCTGTGTAATACGCTTGTGGGCCTCGATCAGTTCCAGGCGGGCCTCCTCCTTCTTCGCCTCTTCATCCAGGTCGGGGGCGATCTCCACAACCGCCTCGGTATCCGGGTCGGTTGCCGGCAGTTCGGTCTGATCGTCGCCGCTGCTGTGGCTATGCTCCATCTCGGCGGGCATATCACCGAACGTCTCGCCCAGGTAGCGGAAGACGTAGTCGAGGATGCTCTTGGCATACCGCACGCACGTCTCGCCCTTGGTGTAACCCATAGGCTCAAACTTCGTGTGGCTGAACTTCTCCACGAGCTTGTACAGCGGCCACCCGCTTTGCAGGCAGAAGCTGGTCAGGGTGGCGATGCCGTCGAGCAGGCCGTCGATGGTGCTGCCCTCCTTCCGCGTCGTCAGGAAGATCTCGCACAGCCTGCCGTCAGGAAAGGTGTTCGAGATGATGAAGAATTCGACCGGATCGGGCGACGTGCCGTCATCGGACATGGCGAGGATGGTGGCCTTGTGCGTCAGGCCAAATCGGGTCTCGGTTGGTTTTTCACGGTTCATATCGGTCTCCTTGATAAGGGCGGAACGGGCGAGCGACGCCTCCGAATCACAGAGAGTCACTAGGCCCGAAGGCCACGCCATTCTAAGGGATGCCGTGCGTAGCGATCCCAACCATCCCTGCGTCGTAACGCCGCCCGCACCATGCATCACCAGACACGAACTACATACCGGAAAACACAATAATCCAGTCGTGCAATGAACTGCCTGACGATACGTTAGCTACATAAACTTGCTGGCTTTTTAGCCCGAGGGCATTCACATACAGCTCCTTGACCACCCAGTGTTCATCCTGCCACGCCAACTGAACTGTAATTGGTGATTTAAGGCTTGCCGCACGAGCATCGTCTTTCCATTCGGATGACGGTATAGAGTACTCGTCGCGGAACGTAACCGTCGCCGTGTACGGCGTTATCATCGAATCCGTCTTCTTGACATCATAATGCAAGTCATGAGCAGTCGCACCACGCGGCGTGCCGCGTGCCACGCGAGCCAGAATATCCTTCATGGCCGAGACTGGATCGGGTTTGACCGGAACGGAAACCAGGACAGGATCAGCAGACTGTTTGGCGTTGGGTGTCGACGTTACGGATGTCTCGAACGAGCATCCGGCAACGATCAACAAAAGTACGAGACTCGCAAACTTCATGATACTACCTTTCGAGTTAGTGGAGATGTAAACCTGCATCACGTCACCAGACACTACTCAAGCGGTGCATTTCCGATATCATATCTCCCGTCACCGGCTCGCGTCAGGGTGCGGTACTGAAACGGCATTACGCCAGCGTTGGGCGGGGATTGGCTATCGGGTACGATATCGAACGATGGATGATATACAATGAACGCAAACGCCGCACGATGCGGCTCGTGGTGAACGCTGCGTATGACAGCCCCGTGCGGCAATTCGGGGTCGATGCCGACCACGATGTAGTCGGGATCCTCGCGGTAGAAGGCGATCAGCAGTTCTCGCTCGCGGATGTAGTATATCATCTCGCGGCGTTCCCGGTTGGGGGCATGGGACATGTCCATGACTCGCCCGCGGGCCACGCCACGCAAATCTTCACCGATGGCGGGGCATCGCGGTTGGGCCTCGCAGATGACTCCCGATTGACCGTTTCCCATGTGGAACGCTAGGTTCTCGGGGCCACCCAGCGGTAACGGGGCTGCCCGCCCGCCTGAACGCGGCACGTTGCTCACGTTGGGCCTTGCGGAAGATACGCGGCCCGTTTCCGTACTATGCCACTGAAGCCGCCTGTCGAGGTTTACGGCCTCGTCAAAGGCTACGCCGCTGATCTCCTGTCCGCGAAGCGGTACGTTATCCGGTGGAACCCACAGCCCGGCGATACCGGCACGCTGCCCTGGCGGGTAGGCCACCTCCATGTTCAGCACCACCTGACCGTTACACACATAAGCTGTACAGTTCCTAACCGTCGCCGGCTCACCGTTGATGTTGATGAATCGGTTCATCAAGTCGACGTTGATGTTGCCCGGGTCAGGGCTCGCGATCCTCATACCGAATTGACCGGCACGCATCGGTTCGGGGCGTAGGGACGGCGGAACGGGTGGCGGACCACCTGTGTTCATACGTCGTCGAACTACAGGCGGTGTCTGGATGCGTCTACGTTCGGGCATGACTTGCTCCTATACGACGTCTAGACACGAAGATTCGCTTTACTTCGTCCACATCGGTGCGGAGCGTAACCAGTTGCCGCATGATTGCCAGTCCATCATCGCGGAACTTCAGCAGGGCGGCCCTGCGGGACGCGCTGACCTTAACTGAATCGATGTTATCGTAAATAGCGTCGATGCTGCCCCACTGCCGAATAGCCTCGCTGGCCGTCTTCTCGCCCCATCCCGGACAACCAGGCACACCGTCTCCAGAATCACCAGCGAGGGTCTGATAATCAATCCACTGACGCGGCGTCAGGCCCTTCTGATCGAGAAGAAGCTGCGGCGTCATCCACTCAATGTTTGTGATACCCGATCCCAACAGGTGGAACTTCTTGATGATCGTTACGCGGTCGGCAACCAAGCACTGGTTGAGGTCTTTGTCGGGCGACGCGAGCACGGCATCACTGCCCACGGCGACCGCCCTGGCGGCTAAGGCAGCTAGGCAATCATCCGCTTCAAAACCGTTTACCTGAACCACCACGGCCCAGTCCTTCAGCACGCCCAGAGCATTCTCCAGTACGAAGTGCAGGTTCTCGTCGTGCGGGCGTTCGCCCCGTTTGGCCTTATAGGGCGGATAGAGATCATGCCGGAAGCTCCTGCGGTCGAGGCACACCACCACCAGCTTCGGCTGTAGGTTCCGCGTCAGGGCGTCGATGCGGCGCACCACAGTCTCCAGCACATCGTGCCCGTTGTTGGCATGGTAGATAGTGTGCAGCCAGTTCGTACCGTCGATGCCGAGATAGACTTGACGGCTGGCCCGTGTGGTAGCGACATCGAACAATGATCGATCCGGGCGGCGGATTGCCATCATATCCTCACGGATACGTGAACTCCGGTCAGCAGCGACTTGGTCACTCCCGCCGGCATCTCGGAGCTTGAATATTCCTTGCGGCCCAGCGATATGCTCAGCACGGTCAGGCCGGTCCGTAGCTCGAACTCTCGCACCAGCGTGCCCACCGATTCAGCTAACGCTATTTTGGCTCGCTTGGCCTCGTCGATGTTCATGCTTTGGATTTCCGGTACTTTGACCTCGTTCATCAGGGCGCACATCTTACGGATGGCCTTCTCCTCGATCTGGCGGATGCGGGCGACGGTGGTCTTGAAGATGTGGGCCACCTCCTGAAATGTGTAGCAGTAGCCATCGCCAAAACCGAACCGCAGCTTGAGTATCTCACGCTCGCGATAGGTGATCTTGCTGAGATGAATCACTACAGCGTCTTTGCCCAGCACGGAGATCGCCGTGCCGAACTTTTGCAGTACTTCAGATCTTGTTGGTTTTTTGGTCATATTACTTCTTTCCGAATCTAAGCCAAATATCACTGCCACTACCACAGGCCGGGCTGAACCAAACACGCTCGCGGCCCGCGTTCCCGCGAAGAAACTGCCCGCCCTTCTCTACCTTCTTGTTAGCCCCATCCTGACCCTGGTTTCCGTAGCCTCCTGCGGCTGTCCACGCGTGAACTGCCCATCCGTTCTGCTCAAGGATATCACCTTCCGGTGTATAGCCGCAGTACGCGATGCGGTAGATATTCGTGTCTTTGTTCGCTCGGCACCACGCGGGGTCGGTATGCTGGATGCACCACTCCTTGATCTTGGTGCTGATGTCGGCATCCTGATTTGTGTATAGGGTGCCGTTGAAGTTGGCATCAGCACCGTAGGGCGGGTCGAACATGATGCCTATTTTGCCCGTTCCCGTGAACGCGGGCGTCACGGCCCGCGACCAGTCACCGCTGAGGACTAATGTCTGTCGCATGCGGTACGACAGGGCTCGCATCCACGACTTGAGGTAGTCAAGCTCCTGCCGCAGCACGCCCCGGTTCCCCACGCAGGGCACGCTACAGGTGATGCCGTTGCCGTCCCGTCGCGGGTCGTCCTTCTCCAGGCACACAAGCTCGTCGTTGATGACGTACCACGGGCCGTCGCCGCTACAGAACCCACCGCCCAGCTTCATGCAGATGCCCCACAGCCACCACGCGCCGAGCTTCACGTCACAGAAGTCGGTACTGCCGCCCACGAGCTTCCGCATGCGATCCCTGGATCGCGTGAGGTGCGAGTGGATGGCGTGCAGTTCCATCTCGGCCAGCATGATACCGTTGCAGATCTCAGCCACCTCGTCGGGATGACGGCTGATGGCCCTCCACGCGTTCACCAGGAGGGCATCGTAGTCGTTGAGGACTTCACGGCCCACCCACGGCTGTGGTCGCACGAGGTACGTTGCTGCGGATCCCATGCACGGCTCGATATAGCAGTCGAGGGTCTTGGGATCCAGGCGACTCCATATCTCATTAGCGACACCGCTTTTTCCGCCGAAGTACGGATAGGGGGCAACAAGTAGCTTCTCGTCCACGTTCCCGCTATCACCAATATGCCTGCGAGCAGGGGTCGCAATCGAGCGACGGACGAGGGTACGCTGGTCGGATGTCGGTTCTTCCGCGACGGGAACCTCCACGGACGAGATGATGCGGCGTCGTGTAGGTACGGTTTCGATATTTCGGCGTTCCATTTACTTCGGCTTTCCTTTACTCCCTAGTTTAGACGCGGCCCATTCCAGTCGATCCTGGGCGACGCGAGCGATGCGTCGTAGCTCAGCCGAATCAAACCGGCTGGCCTGCATAACTTCAACAAACTCAACATCGGTTTTGGCCATCCGAGCCATATCAAGGGGATCGGTGGGCCACAGAGATTCACTGTGAATTCTGTTCGTGGGTTTGTGCGGCTGCGGCCTGGGCTTCATGGTGATCTCCTATTCCATCGCCTGACTGCTTCGGTCAGGCCCGCGGCTGCGATCTTGGGATACCAGTAGCTCAGACAGTTCTTCTGAATGTTGTCGATGATACTACTCATCGGAATCCTCTTCGTTACAGATTTCTTTGTGACCACAGTCGACGTTCCTCGCCTTTCTTCTTGTACGGGGCTCGATATAGTGATTTGCATACAGGGCAAGGTTGGCAACCGTACATATTGCTGTTTGCATGGTCGTGCTTGATGATGTTACTCGCCAGCTTCGGCATGTCTCGTCACCCATGTCGCCCGGCGTACCCGTCGCTGGCGACGCTCGATGTCGTGGTGTCGCTGGCAGTACCGCCCGGCCACGGCCTTCTCTGGGCACTTGATGCACAGACCGGCCCGCTGGTGCAGTATCTGGTACTTCCGCTGCCGCGATACATGTTCCATGACTAACCTATACCCGGCACCTGAATAGAGCAGACCGTGTCGTTCGGCGTCGTACTGCTCCACGTGTCGCCGCGTTCATGGCCGACCACGTATGCTTGCAGGAGGCTCAGGCCCTTCTGAATCACCAGGGATGGTGTAAGGTCGTAAGCATCGCACATGTGGTCGATGAAGGCTTCGGCTTCCGGTGTGAACTCTATTTCCATGATATTACATCCATTGTCCAAGGTGGGATCCGCTTTCGTCGCGGGTCACGGTAAGTACACCATCAAACAACCCGCTGTCCAGGCTGCGGTGATCGACGATAAAGATTCGTTTGTTTTCCACGCGGGCTCGCGTGCGTAGAAAGTCCAGCAAGTCGGCAACACCCTGCACGTTCAGGTGTGCTGTCGGCTCGTCCCATATCTCGCAGTCGCACATCACGCCTGCGTAGTCGCTGACCAGCTTCATCATGCCAACCGTAGTCGCTATCCGCAGACGCTGCACCTCGCCGCCGCAGTATGATTCCCACTTCGACGCAATCTCCGAACCCGGAGGTGCGATCATGGTCTGCATGCCGTGGGATAAAGTGCCGGCCTTGGTTTTGCGTTCGACGACGAACTCCACATTCCATCCGTCCAGGCCGAGGGTCGCCACGTCGCTGTTCACGTGCGTTTCAAGCTGACGGAGAGCGTCCTCCATGATGCTCAGCCGCAGGTTCTTGAAGCCGCGGGTGGCCCAGAACTCCATGAACCGCTCATTCCGCTTCGCCACCCGCAGGTCGAACAGGCAGTCCCGCATGCTTTCGCCGAGGGCTCGCATGTTCTCCAGAGTTTCCTCATATTCCAGGGTGCGTTCACCGCTGGCACTAGCAGTCGCCTCCAGCCTCGCGATATCGGCCCGCACATGACGCAGATCGGCCTCGGATTGCTCGCGGGCGGAATCGGTGCGGCGTACCTGGGTCTCCATCTCCTGCCGGGACCGCTGGAGGGTACTGACCGTGCGGTCATGCCCCGCCACCGTCTGGCGGATTTCGGTGAGGGATCGGCGGGCCTCAGTTTCAACGGTCTCCAGTTCCTGCCGTTTGGTCTTGGCCGCGGCCACCTTGTTCGCCCGCGTTGCAAGCTCGGTGTCGAAATGATCTCGCGACACCACCTGCCCGCACTCCACGCAGCGGGGGAATGCCCGCTTCAGGCGTTCTACCTCGCCGCTCAGGCGTATGATCTCGGTTTTCTGGGCGGTTACCTTGGCCGACGCCCCGGCCTGTGCCGCCACAAGGTCTTCCACCTGTATCTGGGCCTCACGTCTCGCCGCTGTGGCCTCGTCTACGGCCCGCTGGGCTATGTGTACCTTTCGCCGCATCCAGGCCACGTCCCGCCGCATAGAGGCTATGTCGGCCTCGTATTGGGTCGCTTCGGCCTCCAGGCGTGTACGGTCTTCCTCAAGCTGACGGCGGCTGCGGGTGATAATGGCGTCGAGGCTCGCCAATCGGTCGGCCACCTCCTCGTAACGGCCCTTCACCTGGGCTTGGTTGGTGCTGGCCTCCGCCGCCTTGATGGCTGCGGCGTTAGCGGCGTCCCTGGCTCGGGCAGCACACTCCTGCCAATAGTCCAGGCCAAGAACGAAACTGAACAGGGCCAGTTTCTCGGCGGGTAGCAGGTCAACGAAGTGGCGGGCGAACTGCCCAACCAATGCTGCGAAGCTGAAGCAATCGAAGTTCAGACCGATGGCTTGGTTCGCTGCGTCCTGATCGATTTCCTGGCCGTCGAGGGTGATGCTTCCGGGCTGCGTAGACCGCCGCATGATATGCTGCTGGTTGCCCTTCAGGTACTTCACCTCGACCGCAGATGATCGCGGCCCGTTCCACGATGCCACTTCCCCGCCACGCAGGCCGCGTGACGTCTTGCCATAGAAACACCACGGGATGGACTCGACGAGGGTAGACTTGCCCGCACCGTTGGAATGTAGCTGGGGGGCGACGGTGTTGTCACCCCCAATCATGTATAATCCGGGACGTTCAGGAAGAACCCAGCGTGTTTCCTCGGCGAACGACTTGAATCCCTTCAGGGTGACTTCCTGTATATGCATCATTTCTCCTTGAACCGACTACCACGTGCGGTAGATGATCGGGTCGTCCACCCACACCACGCGGCGGGTATATCCGTGACGTTGCTCGATGTAAGACGGCGGCTGAACTTGCTTCTTGCAGTTTCGCTGCTCGATACGGGACGGCGGCTGTACCTGATGCCAGACACCGCACTCGCCGCACTTCCGCCACTCGGGAGCAGGAACCACGGTGATCTCATACGTTGATTCCACCCACACCGGGGCCGGATAGACGGTGACGTTGTATGTCGTCTCGTCCCACACCTCTTGCCACGCCGCATTCGCCGTTCCGCAAAGCAGCATCATGGCACAAATCAAACCAGCAAACCACTTCATGATGACCTCCACAAGTTAGTATAGACCGACTGCCGCCGGCGTTCAATCAACCACTACCGTCGCGGTAGTTTATTTCGTTATCGTCGTCATCTCCACCCGCAGACGCGTGCAGTAGCACGGCCTCACGTATGCCGCATGCAGCCGCCTGCTGAAAGAACCTAATTGCCTGGTCGGGGAACTCCGTGAACCGCCGGCGTACTGATTCCACGTCCTCGGTAGCCAGCCAGTTAAATAGGAAGTCCTGCACAGCATCATCTGTTTTCTCCCAGACGCTGCGTAGCTCCTCCAGAGCCATGTCCTGGTTCGACCGGCCACGCAGGAAAGCAATGCGTTCGTCTTCATTCATGATTTCACCTCAGCCGCGTATGCGGCGTCCTCCTCGGCCTGGTTTCGTAAACCAAGCTCGACGTCCCATGTATTACCTCGTTGTAGGCTACACCACATGAACGATACATTCTTCCCACTATCGGTTTTTACTACATAAGTTTTACCGCTAGGTCCGCACTCATCGATAACGCCATGTAGCCCACGATGTTCCGCGGGATCGCATAGGACTTCTTCGCCTACACTGAACGTAGTCATGATTTCTTTTTCCCACCTCGGCGTTCCTCAATCCAGCCTGTAGCCCACTTCCGAGTCACATTCTCCAGAGCCTCACTAGCCAGCTTGGATTCCTTCGCTATGCGGGTCACGTCCTTCGTCATCTTCTTGGCGATCACGTCGCCGTGCTTGGCCATGATTCGCATGTAGCTGGCATGGCTCGCGAGCTTACCCACTCCCTCAGCCAGAGCGTAACGGATGGTGTTCAACTGCGACAGAGTCATGGTCAAGGTGACCACGCTGGTTCGTTTGCTAGAATCAACGCTGATCTTCATGATCTGCCCCGCTTTTTCTGTTCCGGATTACCAGTTCGCACTGCCCGATGCCGTTCACCCATACGTTCCAGCACCATATCAGCCAGCGTGCCCTTAACCCAGGACCGCTTGGCGAAGAACTCGATTCTCAGTCGGGTTGCCGGAGGCGAGCAGCCGTTGTGATCGAAGAACGGTGTCTCGTTGCAAAAGTCGCCAACCTGATATTCCTTACCCCGATAGTAGATCGGGTCTTGGCCGCACCCAAGTGCGTCCAGAATATAGGCGGCCACCTCGGCTGTAACGTAGTTCGTCATGATTGGTCTTTCTTCTCTCGCCGGGCTGCTATCAGCTTATGCAAAGCATGCCGGGCAGGCGACTGTGGGTCTTTGACCTTCTCGACAGCATCCTTCGACTCCTGGCGGCGGGTCTTGCGTGCTTTGCTGATCTTCGCCTGGTCGCCGGCATCCAGAAGTTCTACGATGCGGACAGCCAATTCGGTGTAGCGGGCCGCAATAAGATCAGCATGAGCAATCCTACCCGCAGCCACCTCCTCGCTGGTCTTGCCAGCGGCGAGATCCTTCCGGACGTATCGCTTCGAGTGTCGCCGATAAGCTCGGGCTTGTTGCAGGGCCGCAAGCGTCGTCAGCAAATCGTAGCGGGACAGGTGCAGGAACATCAGCGGCTACTCCGGGTCGATTCGGCCATAATGATTTCGCGGCAAAAACTACATGTGTGGGAGTAAAACACGGCGTTCACGCACCCACATCGAACACAGGTCTCGTCTACAGAAACTCCACGCCTTATCAGACACTCGTAGCCGTCAGCGTTGGACGTTAGATCATCCACGGCGATCCAGTATTCGGACGTTCCGCGGCTCGCACACCACACGTCCCAGTTCAGGTACAGATCGCCGGGCTTCACCGCACCACGCCATACACGATAGTGTCCTATCGGCAGTTCAATGACCGCTGGTTTGCCCTCCCGTAGTGGATCGTTGCCGAACTCCTGCGTGATGACCAAGGTATTCATCGTTTGCCTCCGATGTTCACGCCAAACATGGTTTCACCGTGCAGGCAGCGGCAGCACGGGCACATGCACGCAGGCTGGCACGGCATGTTGCCAGGATGACCGATATAGCCCTTGTGGCCACAGCCTAGATACATGCACTGCACGCCGGTGCTGCCGTCATCCAGCTTGCAGGCCCGGTACGATGGGAAACCCGAAGGTGCTGTGCCGTCGCCGATGATCATACTTGCCTCTCGACGTAAGTTGTGGAATCTCCCCAGGCCACGCCGGTCATATCCATGCTGATTAATCCTGCCTTGCGAACGTAATGCGTCACCAGCAAGTCGTTCTCAGGTTCGGGCAGGTAACCTATCGGCAGGCCCAGTTCCGCAGCGAAGAGTCGCTCCTCTCGCAGACCGACCGATTCCTGCCATCCCTCGATCTCCGTGATCAGCATCGCCTGGCTACGTTCCAGCATCATGTGGTCGAACCGCTTCCAGTATTCCCAGTCCAGAGGCAGCCCGTGGGCCACAGCAATTGGGTGAGCATGCACGATAGGTGCGAACACGAAGCACCCGGCCCGCTTCAGAATCGATGCGCAGTGCGTCACGATCTCAAACCGCCGTCGCCTCACATCAGCGTCCTTGTGCGTGTACGGCGACGATAGGTAGATCAGCTTCCCTGTCATTCTTCGTTACTCCCTAATCCCATGCCCGGCCTTACGCATGGCGGTACGGGCAAATGATCGACGGTGCAGACCGTGTGGAACTCGCTGTGCTGCCCACGCGTCGTAACCTTGGATCCCAGGTAACTGGCGAGGTTCTCGGTAACCTCCTCCTGCGTTGCCTTCTTGCTCGTGTATAACTTCAACACCTTGCGAATCTCCTCAACCATGATTTCTCTGGTGAGGGTGATGTCCACCTCGTAGCAGTCAACGTCATCGTTGATGGGACTGATGCATCTCAGGTCGGTGGTGTGTGTTACAATCACAGCCCGCGCCTCCCTAGTATGCGACGGATGTCGGAAACTCCACTAATCGTGTTACCAACATTCCGAAACGGGGTCATGTTCCCTGGACGCAAACCGGATGAATTCGTCATCGGCGGTATTGGTTCCAGTTCCCGTTCCTCGGTGATCGGAGGCCCGCCCACGATGTTACCGTTTCGATTCTTCGCCGGGCGGGCAAGCAAATGCGTCACGGTGTCGTAACGAAGCACGTCGACCTGCTGACGGGTAGTTTTGTCCCGCACGCCGCGTCGCCATTCAGCAGGAATAGGGACGACATTGTCGTTGTCGTCGAATGCATGTCCCACCTCCCAGTCGATCAGCATGACTTCAGTCTCTTTGCTATCGCGTCCAGTTCATCGAGCTTAGCCTTTAACCCACGCCACGCCTGAAGTTCGGTATCGGCCATGAACCCTTGATCCTTCAAGCCGTCGCTCCACGCGACATAAACCCAATACCGACCGTTGGCGTACCGCGTAATATCGTAATTAGAGAATCCGGGCAGCTTCATGCACTGCCGCTTGATGCTGTTGATCTCGTTGGCTGGTGCCCGTCTACTTGTTCCCATTGCCGACACCTTACAGGTTATTTCTTATGCTATCCAGACACTTGGCTGTCCGCGTCAGCCGCCACGCCGATAGTCGCGGGCGGCTTCATTGTAGCCAGCCGCGTTGCCCTCGGCAATCACGTCCTGTAGAAACCACCAGTACTTCTTCTTGATTTCCTGCCAGGCCGTCTCACCAGCAATCAGCTTGGCGTACACTTCATCATTCGTCCCATCACACTCCAGGCAAACGAACGGGTTGCCGCCCGGAACGCCAAGCTGGCAACACTGCGGCGTATTGGTCATGATGAACCGCAGTACATCGCCCTCCACGAAGTCATGCCCGCACAGGGCACAGGCAAACTGGCGATGCCTCGACCACGCCACCACTGTTGCGGCGTCAACTACATGCTGCTCTCCGTCGCACATTCCCCTGGGCATGATTAATCCAACCGTTCTACCTTGTCCACAGTGTACTGCGATCCCTGCTGGGCCGGTGCAATCATGTACTGGTGATAATGAATCTTGACCTTGTGTCCGTCCAGGGCTTCCAGTTGCTGGCCGATGCCGTCGTCGCGGCTGGAGAACTCGAACACATTCGTGCCCTTGTCCTCGCCGGACTTCCGCAAGTTGAAGTCGGACAGCTTCAGTTCGCCCTCCCAGGACTTCCAGATCACGCCCTTATTACTGATCTTGTAAAGCTCGCCTGTACGCGAACCATCCGAATACTCGGGCATGAAACCGCCGCCTAGCTTGATGGCGGCACAGGACGGGATGAGAATTAGGGCTGCGATAATAACCACGATGCCCAGCTTGGCATTGCCGTCGAGGCGTCTGGGGGACTGATAGGAACGCGTAATGATCTCCTTGGGTCTGGTGTGCCTCGCGTTACGTTACGCCCGGCTGATCATTCAGACACAGATGATTCTAGACGTCGCCGCGTCAATTGCCGGCCTACGGTTTCCTCCGGGTTGGCCCGTGGAAACTGCGGGCCGGCCAAGCACGCCTTGCCCGCTGCCTTCAGGTCGTCGCTGATCTGGTCGGCGTTGCTGGCGCAGTAGTGATTGAACAGGTCACCGGGCGGCAGACGCCGGGCGGCCAAGTCCATCGGGCTCATGTGGTGAACATCGCGTTCCACGAGCCTGCACCCGCACAGCACGGCCCTTTGGCGTTCGGCAAACTCCTGCACCCGCCGGCGGCACTCGTTCCAGGTGTCAAACTCGGCCCGCTTCAGCCGCACCTCGATCTTGATCATGTCGCCGGGGTTCACCCGCATATCGGTAAGCCGGTCGGTGCCATCGATGACCAGCTTCCGCTTGGCCGGGAACGGCGGGTTGATATCCTCGTAGTCCCGACCACTGTCGAAGATCACCCGCGGTATGTATTCATCGCCGAAGTCAACGTGGTACGGTGCCCCGACATACTCGATGTTCGCCAGCCGCTGCGGAACATGAACGTCCCCGCAGTATACCCTCGCCCGCGTACCCGAGAACGTCGAAGTCGGCAGGCCATCTAAACGCTTCCCGCCGCCGATACTGGCCCCGTGGAATGTCTGGTGGGCGAATATGTAGTCGAAGTCGGACATCCTGTAGCCTTCGGCGTACTGCCGCACAGCCCGCGTGTGAGGCAGGAACAGGCACTTGGACTCGCCGAGGGTGCGCTTGGTAGGCTCCAGAAAGAACTCCACGCCCGTATGCCGCAGCCAACGGAAGTAGGGCACGTCGGGGTTCACGTAATCGTGGTTGCCCATCAGAACGATAGTCGGAGCGGCGTCGTCGAGGAGTTTCAGCCCATCGGCAATAGCGTTCGCCAGGGCCGAAGAGTGTCGATCCTTGGATTCCGTCAAATCCCCAAGGATTATGATATAGTTCACGTGCCGCCGCGTCGCCTCACCCGCCAGCCACTCAAAGATTCTCAATCGATAGGCGTCTCGCAGGTTATCGGTCTCGTGCAGGTCGCTGGCTATCAGTAAGTTCATGATGGTTCCTTAACTCCGTAGCGGAACGGGCTTGTGATGTAGCCGTCAGTTCCTTCGCATAGTTCGGGCGTGTTCAGGTGGCGGATACATTCACGATACTTGTTGTATCGGGTGCTGTCCACCCGTACTAACAGACACCCGCACCGTTCACATCGCGGCTGAATTGATTCCGCCATTCGTCACCACGCCATAGTATGTGATCAGCAGGGCGTCGCATACCGCCATTTGCTCCTTCTTCGTCTTCTGCCACACGTCCAGATCGGGCATCAGTTCCTGAGCCCGCTTGCGGATATCCTCTTTGTGTTCAGCCTGGAGCAGTGCTTTGACCGCCTTGGTCGTCCGTGTGCTGCCGTCCTGCTTGCGGAAGTCCACGGGCACTGGCTTGCGGGTCGTCGGGATGTTCATGGCCCGCTGCCAAGTGGCGGGCTGCACCTTAACCGGGATGATATCCAGAGCTGTCATGAACGCCAGAAGTCGCCCGTAACCTACGCCAAACTTGAATGCCCCAGCCACGCCCATCGCATAGGCATGCACGGCCTCGATGTAGACGCTGACGTTGCTTGGATCCGCGATATGCTGCCGCAGCCAAGCCCACAGTTCGTCGTTCCCTTCGGGCATCCGCTTGACCAACATGATCGCGTTGGGTCCGGTCTCGGTGACAGCCAAGCCACCGTTCATGCCGGGATCGATACCCATGATCAGTCTGCGTTCGGGAGTGATCACCTCACGCCAGTCGGTAGTTTTAATGCGGCGGCGTTCGGTCACGCGGTCTCCAGTTTATGCACCAGCCGTAGAAGCTCGATACCGACGTCCTTCAGGTCTGGGTAGTGCTGGCTTGCGGCAGCATAGGCCACAGCAGCCTCGCGGCACGAGGCGATGTGGCCTATGCTGCCACCACTGTCCAGACGCAGTACGAAGTACACGGCGTTCGGGTCGCACGTCGTACCATCGGCCTTGGTGACCTTATACCGCTGGTGAAGTCCGTTAGGATTCTCTTCGGCTGTTGGTATCATCCTATCTCATCCCTTGGGGTTCGGTTGCTCGGAACTTCACGATCACGCATGGCGTTGATCGCCTCCTGTGCCTTGCCTACGTTGGCGAAGGTACGAATGCCATCAGTCTTGGCCACGTGATGCCGGCACCAGCCCGCACCATCGATAGGGAGATGCAGGGCTGGGTTCAGTTCGCAGTGCTCGGCCTCGGCGTTGTGGTTGCCGCTACAGTCGCTCTCCCTGTAATGAACACAGGTCGAACAGCAGCGTACCGGGTCATGGTAACCCATCTCATCCAGCAGGGCCTTCACCACGCTATCGTTCTTACTTCTCACCTTCGACCTCCTTACGAATCTGCTCGCACTAAACCACCGTTTCGTATCTTCACCAGCATCGGGTCACCGTGCCGCTTGAACCGCTGGTAGTGCTTCCGACACATTCCTAATTCAAAGGACTGATCACCACAAAAACATACTACACTAGTTTTCCGCTTTCCTCGTTTCCCGTGCTGCCAGTGCCACTTAGTATGACATCGCGGGCATAGCGTCATTCGGTTAGACGGATCGTTGTTCTCTTTGTCGCCATCGATGTGATGTGTTCCTAACCGCTTCCGCTGTCGTTTGCACATCTCGCACCGCCGTTTCTTCGGCAGTTTGCTGTTCCTGGTTGCTACGGTCTCCAGAGACAGCTTCGGCACCTCGATCAGCTTGTAGCCGATGCGCTCGTTACGGCACAAGGCGACCTGCCGGTCGGCGGGCACGTGCGGCGTCTCGTTGCCGGCACCGACATAGGTCTGCTGCGATACGCCCCACACGTAGAAGGGCATGATGTATTCACCGTCCACGATCACGTGAACCGTATCGCCGGGTTTCGGTAAGGTAATCATCCTAAGTCTTCTCCACAGTTATTACAGCGCATGTCAGGCTCCAGGGCGTTCACGTTATACCACACCACGCCGCCTGGATGATTTCGCACGCGGCACCAGAAATTCGTCCAACCCGTGCAGCCGTCGAACAGGTATAGCCACCAACTTAAACTAAACCATTTCATCATCGCATCCACAGGGTTGTTGCTAAATCACCCGGCACTTCGCGGGCCAGACGCACCTTGAAGTCGGGGAACGGTACGTCATACACAACCAGTCCAGACACGGTGGCGTTGTACGCGTTGCAGATACGTGGTATAGTGTCTGCTATGGATATCACGTGTAACCTCTGCGGCGTTCCTCAACCGACCACCGAATTTTCGGGACTACGCAACCGTTCGTATAGATGTAAAACGTGCTGCACAAAAAGGAAAAACGAGTGGCGACGTCAGGTACGGGTTGCTGTACTACAAATGCTCGGCGGATGTTGCTGCAAATGTGGGTACAACAAACATCCTGAAATATTACAAGCAGATCATATTGTTGCTATCGGCGGCGGACGTCATAGAACTGGTGATAACACGGTCAGGGCCTATAAAAACCCCGAACTCTACCAACTCATGTGCCCAAACTGCCATGCTCTGAAAACTATCAAGGATAAGATCATTCTTCGGAACAAACAGACTAAACATTCAACGCCAAAGGCTACACCCGCCGCTTAGAATGACCGACATCACCACGTCGCTCGGCACGTCTGGAAGCAGTTGTATCCTAAGATTCGTAAACTCAACATCATAGACCTTCAGCTTTGGTACGATCACTCGCGTACCACCCATCGCACGCCATTGTTGGAGTGGGATATTCCACCCATAACCATATCCAAAACTGCCCCATCCGATGGTCTTGCCGTTGCGGGACAGTGCGTTGTTCAGCAGCTTCGGCCCGCGATGTCCGTAAGCCTTCCAGATCATTCGCAGCGGAACCACAATCACGTCTTGCATTAGCCTGGCAATTTCATGATATAGCTCGGTCTTACTCTCAGCCTTCGAGACCTGGCAGTGGTGATGCCAGAACCAGTAGCATAACTGGTAGCCGCGGAGGCAGAAGTCGGCGTCCTTGCGCAGGCGGCTCTGATAGATGATCGCCTGGTCAGTGTTGCCGACCGACTTGCTCTCGAAGAACAGCCGGCGGGAATACTGGATGTCTGGACAAATCTCGCAGCGGCAGTCCGTCCGGAGTCGCACGCTGCTGGTGAGGCATGCGGTTGCTTCCTCCATGAAATCGCCCACCATCACGCGACACATACCGTGCGTCATCTCTTGCGTATCAAACATCATACGTTGACGTTCAACTGATCTCGGCTTCGGGAGTTGGTGTCGATTCAGCCTCATGATATCGTCTTTCCGTAACAACTCTTGCGTATTAGCAATAGCTTTGCTACAATAAAGCAAAGGAGATAACTATGTCCCGCCACGCCATACCACTTGATGTTAGATTCCACACTGTGCCCAAACGCCGAAGAATCGGAGGATGTTTGATCTGGATGGGCGGAACCAGAAGTGGCTATGGAATGATAGGATCCGGTGGCACGAACTCGAAGCCACTGTACGCCCACCGCGTCGCTTATGAACTCGCTTACGGCCCAATACCGGATGGTATGTATGTCTGTCACCACTGTGATAACCCACCGTGCGTCGAGCCTACACACCTGTTCCTCGGAACACAGCAAGATAACGAAGACGACTGTGTTTCCAAAAGACGGCACATGCACGGAGCCACCCACTATAACGCTAAGATGACTACACCCCAGGTTATTGAAGCTCGTCTCCTTTACGCGACTGGTGAATTTGGGTACTACCGACTCGGAATACGATTTAACGTCAACCCCACAACGATTCGTAACATCATCAAGGGCTATACACGACAGCTTGAATAGACGTTCAAAATGGGACATCGTCCACCCTACCACGGTTCGCGGCTATGGTTCGCAGCCTAAGATTCCTATAAGAACAGTTCGCCCTATTCTTATCTCGATGATCTACATCGTAACCATCCGGTATTAGTTTTCGGCGAACGGCCATGTAAACTAATCTGTGAACCATAGCACCCTTGCGGTGACCGTTCCAGTAGATGCGGACGCTGGGGTAACCATTACGGTCTAAATCCTGCTTGAGGATGACCCACTGCTTCGTCCACTCGTGACAAACCTTGCGGTGCTTACGAACCACGCCGGTTATCGGATTGACCTTGAGATGACCTTCCTCGATCAGTTGTAGTATTTGATCATCGGTCATCCTGCGGTATTTGCGCTCGCGGTAGTTTCGCAGCTTCTCGACGTAGACTGCGTCGGTTCGCCATTTGCCGCCGCAGGCAAGGCACTTCACCTCGGAATACTTACTGGCCACCTCGTCGCCGGTCGTCGATGTAGCCACGAACCGCCGCGTGCAAACGTAGTTACTCCGGGTTCTACATCCCGGCAGACAGCGGCAGCCTTGAGCCATAGTCTCATCCCTTGGTATTCCTGATGAATGGGCGTAGGAACCACCAGGGACGGCGTTCGGGCTGACCTGGGATATGGTGAACGAGACCCCACAGCCTGTCGTATTGTTGCTCGCTGAGCTTCAGGCCGTTAACGGCCCGGATAAATGCCCACATGGTTCTCAGCGAGTCCACGGTTCACCTCTGTGGTTTAATCTCATGCGACGGTCGATGATACGTCGGGCCACACGCGATGCGCAGTCCAGATCTTCGGGCGACAGAATACCTTGCTGTACAAGCTGAATCATGTGCATCGCCGCCTCATGAATCTTCGGATCATTCTGGTAACGCCGTTCGTCGTCCTCGGCCTGGCAGTTCAACGGGTCGTCGTCCATATCATTCGTACCTCGGCTTTATTAACCACAGGTCGGGTCGGCCCTGAACTGATGTGATGCTAATAGAATGGGCGAAGGGAAACATGGCCTTCGCCTGCTCCATCGCCTCGCCCGTGGTTTTGCCCAACACGATATGAGAATCGGGACGCGTGCTATCGTAAATCTCCGGTGATGACTCCAGCACGCCGCGGACGACGAAGCCCACCACGTATCCTACAGCCACCGCAATTCCGGTTACGATCCACATGGCCGTCACCTCCTAGCGACGTCCGCGTCGTGCCGCCCAGCGAGCAAATAGGCCCTGGCGTTCGCGCCCGCCCCGTGACGATCCGTACTGATCACCCTGCGGTGTCGTTTCAGGGGCGACGGCTGGGGGCGTCTGGCCGACTTCGCGTCGGGCCTCGGCTGTTTGCAGGGGATGCGTGATAGCCCGCACAGCGTTTGCCACAGGGCCGTTGGGTCGATTGCCCACGAATAACTGGCAGAACTTGACCCCGTTGTTGTATGACGCTGCGGCCCCGGCGTAGGTAAAGTTGCCGGTTGTATTGCACGCCAGCCAGCCACTGCTGATAGCTCCGCCGTCGCAGCCGCCGAAGTCGGCCCATGATCCCCTGGGCAGGAACGCGAAGTCGTTCCCGGTGTGGTGATGCATGCCGTAACTGGCACGATAGTCGGCGCAGGCCATCGCACCCTGCGTCATCGCTGCGTCCCGCTGGAATGCAGGCATACCGTGCTGGGCACGAATTGCGTTCACTTCATCGAGAGCATCGGTCGCGGCATTGGCAATGCCCGCAATGCATACGACCACAAAGAACAAAACTGACTTCATCATCTTCTTCCTCCTAATGGTGAAATTCGCCTTAGCTACCGTACTTCGAGAAGTTCGGCGAGAATGACTCCTCGATCTTGTCCCACTCGGCCCGCACCACTGCGGACATACGCTTGGATTCGCTAATGTACATTTCACGCGGCTGTTTGTCCAGCCACTTCAGGTACGTTCCAGGTTTTCGTTCATCGAACAGTTCCCACTTCTTCACCTCAACTAACCAGTCTGCCATCGATTCGATGTCATCGATGCCGTAGTCAAAGATCACGGGGAACTCGCACTCGCGGAACGGCGGGCCACACTTGTTCTTCTTGCACTTGGCCTTGATGCGAACACCGACCACGCGTTCGATGCCGTTGACCGAGCGTTTGATCTGGCCAATATGCGACAGCCACACCACCCACGAAGCGTAGAAGTCCAGGGCTTTGCCGCCGGCACGCGTCGCCTTCTCGCCGAACGATACATTCAGCTTGTCGCGTAGCTGCGAGATGACTATCAGGGTCACCTTGGCGGAGTTCAAAGGGCCGGCCAGGGTGCGGAAGAACTGTGACATGCGTTTGGCCTTCGCCATACCGTAACTGGCCTTGTCCATACCGCCATCCAGTTCGGCCTGATCGCTCAGGGCATCAAGGCTATCGATGATATACAAGCCTGGCACGCGACGGCGTTCACACTCGGCAATGAAGTCCTTCACGTCCTGAAAGAACACCTCGACGATACGGCACTCCTCGACGAAGCTGATTCTGTCCATCGGCAGTCCCATGCGGCGGGCATAATTCACATCGAACGCGGCCTCGGCGTCGTTATATCGCGTGATGCCGGTCGGATAGGCGATGGAAAAGTTGGCACACGCCTCGATGCATACGCCTGTCTTGTTCGTTGACTGCCAGCCAGCGAAGTTCACCACGCGGCCTTCAGGGAACGCTCCGCCACCACCACCACCAATCTCGCAGTCCAGAAGGGTACAGCCCGAACCGAATCGTTTAACACGGATATCCTCCATGTCGCCCGTGAGCCCGTAGGCCCCACCGTCGCGTACCAACGGCTCGTCATCGGTATCGCGGGCGGTCTTGCGGCGAGTAGCCTTAGCCGTGCGACGTGGGGCTGCACGTGACCCGCGGGCCGGTGTTTCATCTTCGGTTGACTCGACGTCTTCGTCCTCTTCCTCACGCTGCGGAGGTGGGGGCGTTGCCGTTACGAGACGTCGTCGAACTATTTTCTTCGCCATGATCTAACCTTCCTGATGCCCCGTATGCACAGTCCTATGAAGAAGACATACAACATTCCGGGTGCGGTCAAAATGATGAACGGGAAAGTCCAAATCTTGTGAACTTTCTCCGCCTCGTCGCATACGTCTAAAAACCAGTTCATAGTTACCTCGGCTGACTAGACACGATCACGGTTGCTTTCCCGTTTCCGTAGTCTGATACCGCATCCGCATCTCGACGCCTGACATACCACAGCGAGGACAGCGTTGCCTGATGGAATCGTACTTGAACCAGTACGGCATGAAGAAGCACGGATGCGGTAGGCCACGGAGGCGTTCGCCTGGATCCATCCGGTCAGCACTCGCCTGTCGAAGAAGTAGATCGATCTCGGCATCGTCATTATCGACAGGCGAGGTGACCGGACTCGCTGGAACCATAGCTCATGATCTCCATATAAAGCGAGCCCGGCTATTTCGGAATCGCCGCCGGGCGGGGCACGTGCAGGCCCCTCAGAGACCGTCGTCATCTGCATGCCTGCACTTGTTCATTCTGCCGTAGAACGATCATATCGTTCGCGCCTGCATGTCGTTGACGCATTGCTGGCTTAACCGTTTTCGATACCATCGGTCGCTACGAGCTACCTACTGCATCGTTCGTATCTAACCACCTCCGCTATCACCGTAGTATGCTAGGTAGGAGTGCAAACCCAGCGCGTCTACGAGCACATCGTCGTCTGATCCAAGAACAAACCCGTCGCTTCGCAATCGGGTGGTGAAGGCTGGTCTCGCAGGCAACCCTGCCGCCTTGCGTTGACAGGCCATGCTGCGGTCGAGTGGAACGCCCATCAGGTGTGCTCAAGCGCGTCCATCCCAATCCGTCCTGATTCCGGCCAGCCCTCACCACCCGCCTCTCCCCCACTGGGACTGAGAGGCGAAGCCTTGCGGCTACCCACCAGTCTACCCGTCGCCGGGTTTTCCTTCTAGTGCAGGTAGTCGCAATCATTCGGTTCAGCTTTCGCTGCGGCGGCGTCCCTCGGCCACGCGATCCCGCAAGCTCGTGCGTGCGGGCGGGGCGTCGTCGGCATCGGCGTCGCGGCTTCGGCTGCGGGTCTCGCGGGCCGGTGGGTCAGTAGCCTCCTCGGCAGCACGGCTGCTGCGGCGGCGGGCTGGCGGGGCGTCGTCGTGGCCCGTGTCGCGGGCTGGCGGCGGGTCACGGTCGTCATCGACGTCCGCGTCGGCTTCTCGGCTGCGGCCCCCGTTGCGGCCAGCACGGGCCGGTGGCGGGTCATCGTCGTGGTCGTCGCGGTCGCGTCCTCGCCCACGTGCGGGCGGCGGATCATCATCAACGTCAGCGTCGCGTCCCCGGATCGCCGGTCGGCGGGCTCGGTTGTCGTCATCGTCGTCGGCGATATCGCGTGCTCGGCTACGGCTGCCGCGATCACCATCGTCGTCGTCGCGGGCGTGCCTGCGGTCGTCACCGCGATTTCCACCGCCTCGGCGATCATCTCCACCTTCGTCGCGGTTGCGGCGTTGCCCGGCCAGAGCAGCCTTGATGTGCTCATAGTCGTGGAAGGTGAGAAGCTCGGGAATCGGATTCTCGGCGATGGTACGCAACCAGTCGTCCTGACGGTCAGGGTTGTCGCTCAGCGGCGTGCTGCGGCGAGCAATGGCGATGCCACCGTACTTCGTCTTGATGCCGGTGCCGGTCACAGAAAACTCGATGTCGAATCCCTCCTCGGGATGATCGATGCACACGGCTTCGCGGGTTTCCTTGTCCATGCTCAGCTTGTTCAAGTCGCGGTCCATCGACCACGCCATGTTCCAAAGCTGCGGGCCACTGTTGCGTTCGTCGCGGTCGATCACGTATGCGATCACCCGCTTTGTCGGCTGAAGGTTGCGGATGTAATCGTCGAAGTCCTTATCCGCCATCGACATCCCAGCAGCACCCAGTGCGGCGACGCGTTCACGCTCTTCGCACACCGGGCAGGCTTCGCCCTTCATCTTCTTCAGGCAGAAGTACTTCTGATTGTCCGCGCCCACGCTGAAGTGAACATAGACCTCCAGGCCAAAGTCATCGGCACCTTCCGGATCCCAGTCGTCGGAACGTGTGGGATGGACGATCCCCAGTTCTTCCAGCAGATGATCGTTCCACGACGGCGGGCAGATACGCAGCCGCCAGTCGCCCTCCTTGATGGAGACGACGTCAACATCGCTGCGGAACAGCGAGTCGAAAGCACCACCGCTCTGGTTGGCACGCCGCTGTACGGTGGCCGATGAGCGTTCGCGGTATTGAAAACCGCCGCGATTTCGGTCGTTGCCTCTTGTAGGCATGGGTTCACCTCATTGGTTACAGGTTCTTGGTTCCAGCGTTACGGGTCGCCTTATCGTCCCGCTTGCTACTCCTACACTAAACACATCTGCCGTTGGCTTCCGCGATCATTCTCGCGAGGTGCTGTTCATGCGACGTCGCTGGTCCGCCACGGCTTGGCGGGCCTCGTCACCTGCACGTTCTTCGGCGGCACGTCGGTCACCGGCGAGGCTTGCGTTGGCCCAATAGCCTGCGGCGTACAGATCGCCGAGAGACTTGAGCATGTAGCCTCGTTCTTTCCATGCATCACGTTCGGCCTCAGCCATCGCGGCGTCACGTTCAGCTCGAATATACTCGTGATGTGCATCGATTCGTTCGGAGTCTGTCGTGAGACGAGCATCGATCTGAGCCTCCGTAACACGTCCACCCTCGGCGGTCAGTTCCTCGCGGATAGCAAGGGCACGTTCGGCTGCGACCACCTTCATTCTGTCCTTCGCAAAATCACGCACCGAGGCGAGCCTCGCAGCTTCCTGGCCGGCATTCAGTGATTTCTCCGGCTGCTCGCAGACCTCGCGATCCAGGGCGTGCTTGTCGATGCGAAGGTTGCTTCGCGTTGTCGTTCGTTCGTTGGTTGGCATAACCGTTCTCCTCTGCCTACACTAGACACGTTGAATTTTTCTTCGGGGTCGATAAACCAAAATCACCTCTACCTTATCATTGTTGCCCTGCGTGCGACTCGTTTGCTGATTCCAATTCCACAACCCACGAGGGTACAACTCATCCACTAATGAACACGTGTTGATTCGTACCACCACGCGTGCGTTCTGGAACCGCGTCAGGATTTGGGCCAGCCGCGTATGATGTTCTCGCGTGAACTTGTGCCTATACACATCACCATCTTCGGGCCACGGCGGGTCGCAGTAGATGGCGTGCTCGGGATCATCCTCGCAGGTCTCTAGAAACTCGAAGCAGTCCATACACGTGAAGTTACATCGCTGGATGACCTTCCGCCACGCAGCCAGGCTCTCGACGGCGGAGCGATACCGCGTATTAGAATCACCACCGTTCGCGTTCCACCGCACCGACAGGTTGCCCGTGAACTCCCTGTCGCCGCCAGCATTCCCACTGCGGCCCATCCAACAGGCGATGAAGTACTGCCTCGCAGCCTCGTAGTTCAGCGCGCGGGCACCCATAGGAATCAACTGATCATTGTCCGTGTCAGCCGAGGTAGCCTGAGCGTGTGCCAGCGTCTCCGGATGGAACAGTTCGTCCCGCAGACTTTCGATCATGGCCGGTCCCAGCGTCGCGTCCTTCAGCACCTGGGCGAGGTTGATCATGTGCCGGTGCATATCATTGCAGACGATGGATCGGGCCTGGATGTACAGCACCTCCGACAATCCGCCGCAGAACGGTATACCCACCCACTTGAAGCCGGTCAGATGCTCACCGATGCGTTCGGCAACCGTTCTCGCGGATCCGAACCAAGGCACGACGGTCTTAATCTTTGGAAGGCTCACGCTGGGTCTGCCGTTGGTTAATAGTGATATTCGGTGCGGCAATCTTCATGGCATCAATGCGTCGGGACAACGGTGATGTTGGCTGACCGTCATCCCCGTAATTCACATCGCACTTCAACCCAGCACGAGCCAGAGCCTGAGCGATCACCTCAACGACAGTCGACTTCCCCGACATCGCGGGGCCAGTCACGGTAATGTATAAGTGCTTCGGCACAGGTTTCTCCTTGGGAGGTTCGGGCTTCACGCACCACATACGCACAGCGTCCAGCATGATGCTATCGGTCACCATGTTCGTGTTCCGGCTACCAGCCTTCAAACCACGTGCCGCCCGGTACAAGGCGTTTGGTGTAATCTCATCCGGGCGTTTGTCCCGGCAGAACGCCCGCACGCGAGTCCATTCGATAGCAGTAAGGCTGTTGATCATTTCAGCAGTACGCGGGCCAGCATGACGTACAGTTCGGCATGTTTGTTGGCAGAGTAAAGCGGCCCCGGCAGGAAGCAGTCCATCACCTCGATGGCCGCACCAGCCGCGGCTGGGTTCTTGGCGTTGCGGACGATGGACGCGAAGTACTGCACGATCTGGATGCGGATGCCCTCGGGGTCGAGGTTGCTCAGGCCGCCTAGCACCTTCATGGCCTTCTCCCAGGAGATTCCGCCCTTGCTCATGGCAAGGCATAGCTCTCGCAGGTCGGGGTTCTCATACGCACCCTGCAACAGCACCGCTGCCTCGCGGCGATCCTCGGCAGTTCGACACTTGTCGAGATTCGTTAAGGCCATACGCGGACTGCCGTCCGACTCGTGGGCAATAAGATCAAGGATATCGTCGTCGAGGTTCAGCTTCTGCTCTTCGTTCACGATTTGCAGCAGGACGAACAGGGTCTTGGCATCCAGCGGTTCGAGATTGTAGCTCGCTCCGCGGGTCATGATGGTGGCCGGCACCTTGCCACTGACCGTGGTGCAGAAGATCCAGTACCCGTAGGGTGGCGGCTCCTCGGCTGACTTCAGCAGGCACTGCCAGGCCTGCCCCGACAAAGCATGTGCCTCGTCCACGCAGATCAGCTTCTTGCCGCCGGCGATCATGGGCTTGTACCGCATCCACTCGACCAGTTCGCGGGCCTTCTCGGCACTGCTGTAGACCGGGCCGTCGACCTCCTTGTAGTCCATGAGCAGGTCGTTGCCGCCGCACACATAATTCCTGATAGCGCGGGAGAACGTGGTCTTGCCCAGGCCGCTCGGCCCGGTGAACACGAAGCATCGTTTGCTTCGTGAATCCAGAACTGCCTTGACGCTGGTACTGATAGACTCGTGGCCGAGGATATCATCGAACGTGCCGGGACGGTAGATGTTACAAAAGTCCGCTTCGGGCGATGGTGCAGGCTTCTCAGCCTTGGCCGGTATCAACGATTCCTGCGTGTTGCGTGTCAGTTTGCGGCGTTCCGCCATTGGGTATCTCCTTAAGTTCAGCGACAACGGTTACATGCCGCAATTGCCCGTATTGGTCTCTGCTGTATACGTGGACGACATCGGCCACGAGGTAGTTTCTTTTATCACCGTCTATCTGGACACCTTCACCGATCCGCGGCGGGGAGTCCTGATTCACGCTGTCGGTACGGTCATCGGAATATCCTAAGATAACTTTCATTTGAACTTTGCCTCCATGATCTTCCAGTCAGCCAGGACTACGGTTGATCTCCGGCGGCTCTCCTCCACATGACTGGCTGCACGCATAAACTCAAGCTGATTGGCAAGGCGGCGGGCCTGGTCGCGTTCGGCCTTCACAGCGTTGTAATCGCTGCGTGCCTGTTTGCACGTGTGCTCGATAGACCGTACACGATCCGACCAGTACGGCGGCGGATCGTTCGGGCCTAGCTCGTTCAGCATCTCCGATACTTTCGACCGCTGCGACACGGTCATCGGAACCTCGCACAGGAAGTCGACCAAATCGCGGAATCTATTTGTGGCGTCAATCATCATAACTCCTCGTCAATCATTCCCATGCTGAGTGCCTGCCTGTGCCAGTACGCGTTGAATGCTTCACCCTCGGCGTCAACCTCACCGATGGCCTCGGCCATCAGGTCGACACCGCTGGCCTCCAAGGCATCCCGCAGTCGTATCAGCTTATCCGCCGTGGGATCCTTGGAACAGAACAGGTCGGTGGCAGCCTCGGCGATCTTGTACAGGTGATACTTACGAATGACCTTGCCCTTGCGGGCACGTTCAGATTCGGGCAGGTTGTATTCGCCGCGGGGCAACTTACCGGGGTGCAGGAGAAGATCGCGGGGCAGGCCCAGGCGTAGCCTGTGGTTCGCTGCACTGCGGCTAATGCCGGTCTCGGCCATGATATCGCTGGCCGTCAGGGCGGGCGGCTCGGGATCGCTGATGGGGATACCGGGGTATCGCTTCTCCCACTCGGCCTCGATTTCCCGCTGTCGCTGCTGAACCGTGTCGTGATCTTCGCAGTTGCCGTTATGCCGCAGTTGCTGGTCGTTGTCTTCCCACGCCTGAATAAGGTCGGCGTCGGCCAAATCCACCAGGGCCGGTTCGGCGTCGAGCAAGTCCACGAGGCTGCCCTTGCGTAGCTCACGCCTCATGGAACGGGGACGGTAGGTCGTGCTACACGCACGTGAATCGTACCTCGGTGGCCGAATTGGGCGGGTTCGCTGATAGTTCATGGTTGTTACTCCCATGCCTATCTAGACACGGCTACGGAATATCATGTTCAGGCTTCGTCGCTATACCACGTCCCGATAGCCTTCTGATTCGACCAGTTGGAACCGATAGAAACCTCCACGCCCAGCGGGCATGCCTTGATGTCCCAGTTCTCGTAACCGGGGTGCAACATGGTTTCAACCATTTCGGCCATCACGTCGTCGGCGGCCTCCTTCTTGGCGAAGGTCGTCAGGTCGTCGTGAATATTCATATTCATCACCAGGGCCATGTTATTGTCCCGCAGGCCCTTCTGAGCCAGCCGATTGCCGGCGTCCACCACAAGGTCGCTGGCACTGCCCTGAATAGGCGTATTAGCGATCTGGTTGATCGACAGCGGCCCGCGGCGGCGACGCCCGTTCATGCAGGTGACATAGCCGTTCTTCTCGTAGTCCGACATCAGCTTGTTCTGCCATGCCTTGACATCACGATACTCAATCCAGAATTCCTTTTCGATGTCCTCGCAGGTTCTCTCCACCTTCTTGCGGACGCTTTCGGCCCTGTCGCGGTCGAACTGTGACATGCTGGCCAGAACGTTGCGGGAGGCAGTCGTATGGATGGCACCGTACAGAAACGGGAAGGTGATCAGGCTCTTGATCGCCGAGCGTGCCTTCTTGATATCACCGTGACCGACCAGTTCCAAATACAACGGCACGCCCTCGCTGAGCATGATCGCGTACTTCATGTGAATGTCGGCCCGTTCGCGGACAGCCTTCAGCAACCGCTTGTCGCCCGACATTTGGGCCGCCACGCAGACTTCCAGTTGCTTCATATCGGCGGATACAATGAGCCAGCCTTCAGGGGCCGATACCATCTTCCGCACCTCGGCGTGTTCACGCTTGGGAAAGTTCTGCATATTCGGGCCGTCAGACGACAGCCGCCCGGTATCGGTGAACGTCCCATTGAAGTTGGCATGCAGATTGCCGTCCTCGTAAACCAAGCTACCCGCACCGGCACGCATGGGCAGAAGATAAGTATCGCGTATCTTCGTCCACTCGCGGAACTCGCTGATACTGTGGGCCAGTGGCGAATCAATAGTGCTGAATACGCTGCTATCGGTCGTGAAAACTTCCTCGCCGTTGGCGTCCTTGCGGTACAGGGCTTCGATGTGCCCGAACACCTTCTCCAGGCATTCGCGGCTGCCCTTACCGTTGATGATGAACGGCGTGCCCCATGTATTGCGATACTGATGAGCCTCGGGCGTATCAAGGGCGGATTGCGTTACCAACCTGATCTTGGTGTTAGTGTCTGTCAGCAGTTCCTCGACCACCGGCTGGCTGACGGGAACGCCCTTGTGCTGCATCAAGACGAGGAACGGTACGCGACGAACATGATCGAGATACGTGTTCAGCATACCCGTCGCTTTCAGTGCCCGGTTCTGCTCTTCGTACAGAAGCCTATGGCACTTAGCATCAAGGGCGTTGTACCGCAGGAGCTTCCCGATCTCGGCCACCTCACCACGCTTGGCATCGACGTCGCTGTACTTCTTCAGCCGCGTGCCCAAGCGTTCCAGGCACAGGCTATCGAGGCTTTGCATCCTGTCCTCTTTGCGTTCGTCGAGGGTGTACGCTTGGTTCTGCGTGCAACCCCACGTATTCCACAGATCATCCTTCAGGATTTGCACGCCGTAGAACCGCAGCAGCCACTCCATATCGAAGCTGGCGTTGTGGACAACCTTCATCATCTTGGTTAGCAGGAATCCTCGGATGGCACTCGTCAGTACGATCTCGTCCTCTGCCGACCACCACGCATCACTGTGGCCTATCGGGAATGCAAACGCCGTCTTGGGCGTGCTGATGGCCATGCTCAGAATTCGGGATCCGCTGGCGTAGGGACGCACGCGGTTGGTTTCCAGGTCGAGGCCGCAGATCTTCGCCTTCGCGGCGTCCTCTAGCATCTTCACCACCCACTTGACGCCGAGCTTGGGCGTCGCCAGTTCCACGCCATCCTCCAGAGCATCGATGTTCCAGGGCAGGTCACCCAGGTCGATACCCTTCTTGGTCTCGGCGAAACACCGCTTGATATCGTGCTTGAACATGACGGCATGCTGGCGAGCCTCGCGGTCGGGTCCACCCTTGTCACCGCCCTGCCGTATGATAAAGGACGGATGCATCACCGGATACATCCAGCACCGATGACTCCCTACCTGCACGGGCAGGCGACGCCCACGCCACGTTGTGATTCGTGGCTCACCGCCGATGAACCAACTCAGGGCAGTTGCTCCGCAGGCAAGGATTGCCGCAGGCTTGGTGCGTTCGATATCAGCCACGAGGTGCTGTCGGCATGACTCCACCTCGGACATCGTCGGCACACGGTTGTTCTCGGGCCGTGCTCGCACCGGGTTGTTGAATCTACAGATACTGATATCGGGCAGATGGCGGCGTAGCTCTTGGCCCGCCTTGCCAACAAACGGTTCACCCGCTTCAGCCTCATCTTTGCCTGGGGCTTCGCCCAGAACGTAGATGAGGGGCCGCGACGTTCCCGATGGCTTCACCTGGGAATCCTCGATTCCACCGCAGGTATCGACCAGCGGGCATGCGTCGCAGCCCCTCTCGTTATAGTACGCCTCGTCGCGGCCAGTCGTCCGCGGCTTGACCCTCCCCGTTGTCGGGGCCTTCAGGTCTATTCTGGTGAAAAACTTACCGTCGCCCATTGTTACTTTCCTCCTGTAGTCTCCACCAGACACGGCAAGCCCGCAGGCTTGCCACTGAACGCGTCACGTTGCCTCGCCGGCGGGCTTCTCTGCGGCGGGCGGCTGTTCTTGCGAGCAATCGCAGCCCGCCGCACACGCGGCTTCCTGCGGTCCGGTCTGGCCGGTAGCCTCAACGGACGTTGGGTCTTTGGCTCGCTTGCGGCGGTCGGCCTCGGCCATCGCCTTCTCCAGCATAGCCTGTTTCTCACGCTGGCTCTTGCCCAGGCGTTCAAACGCTGCCGTCACGGTCTGGTGGGCCTGCTCAGCCAGGCCGGTCGCGACGTCGTTCGACCAAGACCTGTGGGCCTTGATGCGTTCGCTGAAACCTAACTGAATGCAGGCAAAGTACAGGCTCACGAACTGGTCGTTCATGATCCGCTCCGCCTGCTGCTGAAGGCTCTGGTTGAGCATCTCCTTCACTTCGTCGGCGGAATACACTGTTCGCTCTTCGCCCAAAATGGGAATCATGATTGCGTTTCTTCCTCTTGTGGTGCTGGGGTTGCCGTGGCATCCGTCACGGTGGCCTGAACGTACATGAAACCATCACCGCTGCGTAGGCCGACGCAGTTCGCGCTGATGGCTATCTCGTTGGACACCGACGCCGCCTTCCGCAACACAGCGGCTTTCACCTTAATGGGTCCGCCCTCACCAGGGAAGTCCAATTCGTCGTCGACGGTGCCAAAGTCCTCGTCGGTATGCAGACGCATCTTGCCGTTGGCTACGGTGATCTCCGTGATCGTATCGCGGCCACCGGCTGCCTCCACGCGATCCAGAGTCGGTGCGAGCCCTGCGGGCACGGCCACCCACTCCAGACCATCGATAATGGCGGCGATGATCTCGTCGTATCGTTCGGGCTTGGCCTCGGACGGGAAGCTGCCGTACAGGTGTGCTGCACTATCACCTTCGCCGAACACGGCGTGCAGATACTCGTCGGCAAACTGAATCGCCGAGCATGGTTGGCTGCCGACCACCCGCTGCACCGCCCACATGAACCGGGACGGTATGATCAGGGCACTGCCGACCAGAACGTCGTCGCTGGCTCCCGGCACAATGCTGCGGGTGATACCCATGCCAATTGTGCTGTAGAAGACCATCGCGTTCTCGACCGCGCTCATGGTGATGCCCGCGAGGTCAGGTCGCTGTGGGTCATCGCTCATCGACCACGAAGCTCGCTCCAGTGCCTCGGTCCACGCCCGTCGCCAGTCGACGGTCACGCCCGCGAGTTCGGGCATCTCCTTGGAAGTGATCTCCAGCTTCCGCATCGTGACGTTGGTGCGTCCGCAGGTGATGCGAACGGAATCGCCGACGTTCGTGAACTCCACATCGGTGCCGTTGCACTTCGACAGGAGGGACGTCAGCTTGTCGCCCGGCAGGGCCGTCTCGATGCCGATGTCCATGTTGGCCCATAGGCCGAACACGCCGTTGTGGGTTGATACCCGCCCATCTCGGAACACGAACTGCCCCGTGTCATCGTTGGCGTCTCCGCTCAACCCCAGGCCGACCATCTTCAATCGAGCCACTGCATCCACTAACCGCATGATCTATCTCCTTGATTGTTATTGATTCTAAAGAACGGGCCAGCAGGGACTTTCACCCCGCACCTCCAGCTTTTGACCGGCGACTTGCTGTTTGCCCACAGCCCGTCCGGAGAAGCTACACCTTTGGTTTTGCGTGACCGGCGTCGGTGCTGATAGGCGCGCCGGCCTTACATAACGGACACTCCTCGGCGGAATAACTTACAGCATCGAGGGATGCTATGGTCTCCAGGCTCACCATCTCCACGCCACCGCGGTTCAATACGGCTCGCTTGACCTGTACCAGCCCACCTGCGTCGCTACTGCCACGAACCAGACGATTCACCTCGGCGACTACCTTGTCCAGACTGCCGCCCGTGGTCAGGACATCCTCGACGATGAGAACCTCCTTCCACTTATCGCTCCATGACTGGAACCAGAATCCATCGGTCGTCTTCTCCGCACCAACCCACGGCTGACCCATGATATCGCCAATCGCGCGAGCGAGCTTTGCACCGCCCGTCTCCGGGCCGACCACCACATCGAAGCGGTAGCCGTCAGGAAGACTGTCGACGATCATCTGGCCCACCTGACGTACAGCATCGGCATCGTTGAGCAACACGTCCTTGTTAAAGTACTGCGGCCCGTGCCGACCAGACTTGTAGACGTAGTGCCCGTTCAGCAGCCCACCCAGTTCCTTCAGTGCAGATAGCAACCAGAACTCGTCGTGAACCCGCTGTAGGGCTCGCCACCGCAAGATGCCGTTGGGCGGGGAAAGTATCGGCCTGCCTACCACGATGCCGTCAGCACCCGCCACAGCGGCCTCGGCGGGCGTCGTGACGCGTTTCTGGTCGCCCTTGTCCGAAGCCCAATCCGGGCGAATGCCGGGCGTCAGCTTCAGCAGGTCGGGGCTTACCTGCACAGCCAGATCGGCTGCCGAACAGATCAGCCCCTGCACACCGGCCTCGGCAGCCAGCTTGGCGAACGTTTCGACTGCGTAGCCCGTAGATATCACGCCGTAGCTGATGCCAGCCTCTTGTTCGGACAGGCTGGTCAGCACAGTGACGGCGAAGACCGCCGATTCACCGCGATTCTCAACGGCGGCCTTCATCATACGAACGCCACCGCTGGCATGCACGTTGAAGATCGTGGGATGAAACCGCCGAAGGGCACGAGATGCTCCTCCCACGGTATTGGGGATGTCCTTGAACTTCAGGTCGATGAACATCGGCCTGTTGCGGACGATGCTGACCACGTGCGGCAGCCCCAGTGCGGTCACCACCTCCAGGCCGACTTTGACACCGAACGGTCGATTGGCCCTGTCCAATTCGTGCAGGGCTTCGATCATCGCATCGGAGTCGGGAACGTCTATCGCCACCCACACTTCAGCACGGGTAGCATCAAACATACGCTTCGACATGATTGTCTCCTTGCGATTAGCGGAACGCGAACGGGCCGAGAGGCACCGCATATTCGGCTGCGACACCTCCCGGCCAGAAACACGTTTCGTCAGACGCTGACCTTGGCCTTGAGCTTGCCCAGGTCGGAGAGCAGGCGGATGGTCGACTTGACGTCGTAGTACGTCGCGTTGAAGGTGATATCGCTGATCTTGTAACCTTCCTCGTCGAGCTTCGCCTTCAGGGCGGGCTGCTCCAAGGTCGGGTCTTCGCAGATCAGCTCACGCATGCGACGGGATCCGCCACGCTTCTCGCCGTCCGCGGCGGGAGCCTTCTCGGCCTTCTTCGGCTTCTCGGCCTTGGCCGGTTTCTCGGCCTTGGTGACGGCTGACTTATCAGCCTTGGCGGGCTTGGCCTTGGCGGGCGCGGGAGCTTCTTCGGCTGCGGCCTCCTCGGCGGCGTCGGTCTCGTCACCTTCGACCTCATCGCCCTCGGCTTCGGCCTCGGCAGGATCGGCGTCGGCGGGTGCGGCGTCGGCGGGTGCGGCCTTGCCGCCGAATCCCGGAATCGGACGCTTGCTGTCGTAGGATTCGGACGCGACGTTCATCCACTCCTGAGCCTCGACCGACAGCTTCTTCCAGTCGTCGTCGCCCAGGTTGTTGGACTCCAGAGCAATGCGGGTCAAGTACGTCTGCTCCGCTTCCTTTGACCCTCGCACCTTTTGGCCTGTGGCCTTCAGCAGTTCACTTTCAATCGACATGATCAAACTTCTCCTTGGTTGGTTGCTCCCGCATCGGCGGGTGCTTCGGTTAAATTTTCAGGTTCCACGCGGCGAACCGATACGTCACCGGCAGCCTCGACTCCGAGCTTGACGCGGCAATCGGTCGACTCTAAAACCGTAACGGTAATTCGGTCGTCGATCACTATGCTTTCGCCCGGTTTGCGTTTCACTACATACACGGCTACTCGTCCTCAATGCCCATATAGGCAAGGGCTATGGCCATCACCTTCTCGTCACCCCCGACCACGCGTCGCAGGTAATTCAAAGGCGGTTCGTTTCGCTTCTGGCGAATCGCTATGAAACGCCGCCCGCGATACCACTGGTTGCCGTCCACGCCAATGCGGGCCTTCAACCACCGTATCACCTCTGGCTCATCATCCAGACACACCTCGTCGTGATGTTTGTCCAGAACTTCTCGATCATGTTCGCCGAGCCAGAACCCACCGCATCCGCGGCGGGCTGCCGACTTCATATCGCGTTCCAGCGACCAGAAGCGGTTGAACAAGCACCTCTTGTAGATGCCCATGAAATGGCGTTCGCTTTTGACGAGTTCGCCGTACTTAGCCACGGCCTTGTCGAACACCAGGAACGCCTCTTGCATAAGGTCGTCCACATCATATTGCCCGGCCAGTTGACGGGCATACGCAGCACACTTTCGTTGGGCGTAACCAGCAATTTCACCCAACCATCGACGGTACTCCCTCATAGAGCTATCCTTTCTGACAAACAGTGAATTAGCGAGGCATCGTACATCTTACCCCGAAGCCGATCCGCGTCAAGGCCGGTTTCGGATTCGTTATCGGATTTTTTCAGGGTAGGATTCGCGGCTGTTTTGGGCCGCTGTTTGGCGGTGCATTCACGCTCCGCTGGCGGGCCTTAGTAGCCCTCCGTTTCATATCATATTCTGGTGTTCGCCCTTCGCGGGCAGCCTGGTCAGCGTCGCGTTGAACCATCTGGCGAGCACAGTCTGCGGTACTGCGAATGGTCATCGGTGCGTCCAATCGTGCGGGTTCAGCTTGGCGGCCTGCTCTTCCTTCGCCAGCTTCGCGTTGGCGTACCACTTGCAGACTGCGTCCCACTGCTTCAGCAGTTGTGCCCTGGGGGCCAGCCGCACCCGCTTGTAGCTCACGGTGCAGCTTTCGATAGCGGATCCACGAATTATGTTATAGGCCCACGTCTCGGAGAACTCGCGGGCCAGCTTCGGCGTCGTGCCGGCGGGCAGGATAACGCACTGCACGTGGTCGCTGCCGCGACTGCTGACCAGCCTGAAGATCCACGCCTGTGGTTTGCCTCGCGGCTTCTTGGGCTTCTTGGCCTTCGCCGACTTGGCGGGGTTCGGGTTCTTCTTGGTGAACGTCTTCATAATGCTACCTCCTCGATTAGCTCACGCTCGCGGCGGGTCGCATCGACCAGCCAGTATTTCTTCGCGGCGTCGCAGATACGCATGGCGATATAGTTCTCACCGAATGCGATCAGACGAGCCATAGGCCCGTCGTCTTGGAACACCAAGTCGACTTGGCTACGGAGATCGCCCTTGCGGAATGTCAGACACAGCCTGCCGCACAAGGTCATACTATCGAGCAGGTCGTTGCGGCTATCGCATCCACCACCGTAGCGGGCTCGCAGACGTTCGACGGTCGCCGTGTAGGTACGAGCGAACTGGATGGCCTCCAGCAAAGAGTAGCTCACCTCGCCGGTCATGGCCTTCCGCATGAATTCCTCGCAGCCCAGTTCCACGCCATTGCTGCGTTCCAGCCTGATCTTGTACGTCCGAATGGCCTCCCGCAGGTCTTCGATCATACTCCAGAATGTGTTCTGGCCGAGAGAAGGAAGGTTATCGAACCACGCCTGCCAGCGGTCGTCGAATGTTGCCTGGGCGTTGCGGAGCGTTCGGGCGGCGGCGGTTAATAGCTCAGTGCTCATGACTTCGTGCCTTTCATTTGTTGCGGCTGTTTCGGGCAACTAATTCCGGGTTGCCCTTCCTTGCAGGTCAGGATGACCGGCTTGCTGGCCACCCGCAGGAAGATGTCGATCTCGTCCCGCATCTGCTTCAGTATCTTCAGGCTGGCCGCAGGAGTATCACCCTGCTCATACGCGTTGGGCAAGCTAGAAGTGATACGAGGCGTGTTGCCTGTGGACGTCCAGTCCGAATACGGAACCCATCGACTGAATCTTCCGACCCTAATGTAGTAACCGCCCGAACAGTAGTCGTAGGAAACCCTGATCTTCCTCATGATATTCCTTTCGGTTTACAGTTCACCGTTCACGCCGACGTTGGCGGCTGCTCGGTGAGCGGACATGGTCTCGCTCCGCATCCAGCCAAAGGGTGTGCGGGTCATACGGCCAGGATGCAGGAGGTTCACCACCCCCTCGTCGAACTTGTAGGTCTGACCGTTCGCCAACTTGGCGTGGATGGGCATCTTGCGGGCGCGGGGGTTGCATCCGCAAATGGTGAAGGTCTTGCCACCCTTCGTGAATGTCTTGCCGAAGTCCTCGGTCTCCAGACCGAACTGGCAGCAGCAGCGGTTGAATTCGTCTTGTCCAGGATTCGCCCCGTTTGCTGTGTTGACCACATCCAACTTGAAGGTGATCGAGTTGGCCATGAAACTGGCGTTGCCGAGCTTCAGGGTCAGGCCAAGTTCGGCGGCGATGCCGTTCAGCTTGGCTTGAAGTTGGTCGCGGGTCGCCTTGACGGTAGCCTTCGTGTACATGGTAGCTTTCCTTGCGGTGTTTCGTCGCGGGCCGGTCGGCCTCGCTATCGCAGGTCATATCATGCAACCCGTGTGCCGTTCGGATTCATTTTCGGCGGCGGGCCAGACGCTGCTGTTTGCCCAGTTCGGTCTCCTCCTGCCAGACCCGGAAGCCGTGAAGCCGCCCATAGGTATTCCACAGGCGGGCGTACTGCGTTAAGGCCGTAGCGATGGTCAGGTGCTGGCCAATTCTGGTCTTGCGGCCCTCCTCGCCGAAATCGGTGAACGTCTCCACCGCAGCGTTCAGCAGGCTGCGTTCGCCGGTCGTCGCTGATGCCATATACTGGCGACGGGGCAGCTTCGCGGCGTGCTTCCGCAGTTGCTCGTTCTCGCGTTGCATGGCGGCGGTCAGCTTCAGGTGCTGCTCCCAGGCTCGGCGGCGGTCGTAGTCAGTACACCAGGGTGCCCAATCGTCGGGCATGGGAGCGAGGTCGGCTGTGCGGGGCATGATACGGTCTCCATTGTTTAAATACCCGTGCCGAGGTCGGCTGGCTTTCGCCAACCGTATGCCGCCCAAGGCATCTCGGCACGGGGAGCAGAAGTTCGTTGGTTACGGGGTTGTTGCTTCGACCTTGAAGGTCACGCTGCGTTCACCGCTGGTGATACCTACACCCACGTCGAAGTTCAGGTCGAGGTTGCGGAAGCGGTCGCTACTGGTCAAAAACTCGATGGCCACGCGGTCTAGTGCCTGCTGGATGGCCTCCTGAAGCATTTCGATGTGGGCCTCGCCAAACTTGCTCTTCGGCGTGACGGGCATCGGCGGTAACACGCCGTTTCCGTCCTGAGCCACAACCGAATCGTAAGACCACCTGCGAGCCTGTTCCGACATGCGGTTCCATACTGTCGGTGACAGATCGAACGTGGCTTGGCTGATTCGCTTCAGGTAATCTTGCTCGTCCTCGGTCGGGCGGCGACCAACCTGGTTTGTCGCGGCCAGGATTTCACTTTCGACGCTCATGGTGATTCATCCTCGTCGGGCGTCAGCACGAAGTCGTCATCGAGTATAGACTCGGTTGCGAAATGCTTCTCGCATACCTTGTGGATCATCGCGTCGAACGCCTTCTCCTGCTTCTCACCCCATCCATCGATGGCCTCGCGTACTGCCGGCAGGCCGCCTTGCTCGAAGATCGCAGGTATTTCTAGCTCAACAAAAATAGCCCAAGGGTAAGACAACAAGGCATGGTCGGGTAAGATCTGCTTCATCTTAAAACGAAGGCGGCGGAAGGCCCACCGATACCACCAACCCCTGCTCGTGGACTTCGTATACCACGCCGTGCGGTGCAGGGCCAGACTCGCAACCACATTGACTGCGTACAGGGCGAAGATCACAGCAACCAGCTTCGACCACCACGGGCCGCGAATGCAGACGAACATCAGATAGAGGTAGAACACCACCCCAACCACCGTCTGCACCCGCCCTGGCCACAACTTGAACTTGCTCATGATCTTGCTCCATTTATCTTGCTGCCGAAGAATTCGCCCAAATCATGATCCAACCGCGTCGAACGTCGGCAGAACGGCACCCGCCGGAATCTGCTTACACTCATCGTAAACATCGGACGCTGAATTGAACCAGTCCTTGGCATCCTGTGACAAGGCATCCCACACCGACTCGGGCATGTCATCGACAGCCCATGCGATTCGATTCAAGTAGACCTGCTCGGTCTCTTCCGCACCACGTGGGTGTTGTCCAGTTGCCTGCAAAAGTTCAGTCTCGATATTCATAACTTCTCCTTACAGATTCGCAATTAGAGTAAATGTAGTACGTTAAATCGTGCCAAGACTTACAGCGTAACTGCGGCGGTCGCGGCCTCGCTTTTGATGGTGGGAAACCGCAGAACGTCAACGAAGTCGTCGGGAACCGTTTTGACTACGCCCGGAATCCCGTCCGTGACGCTGCTGATGTAGTACCCTCGCTTGACTCGCGAGAAGACTAGCGGGTTGCCCGACTTCACCAAGAGCAGCCGCACCGGGTTGGCCCAAAGGCCCATCACCGCCAGCGGGCCGGTCGTTTGCTCCGCAGCCCACTTGGCTCGGTCGGCGAGGCTTCCAGGCCAGTGCTGGATGAGCTTGCCGAGGACTTCGCTATCGCACTCGGTCTGCAATTCCAGCTTGTACTGTGCCGCCAGTTCGCGGTAGTTATGCACCACACCGTTGTGGACGAGCCAGCCGCGACCCGCTTTGTGCGGATGGTTGTTCTCGTTAATCTGGACGTTACCGTGCGTCGCCCACCGAGCATGGGCTACAACCGCCAGTGCCCCGTCAACCTGATCGACGTCCGCACCGTTGTTGCTGGCGAATTCGCCCGGTCGCTTCCAGGCGTGAAGCTCACCCTGCTGATCGATCCAGGCCAGCCCTGCGGCGTGACCGCCACGGCGTGCTTCGCACGCGAGAATGATCTTCTTCAGGGTTTCGATGTGCGGGCCGCGCCCGTCTTGACTGATAAAGCCACTGATTCCGCACACAGTAATCTTCCTTTCAATATGGTGTATTGTTCTTTCCTGCTGGCTATATCATGCACTTCGCGTGCCATAAGCCCTGGCCGGTTTTGTAATCGATTTTTCCACATCCCATCCGTGAGCAATCCGCATTCGCAGCGTACTTTCATTATCCAACACGCACCGTGCGTCCTGAAACCACTGACCCACCGTTTTCGTTTCGCCCCAGGCCGTGAACCACTCCACGTTCAAATTGTTGCGGACATTCTCAGCCTGCGTAACCCACCGGCAGTTGCCGGGAGTATAATTCTTCCTTCCGTCCTTGCGGTCGCATACCAGCCCGTCGCGGTAGCCGTTCGCCAGTGCCCAATCCCTGAAGTTCAGGTAGCGGTGCCATGATCGGCACATCCGTATCCCTTGGGCTCCGTAGTGCCGATAGCTGGTACTGTTACGGTTGTAGCAGCGGCCTCGTATCCCTTCCCAAATATCGTGCAGCCTTGTCCCGCTTTCTCCGTGGTTGTCGCGGGCCGGTATAGCCCGCCCTGCGGACACCTCGACGTTCCAGGTCGTCTGGCCTAGTTGTACCAGCCTGCTCACTCTCGCGTAACACGGCGGGCACAGGCCCCGCGACAGGGCTTTGCAGCGGCATCCCTCAGTCATACATTCGTCTGGCTGCGTTCGGCGTTTCATAACGTCCTCCTACAGCTATTCTAGACGGGTGTCCGCGATTAGTCAACTAGCCATCACGGGCACACTTACTTCAGCATATCTGGGCGATTCTGCTTTACCCAGTCGATCAGGTCTTGCAGATCGGCGGAATGCGTCACGCAGTCCGCGTTGGTTATTACGACAACCAGTCGATCAGCATATTCGTCCGAAACTTCGTCCGAATAGTCTTCGACTGACATCACGCTAACTTCCAGACCCTCATCGTAACTGCGAATTTCCTGTTCTTCACACATGATACTCGTCCTTCTGCTCTATGGGTTTGGTTCGGTAAGGCCCGTGGGTGCGGGCGGGCTTCTCTAGACACTACCATGCATCTGGTGTGCCTTTGGTTTACAACTCGTCGCGGGCCTCGCTATCGTAGCGTTTGGCAAGGCGGCGAAACTCGGCCATGATCGTGTCGGCAGGAATCAGGTCGGGGGCGATCAAGCCGTACTTGTTTCCGCCGTGCCGCCGTGCATAGGCTTCAGCCCAGGCAAGGTAGCCGAGGAGACGCTCGCACTCACCCGCGCCCTCGCCCTTCTTCCGCCAGCCACCTTGCAGGGGCTTGGGCGACCAAGCTGGGCATCGCTTGCCGTTTTGGGCTCGCTCGACGATGCCCAGGCAAACCTGAATCCACCCGACTATCTTCGTGGCAGAAATGCTGCCGCTGAAGATTCGGAACTCGACCGTCTGCTTGCCACCGGGCCGAATGTTGGCGAGGTTCAAAGCGTGGTAGCGGTCGGAGGTAGCGTGACGCTGCACCTGCGTTGGTCGCAGGTACTGCCGCACCGGCTTGCTGTAGCGTCCTCGCTCGCGAGCCTTCGTGCCCGTGATCGCGTACAGTCCCTTCTCAAGGTATGCCACTATCGTGATGAGACGTTTCAGGCTTTCCGCGTTCACCTCGCTGCGGCTCTGGTCCCATCCGATATGGACGTGGACGCCGCAGGTCGTGTTGACGATATGACCTTTTTCCCGCAGGGCTTGGCAGGCGGCGACCACTTGGGCCATCCCCGCCGCACCGCGAAGAATCGGGCTGATCACCTCGCAGGCGTTCTGGTTGCTGTTGTTGCAGCTAATGCTGCCGTCCCCCTTGCACCGCCATCCGTGCGGCAGGTAGGGAACCTGAACTGGCGACCCGTAAGCTCCGACCCGCAGGCCAGCGTTGCGGGCGTCTTGGCCCGCAAGGGTCTCGATCTCAACACCAAAGGTCAGCTCATTCGCGTTCATGTTTCTGCTCTCGGTTAGGCCCGCCCGCGTTTGGGTCTCGCGGGCGGGCGGGTTTGGTTTCTACCGTAGTATCATGCAACCGCCGTGCCAGTCGCATTCAATTCTACAGTTCGCCGTCTGCGTCGGGCGGGGTGACCTCGTCCTCGACCTCGCCGAGGTTGTCGTTCACCATCGGCTGCTCGTAATGGGCCGAGACGGGGGCGGGCTCCAGGTTGCCGATTCGCTCGACCAACCCGTAGGTTTCACGCTGGCCGTTGCTACGGCGAACCAAATCGGGGTGGGCCGCGACCACTTCGCGGATCCACTCGGCGGGACGGCAAGTCTTCGCCACAAGGGCATCGACGCTGCGGAACATAAAGGCTTGGTTGTCCAAGGCCAGGAACAAGGCGTACTCAGGCGTATCCTCGTCGGTGATCACTTCGCGCCAGGGCATGGTATTCTTCCTTCTGCTTTCAGGGTTTACCCAGAGGTCTTTCTGCTCCCCACTTCGTTTCAGAAGTGCAACCCTCGCCGAGTTGTGCGGTTGGGGCCATACTATCCCCGATTGTAGGCAGCCTCGCGGCACCGCATTTGAAGGAGCAGGAAAACATCTGGGTTGTCGGGTTGTTTAGCCTCGCGGCTCTGTGGGTAGTATCATGCAACCGCCGTGCCAATTGCCAAAATTTGAATTCGCGGATTTCAGTCGTATTCCACGATAGTCCTGCCAGCCTGGGCCTGCCCGCTGACCGTTAGCCTGCGGCGGGGCAATGGACCGCGAACGGTCGGGGCTGGCGGGGCGTTGTCGAGGGACTTGCGGGTCAGGGGGCGGCGGGCGATAGGTCGCCGAACCAAACCTGCCGACGCGTGCGACGGTATTGGGGGCAGTTCGGCGGGTTCGGGCGTCTTGGCCCGTTCTACCACCGTACCCACTGCCACGCCACGGCGGGCCGCCTGTGCGGCCACGGCGGGCTTGTGGGCCTTGCTATTGGCCCGCGTATCGGCCACAGACGGTCGGGGCGGCTGCGGTACGAACTTGGGGGCATCGGGGTCGGGGCGAGAACCCGGCGATGGTACGATCCGCCATTCGGCGGCCACGCTCCCGTCAGGGTTCTTGCGGGTGACGTGGGCCTCCATATCATACTCGCCCTTGGGCTTGCCCTCGATCTTCACCTCTTCATAGGTAATGCCGGTGCCTGCTGTCGCAACGAAGCAGCTATGTGCCGCCCATCGCAGGTTGCTTCCAGTGCCGTAGCTGACCGGCCTCCAGGTCGTATCCTTTGGTGTCTTGAATAGTGCTGTGACGTGCATCATCGGCGGCCTCCTTTCTGCCGCCCGGTTTTGGCTTTGGCAACCAGGCCGCGGTGTAGAAGTTCACGGGCCAGTGCGGTTTCGCGGGCCGTCTCGCGGGTGATCGTCTTACGGTCAAGCTGTGTTGCCGTCAATGGGTTGTCGTCGGATGCCAATCGCACCTCATACGCCACACCCTCACCGTCCTCGGCCCTGTCTACAGGATACCGTTTCCCGCGATAGGTGATCCAGAAGTATTCGCGGGATCGTAGCGGCTGGCGGGTACAGCCACGCCAAACCGGCCAGACTGTGGTCGCCCGGTTCACGACCATCGTACCTTCGTGTTCGATCTCGTTTGTCCCTTGATCGATACAAGGCGGCACAAACCGCCAAATCCGAACCAGGGCGACGAAGCGTTTTGCCTTCATGGGAAATCCTCCTTTCCCAACCAGACACGCGATCATACATCCTTAGCCTGGATTTTCCAGGCGACGGCTATTAACTGCGGCAACAGCCTCAGCCAGGATGTCGTTGAAACGTCGGGCGGCGGGGTAACTCAGTCCGCACAGGTTCAAACAGATATTACCGCTTCCCAAATGAGCCCCACAGTGCGGACAAATCCATTCGCTGAATGCATCTCCCATGCCAAGGGCCTTGACATAGCAGTTCGGATCATCGCATGGCGTTGCCGGCAGGCCGCTGATAATAGGCGTGATCATATCAGACGCCTCGTGTCGCATTCCGGCTGCGGTGGCGGGCGACGAGTTCATCAAAGGTGGCCTGGTTCAGTATCTCATCCCCCTCGTCCACAGGCGGATTCTTCGCCGCGATCTGGGCCTTCATGCTGGCGATGAACACCTCGGACAGGTCGTTAGCCTGGGCGTCGGGGGCCACCGTCAACTGCCGAGGCGGCGGGGCAGCAACCGGGGGCTTGGCCGACAACAGCGGACTGTCCTCGACTTTGACGTACCCGGCGTCTTTGCGGCGTTTGCGCTTTGGCCTCGGCTTCGGCGTACCGTTCGTGAGCGCGCGGGTATCCTCGGTCACGCCCACACCAGCCTTGCCCGCGTTAGCCCGGCACTTCGCGTTGGAATCAAACGCCTTCCTCTCCGATGACTGGGCTCGCAGCGAGTCAGACGCTACCACAGCCTTGGCTGAAGACGCTCCGACGTGGGTTGCGGTCTTGTACGGGTCGGACATCAGCTTCCTGCGTCCTCCGCGAACATGGCCCAGGGTGATTCTGATCATCTTACCGTCGACCAGAAACATCTTGCCGTTGGGGTAAATGCGGGGTGGATTGGCATCGGGGTTATCAACCTCAAAGTGATCTTCAACCATCCGGTGAGTCGCATCGGGGTTGTTGATCAGCCAGCGGGCGACTACATCCGAGCCGCTTTCTCGTTTAGGTCGTCGGAAGGGCATCGTACTTCTCCTGTGGTTGCAAGTTCTAATACCTCGTGTCACTAGACACATGCACAAACAACTACAGGCTGGGCAGAAAGATGATTCTGTCCAGCCTGCACCAACCTAAATCGTTGGCGTATCGATCAGCCGGTCAATCCGACTTCCGATAGCTTCCAGGTGCCGGGCTCGCCGCCTTTGGCGAAACGGGCCTTGTCACCCTTACGCTTGATCTCGTTTTGGATTGCGGCGACCAGGGTCTGCTTGGGCGTCTTGCCTTCCGGCTTCCAGCCCGCCTCCTGGCACGCAGTCAACAGATCGTTCGCGGACATCTCCTTGTTCTTACGCCGGCGGAGAACCTTCACCGCCGCTGCCGTGCCCGACATGGGCTTCTCGGCCTTACCGTTCGACTCCGCTGCGGCCTTTGGCTTCTCGGCCTTGGCTGGCTTCGCCGCCTCAGTTGTCTGCGCCCGCCGCCGTGCAGGAGCAGCCGTGGCAGTTCCGCCCTCGGTGTCTTCGCTCTTCGATGCTTTTGCTTTTGCCATGACATCTCCTCGGTTGGTCGTCCCTGTCGGCAAATCAGCAGGGGCGATGGGTTCGGGCCGAACGTCGGCCCATATCTAAATACACTCTAGTTAATTCTATGCTACCGTCAAGCCCTTGGAATCCGTATTCTGGCAAATCGGTCATTTCATCCAGACACCATCATCACCGATAACTAAAATCATCCTTGACTAGCCAAGTCGCCGAGTCTATCTTGGTACTGACGCGAGGCAAGCGATCCTTTCTGACGCCGGCGGTGATCATTACGGTCACCGACCGGCTTCTTTACTTTGAGGACTTGCCCCCGAGGCTGTGCTTGACCTACACTTCCATAGTTGGAAGACTGGATAAAAAATACCGCCAGATCATCATGGTGGGATTAGTTAGATAGTAAGCCGACGCGACCACTACCAGCGGTCACGTCGGCTTTTTTCGTTTCCTCTAGCCGAAGGCGTATCATGATGCGAGTTATGAACCGCAAGCCTAACGAATCAGTTATCATTGGCGGCAACGATGGCATCAGCCGCCGGATCAGCGTTCACGTGGTGGCCATCAACAACGGAACCGTGACGCTGGGTTTCGACTGCATAGACGTGCAGCGTAAGGAAATGTGGGACTCCATCCACATCGAAACCCGCCCGCGGCCTGCATACATGAACAAACCGCTAGAACTCGTCGCACGTTAGACGGCGTTACTCGCTGCGTCCTATATTCCGCCATCCGATACTACGCAATTCGCGGATAGTATTGCGCACGTAACTTCGGCCAAATGAAATGGCTGGACGTTTCGGCTCGTAGCCCTCGTCTTCCAGCATTCGCATAACGTCGTCGACGGTCAGGTCGGGATCGCGGCAAAATAACTCACGAGCACGGGAGGTGACTGCTTTAGCTTGTAGTGCGGGCATGTTGTATTACCTTCTTTCTACATCACTGAACACATCATATCTTCGCTCGCCCGCCAAGAAGTTCCTCCATCAGGTTCTTGCCGGCTCGAACTGCCGCCAGTATCTTCACGTCGATGGTGTTTCGCATCACGAGATCGTAATAGTGAACGCTCTCGGTCTGCCCGGCCCGGTGGCAGCGTTTCTCAGCCTGCTGCCTGACGATGGGGCTCACGGGACACTCGTAGAATACGCAGTAGTTCGCGGCCTGGAGGTTCAGGCCCAACGCACCGGCCTGGTCGTTGAGGATCAGCACGCGGCAGTCGGGATCCGTCCGGAACCTGTCGATGCGTTTCGTCTTGTTGTTCGCCCCGCCCCACACCCGCTCATAGTTCATGCCAAGGATGAATCCCACAAGCCCTTCCAGAATCTCGCCCGTATGGACGTAGCTGTGGAATATCACCATCTTCTTGTTGGGCGGCAGAAGCTCCAGTAGTTCCTGTGCGGCGTCGAGCTTTGGATTCGGCCTGAAGTCCGAATACACCTTATCGCCGGTCTCGTTGCGGCCCGTCATGAACCCAGAGGTAAGCTGCCGCATCAACACGAACACATTCTGCATCACCGTGATATCGCCGGTGGCCTCGCGGAAATCGTGAACCACGCGTTCGTAATGGGTCAGCAAATCGGCAGGGGCCGGCACATGGATGGTCTGGAATATCTGCGCAGGCAGATCCATGCACTCCTTCTCGTCGTATCGCAGCGTACTGTGGTCGAGGAATCGGCGGATGTCCTTCTGGTGGCTTTTCTTCAGCGTCCACTCCGTGCCGCCGAAGTATCCCTGCTTGCCCGAGAAACACGCCTCACGCAGAAGGCCCAGGCTTTCGCCCAGGCTTTCACCGTAATCAATGACATAGTACTGCGACCACAGGTCTTGCGGATCGCTGCCGAATGGTGTGCCGGTCAAGCAATACCGGAATCGGGCGTGCGTTCCAATCTTGCGGCACAGACGGAAGTACAGGCTGTCCTGTGACTTGATACTGGTACTTTCGTCGCAAACCAGGATATCGAACTGTTTGATGATTTTGTCGGCGTGCCTGCCGATCACCCACTTGTTCTTGCCCGGCTTCTTGGTGTTGCGTTCGGTCTTGCTGCACATAGCCAGGAACCCCTGGTACGTTACCACCACGACGTCCACGTCGGGCCGTGTGGCCTGCTCGATGCGGGCCTCGCGTCCTTCTGCATCGATCACCTGCACCCGCAGGTGCGGGGCGTGCAGGCGGGCCTCATCCTCCCACACGCCACAGACGGTGACGGTCGGCACAAGCACTAGAGCCTTCTTCGCCACGCCACACGACAGCTTATCGCAGATAATCATGTAGCTTGTATATGTCTTGCCCAGCCCCAGGCCGAACATTAGCATCAACGCGTCGTATTTGGCCGCCGCCAGAAAGGCCACCTTCTGGTGGTGGCGGGGCGGCGTATGAAACACGGGCGACGGATCCAGGGCGGCGATGCGTCTATCGACTTCCGCCGGCGGGATGAGCTTCAGACGCGACACGCTCCGCAGCGGTCGGTCTAACCAATCGAGAATTGCGGTCTTTGCAATCATATCTCGCCTGTGCTGGCCATGCGGCGACGCACGGGCGGCGTCACCGTGATCGATGGCTGCATGCACCGCTGATAGCTCTCGCTGTCCATCAAGTCCTGAAGCTGACGGCACTCAATGCTCTTCCTACCGTGCCGGTGGGCGACCGAGAAGAACCAGCCCACCTCGTAGTCGTGGTGCTTGCCGCAGAACAACGGGCGTTCATAGTCATCCCGCTTCACCGAACCGTCGCTGGCCAACTTCGGCACGAGGTGCGACAGTTCGTGGTCGATCAGAGCCGTGCGTTCCTCGGAGTCCATCTCCTCCCACGCCTCCCTGTCGATCTTCAGGTGGGTGTCCGCTTGGCCCAAGGCTCGTTCGTCGGGCTTTGTCTGGCGGATAATGGCGTAGGCTTTGTGCCCGTGAAATTTAAGGGCCGGGCCAGTCGGGTCGCCGTTCTGGTCGCGAGGCGGCATAGCCATCAGAATATCGACCGTGGTCTCCAGGGCCGATAGCCCACCGTGGTATAACCGCATGACGCTGTTGACGAATTCCTTCACCGAATCGTCGGCGACCTCATAGGTTGTTGGCATAATATTTGGGTCCGATTGTTGGTGCTATACGCAACGAGGATACCATCCACGTCGACTGGCAACAAGACCAGACACCGTCAAACTTGGATCATACTGAATGGATCGATGCGTTCCGTTACGGCGGCCCGCATCAGCTTATCCATCGCTCGGGCCTCCAACTGCCGAATGCGTTCTTTGCCGACGCCAAGGGCCTTGCCGACGTCCGTAAGAGTCATCGCGTCGCGATCAAGTCCGAATCGGCTGACAATGATGAAATGCTCGCGTTCGTCAAGGTGCTGAAGCATCTTGGCGATTCCATGCTGCCGGGCCTGCATCACGTCAACACGATGCGGAAGGTCGCTTAACGGGCTTTCCACGTTATCCAGCGGGTTCTCCTCGCCCGTGCGGAAACGTGCCAGTTGCCGAATCTCCACAGCGATGCTGCGTGAATAGTTCTTGATCAATGCCCAGGTCGCATAGGTTGAAAACCTGAAGCCGCGGTCGTAATCGAACCTGTCCACAGCCCGCATCAGGGAGATATTGCCGTCGCTAATCAGGTCGAACAGTTCATCGCTGCTGTGTGCATACCGGCGGGCGATGTTCACCACCAGTCGCAAGTTGGCCGTGATGATCTCGTTGCGGACGGCCATAGCCTGGTCGGCTAATTGCAGAATCTCATGCATGGCCCGCACGGATGGCCGGTGCGAATCAAGATCATCTCGCAGGCGGGACGTCTTGTATTTCAAGTAGTTCATCTTGCGGAACAGGTGAGCCTCCTGTTCCCGCGTCAGCAGGGGCGTATCGTACAGTGCCCGCAGGTACGGAGGCAGGCCCGGTGTGGGTTTCACGGCCTTCACGGGCGGTCCTACCGGGCGATCCGCAAGGATGCGTGCCTCCTGTCGGGATTTGACGCGGCTAAATGATATGTTCGGAATATAAACCAAGTCCAGCTCACGCACCCGAACAATCAGGCGGTGACGAACAGCGTCAATGGGTCTGCGGGCCACGGATGTGAGCATGTTATTTCTCCTAGCGAACCAGACACGCCTCATTATGACAGGTTCTATCAAACGTGGCCACTTGCATTAGCACTTCCGCTATATGCCGCAAGAACCGGGTCCGGTCGGGCTCTTCCCTGAGCCCGACCTCGCGGCGGAGCGACGGCAGTCTCTCCGTCGTCCTCCGCTTCCCGTTCAGGCACTCGTTGCCGCCCACTTCGCGCGGTATTAGAATCGCGATCCGGCGATCCACGCGGCGGGTAACAATCCTTGTCGATGTAAGCACAGTCCACGGCGAACGTATTCGTATCGTAGCACTGGCTGATGAGAAACTCGAAGCTGCTCTTGACGTTGCGGCCCAGCACGAACAGGCGGGCGAGGTTGGCCTTCTTCTCGTCGTCGGTCTGGCTGTAGAAGATGCCCTTGTCAAACGTCATCACCTTGCCGAACGATTCAGCAACGTCGTGAGCCCGCACGTTCTTCTTGTGAGCCCCGTCGCGGTTCGTCTGGCTGGCCACCACCACGGCACACGCCATCTCACTGGCGATGCCGCGAAGCCCGACCAGAATTTTGTCTAGCTGAATACGATAGTCGCGGTTGCTGGACTGGTCTTCCTTCATCAGGTCGGGATAATCAACCAGGAGCAGGTCGGGGACGTAGTTATGCACGCTTTCCAAGGCCCGCAGCCACTTCCGCAGGGCCATCACCGAAAGCTGGCCGCTGGGGAACTCCTTAATCTTCAGGGGTAGCCTGCCCTTGAACTTCCGCAGGAACTTGTTGATGACTCGGTCGCCCTCGTCGGTGCCGAACCGGGCTGGGTTGGGAACCTCCGTGGTGCCGCAGTCGAGGAACTTGCCTTCCTCGTCCTTTTGAATCCACGGCCTGGTGATCGTATCTGCGTCGCCCATCGTCGTCATGGTTCGCACATAGCGATACATGATCTCCTCTTGCGACATCTCCAAGGTCACGTGGCAGACCTTCTTGCGCTGGAGCATGGCCCGCTTGCCAAACTGTACCATCGCAAAGGTCTTGCCGTGCTTCGCTGGGGCGACGAACATCAGCATCTCTTTGCGGGCGGGCGTCACGCGATGCTTGTCGAGGATTTCGATGCCGGTCTCGAAGCTGTCGTTCTGCTCGCGGTGCTGCGGGCCAACGAACTTACCCAGAAGATTCAGGTCGAGGCCAGGGTCAAGGGCTGCGTCACGTTCGTCGGCGGCCTTCACCATCGCGTGCATCGCGGCCTCGTCATCGCCGGCGTTGTGCAGTTCGATGATCCTTCGCAGTGCCAGGCTCATGTTCTGCGTTCGCATGAACCGCCGCAGCTTGGGGACGGTGTAGTCCTCGTTGACGGTCGTCTTGGCGTCGAGAATCGACCGCTGAATGTGATCGTAAGTATCCTCGTCGTCGGGGTAGCGTTCCCGCAGTTCCTCGATCATGTTGATGAACAGATCTTTGGGCGGGCAGTGATGCTCGTCGATATAGGCGTACAGCTTATCGGCGAGGTTGCGTACCTCGGCGGGTTCGTACAGGGTCGTGGGACAGATAGCTGAGATTGTTTTGCCGCCGCGGTCGCGGTAACAGCAAATGGTGAGCAGGTCTATCTGCTCAAGGTAATTCATGCTCACAATTAAATGACTCCGTCCGGTTTGGGCCGGTTGCATCGCACGTCGGCCCAAGATTCCTCTTCGGGTGCTTCTTCCATATCAAACGTGATCTCCACGGGATGGGCAACGTAACGCTTGATCATTACGAGCAGGCGGGATGCGATGTAGTCTTCGGTTCGCATTTCCACGTCTTCCATCCGGCGACGTTCGTCCTGAAGTCGCTGCAGCATACGGACACAGGTGGCTGATCCCAACCTGAAGTAATGGCTGCGTGCCCCACGCAGGCCGATGGACGTCATTTCGCTGATACGCTGCCAGTCGCTACGCGACGGATGCAGGGCGTTGCTGATCTCGTCTGCCATGATTGCTGAGAGACGACTGTTGCTGGTTCGGTTGTTATATGATATTGGTCGCACAGGGCGAGCAGGTACTTGTCGACTTGGCACTGTATGATCTCCTTCTGGTGTACTGTGCTGGGTTACGATATTTTCATGATCTTGCAGGACGGTTGTCTCATCCTCGACAGGCCGTATTGGACGTCTTCGCTGGAAGCGTCGCGTTGATGATCCAGGGGTGGATGATCTATTGGTGTCTTCCCTGCCAACAACTGGCGGCTGCTGTCGTCGCCGCTTTGCGGCGGCAACGTACTCGTTGCTTCTGTTTAGGTGTTCTGTTTCATGGTCGGACAGCTTTTGTCCGATTAACCGGACAAGAGTTGTCCGATTCACTTCGTCACAACCGGCTGTATGATCTGCTGTATGATCTGCGGGACGTGTATCATCAACAGCAGCGGTATCTTCTGTGACTGCATTGGTTTCTGCGGTTTCCAACCACGGGAGAAACTCGTATCGTCGCCCCTTGATGATCTTGATGATACCGGCATCGATCAGTTCCCTGCGGCGGCGATATTCCTCCCTCGCACACCAACCAAGGGTCTCGGCGGTTTCGCCTGGGCTCATATAGAACCGGCATGATTTCCAGTGTGCCCGCTGCCTGCAAAACTCGTACAGCAGCATGCCACGCTTGCTGATATGATCCAGGCGGCGGAGGCGGGTAGCCTCACGGCTTCGGTATTCTGATTCGTGTAATCTAGCCATGCCTACAATTCCCCGTTGCGAGAACGCGGACTGACGCGTTTCCGTGTTTTATTTAATTCGACTACCAGTTCGCTGTAGTATTCACGGTCGGGTAGGAACTCCCACCGACACCCTGTTCTACACATGATGATAAAGCGACGCTCAAGCTCCCAGATGTGGTGTAGAGTCTCCTGGTGGCTCCATCGAAACCGCTGCATGACGTCCCGATTACGCATCGGGAACCGGCACGTATCTTTGTCCGTGTGATAAAAGCACTCCAGCATGAGCAGAAGGTCACGCTTGCTAAGATCGTCGAGTAGCTGCTGATCGATGGCTAGAATAAGCCGTCGTGTAGATTCCGAGATAGTACGATGTGGCCCTTGACCGTCCTGTATGATCGTGTTAGGATGAGGAGTAGGCACTAGCAACCTCCGATTGCTGCAAGCCATGAACAGGCGACCGTCGCGGGTCGCCTGTTCCTCGTTTATCGGTATTTCGTTAGCAACTTCCCAACATAGCGAGGTTGCCACCTCCCGTCAACGCGAGGTTATCAAACGCCCGGCCCGCGGCTGCCCACGTCCGCTATGGGCGGGCGTCGCCGCCGCGGTGTGGCGTCGGATCCGAAGATCCGCCCCTGGCACTATTACTGGCCACCGCAGGCCGAGCTAACGACTAGACACGATGAGCTTTGCCGTGTCTATTTGTGGTACGGGGCATGCCGCACGCGGCGCGGATGCTGAATAGTTACGCAGGGCGGCGGTCGCTACCGCGCAATGGAGGCGACCGACTCGCAGCGTAGCCATTCGCCTGCGGGTTCGATCCCCGTATGCTCCACATGAGGTGATCATGAACGTTAAAGAAATCCTCGACCGCTTCCGTATTAAGTACGTCACGGACGGCAAGAACACGAAGCGAGGCTGCGTAAGCATCCACTGCCCGATGTGTGGCGAAGCCGACCGCAGCGAACACGGTAATATCAGTTTGCGTGACGGCGGTTACTTCTGCTGGCGTAACAAAAACCACGGCATGAGTTTCCAACGGATCATCTCACTGCTCGCCGGCCACGAGGCGGCCCGCAGTATCGGCGAAGATGAAGGTCCGCCGCTGGAAGGTTACGAAGCCGCGGTCGCCGCGTTCATGGCCAAGGAGCATCCCGTAAAGAAATCGGTCAAGGTGATCAATTGGCCGCAGGAAGCCCGCATAATACACCCTGAAGGCGTCACGCGGGACTATTGGGATTACATGCGTTATGACCGCAAGATACCCAACCGCGATATCGCCTGGGCCTGCGACGAGTATGACCTGAAGTGTGCCGTAACCGGCAAACATGCCAATCGCATCCTGTTCCCGATTCACGACTGGGCCGGAAACATGATCGCGTTCTACGGCAGGGCGATCACCAAGTCCCGACTGCGGTACAAAGCCGAGCCCGCCGGCCCGCAGCCAAAGTGGGGCATCTTCGGACTGCCGCAGGCCAAACACGGCGGACGAAAGCTCATCGTGAACGAAGGCCCGTTCGATGCCCTGAACCTGAACGTCTACGCTCCTCGCGGATGCTACGCGGTATCGGTGCAAACCACATCGATCACGCCGCAGCAGAAGGTCATCCTCAACAAGCTGTCGGAGCGTTTCGATGAGGTGGTGATTCTCCTCGACCAGGCGGCGGAGGAGCAGGCTCTGGTCCTGGCCGGTCAGCTTATCCACGAGAACCGCACGGCTCTGGTTCCGGAACACCGCAAGGATCCCGGCGAGATGAACGCCGCCGAGGCGGCTACCATCTGGAAGTAGAAAAGGCCGACGAGGTGTTTGCCGAGACATCTTCGTTCATGGTAGATGTAGTCCCGGCGTGCAGTCGGCCTAGTGGAGGCGGCGGGGATCGAACCCGCGTCCCGCGACATTTCCGATCAAGCGTCTACGTGTGTAGTCGATCCTATTTGCAAGCTGTCGTCTCGCGATCCCCGGATCAACAGGGTTGTCGTTCGACCAGCCGGTAGCATTTTTAATCCACGGCGTGACCAGCAGCGACCGTGAACGATCCGAGTTTACAGCCGGCTTTTGAACCTCTCGGATGGGTTCGCAGTCGGCTCGTGGTTATTAGGCCACGAGGGCGAAGGCCGGAGCCTTCTCGAACTTGTTTTTGGCAAGTAAGTTTTTGGTCGGCTATTAACGTGGCCTGCTGACCAACCACGACACGCAACTCAATCTTCTAGCTGCCCGGTCGAATCCAATTCGCCCCCGGTTGCCGACAATCTGCTGCCGTCCCGCACGCTGTCGGCGTTCGTGCGGGCGACCTAACCTAGCCTGATGGCTACGAGTGGCGGAGACAGGATTTGAACCTGCGACCTTGAGATTATGAATCTCATGAGCTACCGGACTGCTCCACTCCGCGTCATACTTACCAGACTCGGGCACGGGAGTGGAGGTTCATCACCTCCACTCCCGCGTTTCTATCCACCACCTCGGTAACATCCCTCGGTGATGCTCCCGTCCCTATTATTTGAAGCCCAACGTGTACTAAGCACGCGGCTGAACCGCAGCATAGTACACGTTGGGCCTTGTGTCAACGATGACCCTTCGTCAGTTATCCTCGTCTTCGATATCGTCAGCCCGCGGCTTGGGCTCGCTCTTGGCCCGCTGTGCGGCTTCGGTGCGGTCGTGCCGCTGCTGGCGATACTGCTGGGTCACGTCGCCGCTGGCGAGGCCCAGGTTCAGCATTGCCAGGTCCATGATTTCGTCGGCGGTCGCTGGCGGCGGAAGATCAGCATCGTCGTGACGGATCCACGCGTCGTAGGGCAGGGCGCAGTAGTTCATGCTGTGGTGCGTGCGACGGTTGATGAGCATGAACTCGATGGGTCGCTCGCCCTCGGAGTCGGGCTTGCACTTGGCTTCGATCAGCAGTCGGATGATCTCCTCCAGCTTCGTGACGTCGTCGTTCGTGATCTTGGCCCAGCCTCCAGCCTCACTCTTCCGCCGGTGCTGAAGGAATTCGTCGATCTTCGTGCGTAGTTTTGTGTTCATATATCGTAGACCCAGGCGGGCCGTGCGTTGCTTGGTCGGCAGGCTCAGCACCGTCAACTCGGTTTGACCCGATTACGCTCGGATGCTGAGCCCACCGTTCAGGATTACAGTTCGCCGACCTCCTCGTCGGTGCGGGTCGGCTTGCTGGTGATGTCGATCACCTGCGGGGCGGGAGGCAACACCTGCGGGTCGCTCTCCGTACCCAGGGCCGGTGCTTGGCTCGGGGCGGCGACGGGAAGGTTGTGGTCGCGGTGCAGGCCACCCGCGACAAAAATACCGTTCTCGCCGCGAAGGCGGGCGAAGCTGCGGGGGAAGACCTTCTTGAACAAGGTCATGGCCTTGACCATCGGCTCGACTCCGTCGAACGTGCCTCGCTGTACGTCCTCAAAGGCCACGCTCATGAAGTACAGGAACAGATACGTCACCACCGAGAGCTTACCATTGATCTCGATGGCGTTCATTTCCGGGTTGAAGCGGCTCTCCCCACTGTTGGTCTCGACATCGTCGATGTCGATCATCAGGGCCGGGCCGCTGCCGCCGCAAATGGCGTCGTGAAACTCGCGGAACTTGGCGATACGCAGGTCGAGGTCGCCCTTCCACGGCTTGCTGCGGGCGAAGTTCTGAGCGGCCTCCAAGAGGTCTTGGCTGAACTCGATGGACTCGTTGACCAGTTCGGTCGGGGCGGGCATAGGTCGGTTTTCGGGCATGGTGGAACTCCTTAGTTCTTCAGGTTGCTATCATACTGGACACGGTGACCGCCGCGTTGGCGGTTGTTTTTCCGTTGGGCATATCATGCACTTGACGTGCCGTTTACTACTTTTTCAGTTTCGTACAACTCGATGGATGACATCAGGATGGTCGGCTGATCGGCATCGTGCTTGTTCAGAATCGCCAAGACGTCGGCGGCAAATTTCAGGGCTGCCGCGAAGTCTTGCTGGTACGAACACTTGCTGATCAGCTTTCTGGTTAGGTCATCCATAGTTTAGCTCAAAAGGGAAAGCTGTACGTTGGGCGTGTTGTAGGTCGGAATGCCCGCCCGCACAAGGGCTTTTTGGGCAGCGGCTGTAGGTTCTACACCCAGAGCGTTCAGCACGCCCCGCTGCTCTGCCGTAAGGTCGATATCCTCGTCAGCCGCGTGTACGGCGGCGACCGCAAGGCCCAAGCCTCGCTTCGCGGCACACTCAGGCCCGATGCCCAGCTCGATGCTGGCCGGGGTGGTCAGGCGGCGACCGCAGCAGCCGCACCGTCCTTCGTGGTGCAGGCTGAAACCAGCCGCTTCGATCTGCTCGCTGCGGCCTTCCCAAATCGCCTTCATGGTTCGGGCGAACAGCCGCAGGGGGTGGCAGGTCTCGGGCAGGGCCTTCTTGCCGCGAATGAAAATTCCGGTCGCGGCGTCGAGCATCCCCTGGTACTGATAGTCGTTGGTGTTATCAGGGCCGGTCAGCAGGGCCACGAACCACTTCTCGTTTGGGTACTGCGGGGTCGGGGCCTTGTGCGTGACCTTGTAGGTATAGTGCGGCTTGGCACTCGCGTTGGCTGCTTGGAAGGCCGGCGAAACCTCAAGGGTGAAGATGGCCTTGCCGCCGAGGATGAATGTTTTGTCTAGCATGGTCGTTTCAGGGGTTTGTGGTTTATAGAACCGAGGCGGGTGAACCGTAAGCGTTTATTACTATCGGTTAGCCTACCTATTTCAGAAGAATTAACATGCGAATCACGTGCCGGTCTGAATCCGAATTCGGTTTATCTTAGCGTTCGCCCCTCGAATGGCTGTAGCCGCCTGGTTGTACGCGATGGCGGCTTCCCTTGCCGTAGGAAAACACCCCACGTATTGTAGTAACCCGTTACAGCGAATTTGGGCTAAGTAGTACTTTCCAAGATGGAGACTTACACCCCTGTACAGTACGGTATGATTCGTTGTCCTTCGGTTAAGCTGCTGATCACTTCGCGTAGCCCACCTTACGTTCTTCACCCACTCATTCTCCCGGCACTGGTCGCATTCACCACAGGTGTAGCTACCCTCGTTATCTTCGCGGTCAAGAGTGTAGCCTTCTGGTCGTGGGCCTAGAACCTGGGTGAACTTAGTAAAATCTTGTAAACCCAAGCAGACCGTAATTCCACGACCACCATAGTTAAAATAGGCTTGGTGGCTTGAATTAAAACAGCGGTACTTCATGTCCCGCCACGCCGTACCAACTGGATTACGCGACATAATATAACTCCGAAATGACGCCAACCCGCCCCACGTTTGACCTCACAAGTCACGCAGGACGGGTTGGTTAGTCATGATTCGTTTGTCGGCCAAGTTGTGAGGTCAACCGACTGCCCTTATTCTAGTCGGTTTACCTGCGGCGTCAACGGGACGCCGCACTTTGGGCCGTCACCCGACTCGGTCGTGTTTGCTTTCTGCCTACCCTATCATGCGAAGGCTGTGCCATTCGCTGTGAATCCACCGAACTGCTCTTGGGGCCGCAGGAACCCGTGGGCTCACGCGCGAGTGTTGCCCAGCCATGATTTTCGAGCCAGTTCGGTTTCTGAGGTGATCCCTGCGGAATCGAACCGCTGCGGTCTTACTCCCGTAAGACCTGACCCGCAGGTTTTACCCCGCGTTCTAAGGACCGTTCGCTCCTGCGGCCTCGTGCCCTCGATCTTGGCGTCGGGGGACGGAGCCGGTATTGCTTGTACTTCGCACCTCGCTTGTCGGGCCTTCACCTCACTCAGGCAAGGGCCGCAGGAACGGTAAGCATATCATGCGAATGCCGTGCCAATAAATCCGAATTCGACGGTCTACGTCTCATTGGGTGAAATCTGGCCATTGGGTCGCGGCCCGATGCGACCGTTCGGCCCCTGTTTCAGCCTGGTAGCCCGTTGTAGGCCCATTGGCTGGCCCAGGAGGAATACATACAAGTCGCAGTTCCAAAGCCTTCAGGATTAGGGCTACGGTGCGGACGCCCAGCGGAGCGTCGAGACGCAGGGCTGGCGCGGGGCCATAGGGATCGAGGATGTGGCCCACTTCAAACTCGCGTCCGCAGTCCACCTTCAGGCACTCGATCTTCAGGCCCTGCTCCAGCCATTCCTTTTTGTCGGGCGTGAGGGTGATCCTCACGCCAGCTTCTTCGCTGCTGAGAATTGTTGGTTCGTTTGCGTTCATCGTCGAACTCCTTGATCAAGTTGTCTCCGCGAAGCGATGCTCTGACGCTCGGCAATACGGCAAACTTCAACGAAGTCGGTATTACGCAGTCGGCCCTCTGCGATGTGGCAATCCACACGGTCGCGGGGCAGGTTGAACTCGGCCATCAGAGTCAGAGCCAGTTGCTCGTATCGCTCCTTGCGGTGCTGACGCAACTGCCGTTTGATGGCCGCGACCTCGGTTTGGTCGGCGGCGACCAGATCTTTCAGTGCCTGTATCACGTTCAGGTTCCTTAGTTCTTATGCTCTTTGAGATGCAGCTTGCGAACCTTGGCCTTCACCAACCGCAGCGACTTCTTCACTGGGTTGTTCCTGCTGCTCTTTTTGATGGCTCGTTTACCGTTCATGGTTCACCTGCTATGCTTAGGAGGTTGGTGGGCGAGGAGCTACGAGCCCTCGCCCACCTAACCCGTCCGAAGAAAAGACCCCACAAAGCCTCGCTAGGGCTTACCGCCGTGGGTTCAGCGGTTTCCGACCGGCCAGCGACGAGTCCTGCTAGGTGCTGGCTTAACGGCGGTCGGTGGGTTGCACCAAGGCCCGCGACGATTCTTTGCGGGCTTACCGGCAGGGTGCTATCGGCTGGCATATCATGCGAATGGCGTGCCAGCCGAATCTGCTTTATGCTATGTACAGGCAATACGTGCGGCTGCCGACATCGACCGACCAGCAGTTCGACTCGCCCGTGCAAATGAACTCGACACCGGCCTCGGCGGCTTTTGCGACCTTGTTGTAGATCAGCTTGACCGTGCGGTCGCTGACGTCCTCGTCAGCCACCGCGTATCCGCAGCGTCGGGCCGCTTCGGCTCGGTGGGCCGAGGCTACGGTATGCTTGCCGCTGCATCCGCAGCAGCAGGCGTTCGCCCTGCCGCTGTAAACTTGGATCACGTCAGCCAGGGCGGACAGTTGAATCGTTGTGGCGGTCATGTTCGTTTCCTTGCTTGGGCGGGCGTTGGCCCGCGAGGTTGTATTTCTAGGAGGCATATCATGCGAACGCTGTGCCAATTGAATCAAATACCGGAACTTGGTCACCGAGGTTGGTCACTGGCGACTGCCGAAGGGCCAGGTTGGTCACAGGGCTGGTTTGTGCTATTATGACTGCTGTTCGGCCATACCACCTAACAAACCAAACCTACCCGTCCCGCTGTGCGTCTCCAGTGGTATGGCCATGCACGGCGGGCGGGTGGAGTCTAATGATGTTAGGCTACTGTGATTTCTGCGGAGGGCGGTACAGCGGCAACGCCAACCAGATGTTCTGCTCTCGATCTTGTGCATCAAACGCGGCTAGGCGATCAGTGCGGCGACGCATCGCTACTGCCGATCATATCTGGGATTGTTCTGGCACACGATTCCTCCGAACCACATCCGCAACGTCAAGCTGCAAGTGCAACAGCGATACGGGTGCGGCCCATGAGCTAATCGTTTCTGTCGATATGCTTCGACGTGGGTGGGACGTTTACCGTGCGATCTCGGCGGGGTGTGGGCATGATCTCGTTGTGGGTATCGGCGACCGCCTGCTCACCGTACAGGTATCGACTGGCAAAATGTACAAGACCACGAGTCTTGTTCAGCACTGCAAAAACCGCCAGTTCCAGAACGGTAAGTGTGACGTTTTAGCCCTTGTCACCGGAGACATGATACTCTATGCCTTCAGGTCGCCCGAAGACGAGGTGCTATTTCGGAATCAGACTGTGGAAGCTCCGCCCGTGTAAGCCGCCTGTATAGGCCCGCTGTGCGGCAGGCGGCTCGGGTGGCCCGGTAGCCGCAGTCGGGAACACCTCGCCACGTCTGGCCTACAGTGGCCCGCACGCGGCATAAAGTCGCCTCACAGCTCCCACGTCGGGCGTTCTTCCTCGATATGGCCACCAATTCGGCGTCGGCGGGGCTTGGGCACGACGGGCGGCGGGGCAACGCTGGCTGCGTAAACCGCCCCCTCGCGGAATGCCACCTCGGCGGTGTTGGTCTTGTGCAAGACGAGCATATCATCGGTACGTCGCACCACGTATCCGTACCAGCGGTTTTTGAACCTCTTACTGCGGTCGGTCAGCAGGTCAGCCCCGAACTCAACCACGTCACCTATTTGCAACGGTCGCAGCCTGTAGTAACCGTCGTCGCCGTCGCGCACCCGCATCATCCACGCTCGATCCAGGCCTCCCGGTGCGTTCGGGGCAAGCCGCACAGACGCCATCCAGTTCCTGCTGCCGGGCGTCTTCTCATAGACCGGCACCCGCAGTAGCACGTCGCGGCACATCGGGAAATCAAAATCACCAGGCCGCAGGCCCAGATTTGCTCGGCGAGTGTCCTCCTCCCATCGCATTCGTACCCATTCTCGTACAGCGTCCCGATAGACAACTAGGGCCTGCCTGACGTCGGGAACCCACGAGAAGTCCGCGATGGGTACAGTGATGCCGTCGCGTGTGATACCGCCTCGCATATCGAGGACAGCTTCGTCGCGGTCGAGGTCGGCCTGATCGACGACGGCGGCCCAATCATCCGGTGCGGTCGTTGCCCGGAACACCTCGATATCAAACTCGGCTGCCCCATTGCCGCCGGCGGTCACGTCGGCACGGCGACCGGCCTCGCTCAGCCTAACTCGGATGAAGACTCGCATGTGGGGCAATTGACTAGTCCTCGATGATCATGGTTTTTCTGGTATTCCTGATAAGACCAGACACCGAATCACCGAAGAACGCGTCGATTTGCTTCGCGTATTTTGCAATAAGTTTCACGCTGAGCCTGCCGCCCTCGTGCAGTGTTTTCCACTCACTGTTGGCCCCGCCCAGCGGGCGTCCGCTGCCGTCTTCAGCATCGGTCATAAGCTGAGAATGATAGTAGTCGGTACATCCCCTGCCGGCCCAACCCGTGAAGCCCGGCATCCACCACAGTTCCTTCACGGGCTTTCCGCCCCGCACGAGCCTGACCAGCACCTTGCGAAAATTGCCCCACTCACATCCGCCCTCAACCTTGGGCCGCACGATCTGGTCTACGATGGTGATCTTCATGATTGTGCTTGCTTCCTGTGCTGGTGGCAGTACCCGTTCGCCTTTGGCTTGCGACTGCACTTGCGAATGCCGAATAAATCGTGATCGACGATGTTGGCCTGGCAGGTGATCTTGTCGCTGCCGTCATCGCGGCTCTTCTGCACTTTGACCGCCCCGGCGAACGTCATAAAGAAGGAGTGGCCCAGCGTGTCGCGGCGAATCGGATCCCGCCATAGCTCGACACCGCCCCTGTCCTGCCTCGCCCAGCCTTTGGCCTTCAGGTGTTTCCGCAGCGGATTAGCCCAGTCTTTGGATTTCATAGGTACTTCCGATCAAGATGACTTTCCGTTTCGTTCTACGGGTTGGAGGGTCAGGTCGCCCTTCACAAAGTAAATCTGGCATGTGTTCGATGATACGTCATCGAATAACAGTGCGTTACTCTTCGCACTCGATCCTGAGAACACCTTCACCTTCGGGTTCTGCGGGTCACGGCTGTTGTGCTCAATTACTATGTATCGCATCATATCCTCAATCTGGTCTACTCGTTTCGTTTCACGCTAGTTGTCCAGATGCGAGTAACAGCTCAGAACATTATCGTAGGTAGTCATGGCTGTTTTATGCAGACTCGTGCTAAGAATCAAAACGTCCTGCTGGGGCGGCTGCTCTGGAAACGCATCCAGGCGATTTTGACGACACGCTCGGAATATTGCATTCCAGTCAACCCGTTTGTGAATGAACAGGATGCAGAATATATCTTTCTCTGGTACACCGTCATCTCCGTAAATCCCCACGGGGCACTCATACAGCACGGATCCATCGACGTCTCCGGTAAGATCGACGGCTGCACCGATAGCCTCCATGACCGACATCGCGTCCTCGCCATCAAATCCAATAGCCATCCACCATTTGCGGGAATAGTACTTCGCACGAATTTCCTGGTACATCTCAGGATTGGTGCGGGGTACAGCTACATACTTAACGTCGCTGTCGTTCATGGCTTGTCTCCTTGTTGATCATTAGACACGTCCACCGGCCCTTCCTCGCCGGTCGGCTGTTGAAGAACAGCCTCGCGGTGAATGATTGCTCCCTTGATCGGCACGATCTTGGCCACGGTACGGCCCTCGCCCGTCCACCGCAGGCCCAGGTGCGGGCGGCGATAGTGCGGCATCACCTCGACACGTTTGCCGATATCCCAACCCAACACGCCGCGACGTTCCGCCTTGGCAACGTACTTCTGGTCACCGCTGCGATCATAGTCGTTCCGGTCGGCGGCGAGGACGATGCGTTCGATCAATTCGGGATCATCATCCAGTAGGGACAAGGTGAACACCAGACGCCACACATCTAGCATTAGTTCCTCGGGAATCTGGATGCCGTCCATCGCGGATTCCCGCTTCTTGCAACCGCCGAAGGTCTCCAGCAGCGGCTGGTCGGGCCGCAGCGGCACCCAGTTCGTTGATACCACGGGCAGGCCGCTTATCGTTTCTCCGTAGTCCTGTGCCGTGAAATAGGCCGGGTGACCTGCGGTTGTGCTGACCGGACCAACCAGCATCGACCGCAGAGTCACGCCGTCGCGGGTCAACGGGTTTCCTTCCTGCGGGAACCGCAGACACATGACCTGCTTGGGAGACTTCAGCATCTTGCCCGTGATCTGTGACAGGTCGAGGCGGGTCAGCATCGGGATGATCTTAGGCCACACGTTATAGAAGGGCCGGTTATGCTCCGCCCACCAGCCTTCCATGAACAGGTGAACGCCCAGCACTTCAGCCTCGGCGGATGTTCCGATGCAATGCATATCACGAAAGTGGTTCGCGTAGAACACCGCAGATGAGACGCCTCTGGGAACCATGCCCAGGCGTTTGGCCGAAACGTAGAACAGTGGGAACTCGTGGAAGTTCATCGAGCCTCCTCAAGGCAGCTTTCAACGAGCGTGCTGAGATTTCTATCGCTGCCTGGTGGGGCGGTAATGACTGGTATGTTGAACCGCTTCGCCAATTTGACCTCGCGTGCTGTTCCTTCGGCGGGCACGTCCCGCGGCGTCAGCACCACGATGACGTCGGCGTTCATGATCGCGGCATCGTTAATCCGCTGAAGCCCTTCGTTCCAGCGGCCCTGGATCGCTCGGTGTTGAAGGATCATGTAGTACTCCGTATGCGTCGCCGTTCCACGCCGTGAATAGCGTGATATACCATCTTGATCCAGGCTCGGAACTGAGCATCGGTCATATTCTGTTTTGCTACGTTACACTGCCCGCACACCACTTGGCAGCTAGGCGGGAATCCTGCGGCAATAAGCATCAGAAACCACTGCCGCGTATCATATCCCCGCGTTTTGCGGCAACCGTCACCGTTAGTATGATCGAACTGCAAATTCGTCGTGCTGTGGCAGTAAACACACTCCCTGCCGTAAGCATCAAACATACGTTCCCGCAACTCCTTGCGGTAACGTTTACCGTTCCTTCGATTTAGGATTTGTGCCTTTTCCTTGTATCGTCCGTAGTGGCACTGGCTACAAATGTAATTCCTGTTCCGTTTGTGGCCTTCAGGAACCTCTCGCTCGTTGCATACTCTGCATAGCATACTTACGCCCTCCAAACATAGTATAGGCTATACAGGGCATAATGTCTAGACCTGTGGCGAATAGACGGCGAATCCGGCCTTCACCAAGGCCACCCGCACTGCGTCCCGCCACTGCACGTATTCCTGATGCCGCAGGCTATCCCACTGACCTTCCTGCCACCAGAACTTGATCGGGCCGGCGAGGACGATGATGGGCGGCTCGCGGTCGGGAGACTCGTCCACCTGAATCGCACCATGACCTTCGATGGCCAGTCTATCGATCACGCGACCGCTGGCCGTCACAGGGAAGTGAACCCACGATCCTCTGTCGACTCCGGACGGAGCACAGGATCCGCCGCAGGTCGGACAAACCGGGCCTTCGGGGTGCTTGTTGGGGCATGTCATGACGCGGTCTCCTCGATGAACTCGACCGTCATCGGCACCCGCAGGTACGGGTGCAGTTCGTGACTGTCGATCTTGCAGTCGGGCTTGCCCTCGATCTCCCACGGCATGATCTGAAAGCTCTTGCCGAAGGGATGATACTTTTTCTGCTCGGGCTTGAAGGTGACGCAGTAGCCCGAAACGTACCAGTCCAGGCCCTCATACGACGGGAAGCAGACACGTTCACGGTTGAACACAGGCCGGTCGCCGAGCAGGTAGATGCGGCGGATGACGTACTTATCGCCCGCCTTGTGTTCACCTCGCTGCACGCCGTCCATGCCCTGCTGCCACTCGCGTTCCTCCTCGTAATAAGCACCCTCCCAGGTTTGGCCCTTGATGGTGACTCGGCACGGGCGAACGTTGCTAGTATTCGGCAGGCTGCGAATCCACTCGCAGACACTTGGGGTTCCGATAGTCATGATTCAGTTCCTTTCTGACCAGCGGTATCATGCGAATCGTATGCCGACTCGACAGCTTCGCAGCACTGGACAACCTTTTCAGCGGGCTGCGTCTGTGCCGCGACGGCCAGCAAGATGTTCGGCAGGGCCTGAGCCAGGGTCGCCCGACTGTTCTGGTACGCGGGTGTGGCAGAGCAGGTAGCCCACAGTTCAGCGGTGATGTCCTGACCCTCGCCCGGTACTGCACCGAGGTTCTCGTTGTAGCACTTGCGGCCCTCCCGCCACCAGCACCGGCCACACTTGGGTCGGGCCTCGCTGCCAAGAAACTTGAGGAATTCTTCGTGGTTCATATCACCATTCTCCGCTTCCAAATCTACCACCGTCGTAACTCCACTGCGAGTGCGGTGTCGTCAGGTGTGGGTTGCCCCGCTTGGGCACGTCGTTGGTCGGTCCGTTGTAATACTCCCGGACGAAACACTTCTCGCATAAAATCTCGCCGATCGCGCGAAACATCGTCTTGTTGTAAATACGGCCCTGCAACGTGATCACTGATCCAGACTCGGGATCGGTGTACATCACGGGCGGGTCTTGGTATCCGACCGCCCCGCAGGCATCGCACTTGTTACACCAGCCCTGCACCGTGGGCAGTTCCTCATGCAGGTACTGATCGGTCAGCTTCGTCTTGATCTTCCGAAGCTCCATCACCTCCGCTAGGGATAACGAGGCGAATTACTTTTCATATTCGTTCATGGCTCATTCTCCCGCGTCGTCCTCGCGTTCCACAAGCGGGCAGCAGCACGCTTCGCAGTGCGGGTTGCCGCAGCAGCCGCACGAATCGCAAAGATTCTCGCCACACTCGCTGCACACCGGCGGGCACTCGTAATCGAGTTCGTCGATATCTTCGTCCATGACTATGCCCTTGGATTCAGGTTTCGGATGGCCGCAAGGAATGCGTCGCGGTTGTGGTAGTTCCGCTGATCGATCACGCCCGCCCGCGTTCGCACGGCCAGGGTGCCCTCTACATATCGCAGTATCATTCCGGTAAGCCCGCCTGGGCCAACACGGTCGAGGCCATGCCGCACGCGTTCGGCGGTCATCTCGTCGTCGCCCTGATCGCGGTACTGCTTCAGGACTTTGACCCGGATGCGGCGAGCGATCTGGCCGGTCGTGTAGATGCGGCCCGCCTTTTTCACCTGCTCGTGAATCTCGCTGACGAAGTCAAACCAGCCGCGGGCGTCGAGGGTCGGTTGCGTCGCTGTGGTCATAATGGTTTGTCCAGTTCTTCACCAGTGATTTCAGGCGTCGTGTTCGTCCAGCCTTTCGGCTCATACTTCCAGACACGACCATTGTAAGAGATCATGTACTTCCGCTTGCCGTTCTGGCGTACCAGCCCGCCCTGCCAGTTGCCGTTCCCAAGGCTAAAGTAGCTGATGTATAGGCGAACGGTCTCGGATGCTTCGCGGAGGGTGGCGACCTCGGCGGTTCGGCCCTTCGCTCGTTCGTGTTTGAGTTCGACGGTTAGCACGGTGCGTCTCCATCATCTTCGGGGCCGTTTTCGGGGCCGTGCAACTCGCGGGGAGGTGGCTCGCTGAATCGCTGCGACATTGCCTCGACAGCGAGGCGGGCTACCGGCGACGTGGGCGGCACAAGGTCTCGCCGCAGGGCCAGCACGGGCTGTTTCCCTGCACGGCGACGTAGCCGATACGGTCGGTCTTGCCCTTGTAGACGCGGTTCACCGCGAACTGGCCGTGTGGCAAGGGAACCAGAACAACGGATACGCCGCTGTCGGTCATTACTGTGGGTCGGTTCTTCATGGTTGGTTACCTTTCGGTTCAGGCTGCTCGGGTGTGCTGGACGAGGCGGTCGAATCGGCCCGAAGCGGGTCGGCTGGCCATGCCTCGGCTCTTGCCCATTGAAGTACTGTGGACACCAATGCCCCGCGACGTCGCGGCGGCGGTGAAGTGGTGGTGAAACTCGCGGCGGCGGGCCGAACCCTCGCGGGCGGCTTGTTCGTCGATCTCGTTCCAGGCGTTTTTTTCTCGTTCAGACATTCTAGCATTCCTTCGCTGCTGGTTTGAGC